ATGCATCCATCAGCATGTGATTAGCCCCGCTCAATGCAGGATGATGTTTGTGTGCTTGTGTCACCAACCACTTCGCCAGTTCAGCATGCACATCGGCTGAAGACATTGGTTCATCTTTACGGTGCATGAAGTTTACGATGTTCTTACCGCGTGCACTAACATGCAGCATACGGCCACCAAAGATCTTCCGTGTGTCAAGACGGTAAGTCCATGGAACCATTACTTGATCATTAACGATAGTGGGATCATCGTAATACTGTTGCCCTGCCAGATCGATCATCTCTTCGGTTGCACCCCGCGAGATTAAATCTTGAAAATTAATTCTCTCTACTGCATCCATCTAGTGCTGTCCTTTTTTACGGGTGGATTATCGAAATAGTAATATAGATTTGAAATTTAATGGAAACGGCATAAAGCCTCCCCGAAGGGAGGCGTTTTATTCCGCTGGACCAGACGGTGGGTAAACAGCGTACTTGCCTTGAGGTGGGTAATGTGGAACCCATACTGGATCAAAACTAGTGCCCGTTGCCTCAGGTGCTTTCGGTCCAGTGTAGTTATCCCACACAGAACTGTCTAGGAGGGCCTTTGCAGACGTTTTGATGTACTCCAGGAGTGAAGCTACGTCTGTGAGCTTAGTATCGCCCCAGCCGCGTTTCTGAACGGTTAGGAATAAACTAGAGCAAGTGATCTGGCCCGAGTATTCCGCTTCTGTTTCAGCTACGTTAACACGCAGTCCTGGCGGTAGAGCGAATCCAGTGCTGGTCAGGAACATCCGACGAATAACTTCATCGGCGTAATTCTGTGGCAAACCCAAAGCAGTAGCTACAGCAGCTTTGGTAGTTTCAATTTTAATCATGATTACCTCGTGAAAATTTCGTGGTATTGATCAAGTTCACGATCCAGCAATGCAACTTCCTGGAGAGTTAGCTTAACCTTAGTGTGGGTGTCACTGTTCCGGTAAGCATAACCTTCCAAAACAATAGCTCGATAGTCCTTAACGATATTACGTTCAACATGATCGAACACAACACCGAGTTTAATCAACCGACGAACCAATCGTGCTACAGCTCGACCAGCTTCCCCTGGGATGTTACCAATGTAATCCCAAATATCGGTGCGGGGTTCCCCTGGGAAAATGCCTGCTCCTGGATAACCGATGAAGTCTAATTGGAATGGAACCACCCCAACGTCTCCAACAATAGGTCTCCAAACTCGATAACCGTTGTCAGTTTCTTCCAACCGGTAATGAGCATTCGGATATTCTTCTTCCAAGGCCTCTAGATGATCGTCTAAGGCACGTCGAACACCTGCGTTGTACCGTAGGGACGATTCATTGTAATCACGCTCAAATGCGTGCTCAGCGCTTTCCTTGGTATATTCCTTACGGACAGACCATTCGTACCGTTCACCATTCGCTTTGTCGAAAATGGTGAAGTAATAAGTCATTGCATCGGAAAGCTGGAATTGCACATCGAAGCGACCAATGTCACAACGGGGCCACTGTGACCGTAACCGACGCAGTGCATCGATTCGGTTCAGCATATTTTGATAGATGTCACATGGATTGCCAAATACACTCAAATCGATTGTCGTATTAGGTGCTGGCTTCTCACAACGCTTGTACATTGCGTCACTCCGTTTCGTTAACTACAGAGGATAAAAGAAAAACGGCATAGACGGGGACCCGAAGGCCCCCGACTTATTACGCCTTGAAGTCCAAGGTGTAGTGAATGCGTTTCGAGGCGTTAGCCATGCTAACGTGCAACGCTGGTTGACGACGATAATCGCCATGGGAGAGGTGCACACTGTAGATGTTCACACTACCGCCCAGTTTCTCCAGGTGACGAATGACTTCTTTCAGAGCAGCCAGGACCAGAGGACGACGAGCTTCTTCAATGTGTTGAACTACCGACTCAGGTTCGATACGGTCAACAACGATGGTTTCGCCATTATCGTAAGGACGCGAGTTGATACCCGTCAATTGATTCCACTTCCCATCTTCCAGTACGGTAAGACCAGTGGAAGAATAACCACGGCTGTTACCATTGGGATCGGTCAGGACTTTGCAGAAACCAGAACCCAGGATATACTTGACTGGGAGTTCCAGTTGGATCTCCTGCTCCAGTTCATCGATAGCACGACCTTCCAGACGAACAGTTACCATGCCGTTGGTCATGACGATGTTGATCGATGGATCTTCTACAGCTTCGATACCGATATCGAAAGACGTAGGGTGGAAACAGTTTGCAGTCAGGACTTCAATGATACCAGCAAACGAGCTAGCCAGCTTACGACCTGGTTCAGTTTGAGATACAGCCAGAGCTGTTACCAGAACACCACGGACACGATCGATGGTCAGCGGAGTGGATTCTTCTTTACCGTAACGATCGAAACCAAAGTCACGGCCAGAGTTACCGCCACCTGGTTGAATTGCTACTTTACCACGCACAATGCCATGCGAGGTAGTGATACGGTTAACCATGCTACCACGGCCATAAGTATCATCAGTTTCATTCCAGCCGGTCAGGGTCAGACCCGTGTCGCCGTCCAGAACCAGAGATTCGTCAATCAGTTTTTTCAGAGCATCAGTGTTATTGCACATCAGAAAACGTTCCTCGTTAAGGGTGTAATGCATTACATACTAGATGGATGGGAGTACTTTATCCCTGTTGATCTTCCGTAGTCAGCTTTGTTTCTCGCAGCGCGGGTACGCCTCGTTGCAGCAGTGCCAGCATTTTACCAGATACATTCACCCGGTCTTCATCTGCTTCTTTCATTACAAGTGAAGGGCGTGTGTACTCGTTAAGCAGATTGAGATCCATTGGACGAAGCAATTGTGCTTCTTTAGCTAATCGCTCCATAGCTAGTCCCAGCCCAAGACCACCCATGCGACCACCACCCAACACAATCACACGACCTTGATCCTCAAGCCGCTTGGTAAAATTTTCAATCAGCTCAGGTGGCTGATCACCAACCAGGATGACGTCACGTTGTTTCATAGCCGGTGTATCCAATTGTTTCAATGCAGACTCGCACGCTTCGATCCATTCTTCAGCTGAAGGGTTATTCATTTTGTTCTCCCGATTAGACACAGTTGTGATATAGATCTGAGATTAGATGCAGTCCAATGGTTTGTATAAGGAGACTACCATGCACGAAACTACCACTATCGTCGATCTGCTAGAAAAGCATTTTGCTGACGTTAAACTCGATCGCGCTTTTTGTATGCGGGTCATTAACTTCGTTACCCGATTCATGAACAAGAACGCAGACCACTCGGCTTTTTTCGGTGGGGCTCTGTTAGGGGTTAACCCAATCCGTTGGCATCCTACTGACCGCGAACAGTGGTACGATGAAGTCCTCGGTGTAAACGATGACTTACTCCAGTATGATTTCCTAAAGCTAGATGTGATTGATCCATCACACAACGTTAACTCGGATTCATTCAACCACATCCCTGCTTTCCTTTGCCGTAAGCTGATGATGAATACACAGCTCCCAGGTAACTTGCGGGACGAAACAATGATTGCATTGTTTACATTACTGCACATCAAATACCTGACTTCTTTGCTGAGTCGTCGTTTCCAATACCCAGCTAAGCGTGAAGTAGCGGAAGCAACGTTCATGTCGTTGAACTACAAGTGGGACATTCGTCGACTGGGTTCATGGCACGCATTGATTCGAGATCGGTGTTTGTCTATCATCGGACCTGACACGAACTACACCGACCACATCTTCGGTTCCAACAACTCCCTAACGGATTATTGGTCTACCCGTATTGTAACTGACACCCAGTCACGTATTCGAGAAGTGATCAACAAGATCTACGCTGTGTATATCCAAGTACTCAAAGAAGGTGGGCGAGTCATCACTACTTCCGAGATGGGATTATCCACAGATGGCGATGCATTCCTCAAAGACAAGACTTCTGGGTTTGCTACTTACCTGCGATACGGCAAAGAAGTTGTAACCAACGAAGCTAACTTCATTCGTCCTGAACTGTTAGGTATTGTTGAAAGAGCTATGGTTGACTCCATGCCATCACAACCTTTCGAAGATACCCTGAAATACATTTGCCGAAACGTAGCCCAAGCTCGTATGGGTCACATCGATAAGATGTTTGAAGAATGTTTGCTGTACGTGTTTGATCAGATGCAATCTGAGCGTACACAGATCCAACGTGCGAATGACTTAGAGGGATTGATCCTGAAGGTTCGTTCTAAGTTAATGGCTTCTCGTTCCAGTGACCCACGTGTGTTGTATCTGCGTGAAGTCGGTGAGAAGATTGTGGCCGATGCTACAGGTGTTCGTAACAAAGCTGTACTAGCTGCAACCCGTACGGGTATCATGTTGTACATCACTTTGCGTGTACTGACCAAGAACCACTACGCTCGATAAAAAAAAAATACAGCATAAGGCTCTCCCGAAGGAGAGCCGTTATGTCGTTACAGGTCGCGCATTACCGGAGCACCGAGGTCAGCAGCAACATCGGTCATCAGGCTCATCACGTAAGGTTTGTACTCGTTGAGTTGCTCAAGGGTGAGGTTGAGCTTCATCAAGGTAGGGTCATCAAACACCACGCTCCAACCAGCGCCATCAAGGATCTTGTCATGCTCGGCTTTGGTTACAGCATCCCAGCACCCGCTAGCGTCACACTGCACCAGAGTAGCAGTCATGAAGAGTTCTTTCAAGACATCAGGGTTGATGTCAGGATGTTTTACTTCAGCTTGTGCAACAGTGGCGAAAGCCAATACAGCTGTCAGTGCAATGCTAGCGAGTTTCATTGGTTAGTTTCCTTGCTGTAGTTGTTGGATGAGTTTGACGAATTCGGCGAAGGATTTACGGTAGCCCGATGATTGTGCTTCTTTGTAAGCTACCAGGAAAGGTTGGGCAGTTTCAATATCGAGTCCCAGACCTTTCAGATGTTCCATTTCGAAGAAGAAGTTCACTTGACACTGTACATGTTCACGGTAAAGAGTCAGGGCACTCTGCATGTCCGATTCCAGGCTTGCCAACATCACTGGATTCATACGGACACGGTCCATTACACAAGCATCCATAGTTGCCATCGGATTGCCTTTGCGATGAGTGATCTCACCGATGAACTGGCCATTGAATACATAACCCAGTGTGATGCCTTCTCGACGGTAGGTTACTTTGGAACCACTAGCGATAACAACTTCCGCATTGAACTCAAAGCGACTACTATCGAAACGTTGTGCCTGGGTCAGCATGTTAGCACCATAACGAATTGCTTCTTCAGCAAACCCGTAGTGGCGTTCCAGAATCTTACCGAAGAACCGTGGTGTTTCCTGATAACCCGAACGGATGTCCAGGATATACGGACGGAACTTGTCGATAATAAACTTGACGTTGGCATTCACGTCGGTGCCAGTCACGTAACCCATACCGAAGTGCATACGGCGCTGGGATACATGGAAGATCATCATGTTGTTTTCATCGTACATGACGTAACCATCACCGCGGTGACCGATTTTGTATTTCGGGCCGATGCGCATCATGTCTGCAGAAAGCTTGCAAGCCGAAGCCAACAAGCCATAGAAGTCTGTGACCTTCCGACGGGTAGACGGAGTCGTCATTGTGTCGAATACGTATTGGGATTGGCCCGACACGTCTTGGTACAGGTTATCGAAAAGCGAACTGATCGCATAACCGATTGGATTATCTTGAGCAACTTCTTTAGGGAAGATCTCGGTGAATGCTACCCAGTCCAGATCGATCATTTTGGTAGTTGGGTGGAAACTGAAGATCACTTTATCAGCACGAACCAGATCCATGCGATAGTTGTCTTCTTCGACAAACCGTACACGAAGTCCTTCAACGGTAGTCAGGTGTTCAGCGTTTGCATAAGCGCGGATCTTGTATAACTGCCAGATCTGCATGCGCAGGATGTACAGTTCATCTCGAGAGATTGCTGGGGTTACCATTACAGATTGCTTGATTCTCATGAAACTTCCATTTGGTTGGTTGATCACAGTAGTAATATAGATTTGTAATTTGTTGCATTACACGGCATAAAGCCCAACCCGAAGGCTGGGCCTATACCATGCTACGCCTTGGGAGTGGTAGCTGTACTGCTTTGACCTTTAGCTTCACGGCGCATCTCAGCGGCAGCCGCTAGATCATCCGCAAAGCCGTATCCAGCATTTGCCTCGTCAACACCGATAAACGATGCAAACGTTTTCTTTTCAGCTTGTGCCTTTTGACCCGTAGGGGTCGTTGGTACTGCGGAGCTAGTAGCCATCGCGATGTTCCTTAAGCAATGCCGATACGGTTGTTAGCACCTTCAGCAAGCTGATCGGTGATACCGTTACGTTGGCCGAGAACGTCGGCAGAAATCTTCTCTTGCCACATTTGCATGTCGTTCGGGTTCAGACCACTGAGATCCATCGACTGCAGAATCTCACGAGCGTACATCTTAACGCCAGCGGAGGTATCGGTCAGTGCGGTGAATTCGATAGTCAGTTCCAGGTTCTGACCGATCTGCGAAACGTCTTTACGGTTCGACCAATCACCAGTAGTGGTTGGCTGCATGTTAGTGCACAGATAAGCAGACACAACGTCCTGCATGGTTGGATCTGGTTCAATGAACAGTACAGTGCAACCAGCGAAGGTTTGGTTGTAATGTTCAGGACGAACCATACCGTCAGAAACGATCAGCGGTACTTTGGTGTTCGGATCACCCAGGCCATACAGAATCCACCATTCCAGGAAGTGCTGGATGGTACGACCTTGTAGTTCCCACGCGCCCAGTGAAGGACGAGAGGTAGCACGAGTAACGTTCGAAACAGCCGAGATGACTTCACCAGCACCACCTACTGGCGCGTCAGCGAACTCAGCAGTAACAGTACGGTTAAGACCATCGATAGTCCGACAGTGTTTCTCGATCAATGCTTTCAGAGAAGCGATCAATTGGTTTTGGTTAGCCGCATACCGGAAGAAGCGAGGAGCTTCTAACAGAATAGCGATCAGGTTACGAGACACGTACGGAGTGTTCGCAGCCAGGTTAGCCAGGTCTGGAGCCAAGACGAAAGTACCGGCCTGAGCCAGGTTCATCATGTTCTCAGAAGCGTTGGCACCGTAGCCCGAGCGCGGAGCGTACGGATTGGGATAGCGCTTTGCCATTTTGTGGACCTCTTGCTAATTGGGGTCAACCCGAGGCTTACGCCTCGGTGTTGGCTTCCCGACGGATAGTAGTCAGGTTGAAGTTCAGAGTGGTGTGCGGGTTGTTAGCCGCAACAGTCACTTCACAGCTCCAGCTGGTACCGTTGTTTTCGTCAATGGCAGAGATGTACGAACGTGGGATGACATCAACGCGATCGCCGTAGCGCTCACGGGTCAGTTCCAGGATTCGTTCATCGGTACGCTCGATCAGCTGTTCTTTCGACAGGTAAGCGTTACCAGAGAAGTCCGCATGAACTTTGTGGATCAGACGGATTAGGTCGCAGCAGATGTTGACTGTGATCGGCGACAGCAATACCGAAGTATCGTCTTTGTAAACCGAACGCAGGCATGGGTAGTACTGGGAACGTTGGTCGTACGATTGCGACCAGGTTGCACCGTTTGCCCACAGCTGGCTACGAGTACGCTCACTGAAGAACTTCACGTTCTGATCTTTGACCAGAGTTACGCGGTTATTCGGAGAGACGTCCATCTCAAAGCCTTCACGCAGAATACCAGTACCTTGACCAGCATAGCGTGCCCACTTGACACCGATGTCCAGCAACTGCGGAACGTACTTCGGCAGGCCATTACCCCCACCGATCAGTTTACCCGTTTGCAGGGCAATCATCGCACGGCAGACACCAGTACCATAGAGCGTAGACTCTGGGTAGGCTTGCAGACGAGTGATCAGGGCTTGGCAACGCGAAGCTTCTTCCGAAGCAGACAACAGACGAGTCTCCCCTTCCACGAAGGTAGTGAAGAAGTACTGTACGTCTTTACGAGCAGCCAGAACTTGGATTGCACGGAACTTCGATTCCATCGGCAGACCGGTATCGTACAGAACACCGAACTGGTAGTGCGCGATGTTTTCGTACTGGTCATTACCCAGCTTACCGAAGTTGGTGTTCTCGATGTCTACAAGCTTATTGTATTCATCCAGATCGGTAGTACCATCGCTACCGCCAGCGGCGTAGATCGTAGCGTTCTTACCGAGGGTTACACCGCCACCCATTGCACCTTCCAACTGAATGGACTGGTACGGGTCACCGTCTTCGCCGAGCATAGTCAGGAAGTCGATCTGCGACGAACTGGTAACAGTACCAGCGATAGCAGGGTTCACAACTTCTTCAGCTGCTTGGATCAGATCCTGAACCAGCTTGATATTGTCGCGGTAAACATAGATCTGCGAGAACGGAGAATACAGAACCGACAGGCCAGATTCGAAACCGTCATCGGAATACTTATCGATCAGTACTTCGTCGATAGTGTAATCCATGTTCATGCTATCGGAATAAACGCCTTCATCGAAAGACACGTTAACGAAGTCTTCATCAGCAGCAGTTTTCACGATAACTGGAGTGTTGCCCACAACTGGCAGTTCCACGAATTGTACGCGGTACATACGAGTTTTGAAACGCTCTGCGGTGTCTTCATCGAAGCCATCTGGATCTTCAGTATGAGTACACCAGATTCGCATACCCAGGTTGTTACCTTGAGTACCGAAGAAAGCAGCAGGCAGTTCGAACAGCGGGTAAACAGTAGACTGCGAGTTGTCGATGGTCGAAACCATTTCACCTGGCAGGATACGCTGAGTACCAACTTCCGAAGAGTTGTCACGAATCAAAATGACACGTGCACGGTAACCTTCGATTTGCGCGTCCGCAGTAGCGACTGGGTTAGCCGACAGATCATTAACTGCGTCTGGGTAGTTGAAGCCGCCCAGTTGGTTAATGGTTTGATCGACATAATCGTGCACCATCTCTAGTGCGACGATAATACGTGCTGGGTTACCTGCGTCTTCTGGTTGCAGACGCTTCACATAGAAGCCGTTACCTTCGCTGAGGAACTGTAGAGCCAGAAGGGATTGCTGGTTAAAATACTTGCTGCGTGGAGCCAGGGTATTTTCACCGAAGATTGTAGCAATACCACCTTCGTCGTTACCGACATAAGTAGTATCAGTTGGGCCGGTCTCACAGAAGAGACGCAGCAAAGGAGTGTGCTGAGCAAACGTCACAGGCGGACGTTGGAAAGCCCGACGACTCAAGTCCCGGATACCATTAAAAGTAACCTTAGGGACAGCGTTGGTGTATGACATCTTTATTTCTCCCAAGTATGGAGCATTTTGAACTCGATGTTATGAGTGTAAACTAACGGTCAATCATAGATATTAATTAAGATTGACCTACGAAGTTATTTTTTACCCCCTAAAAGGAGATACGGAATGGTCATCATGCCATACGAAACGACCCTCGGTCGTCTGAATAAACCTGACGAATATGTACGTGCAGTACGCAAAGCTGAGATCAGTTTATCCTTGCCACCAATGGCAACAGTTAATAATGAACAACTCAGCGATACCGGTTACGTGACCCCTCGTGAAGAACACGATGACATTCCGAACTTTGCTCACATCATCAATGTCGGTGACGAACGTAACCCAATGTTGGTAGTTGACGGTCGCCAGTATATGCGTTACGATGAACGCACTGGTGTAACACGACTGATTGCCGCAAACGATTGGCAACTGCAATGCGTACGAGTAGCCCTGACCCACAAACTGATGGAACAAGGTCCTCACGCATTTTCACGCCTGACTGATTTCCCAGCCAAAGTTTTCATGGACTGGGTAACCGGTACTCTCGTGCAACGTTACACCCTGCGCCCTGAATCTGAAATGGCACTGCGTGTGATTTCGGCTCTCTACTACCAAGCCATGTTGTCGCCAGAACTCCGTGAACCTGGTCACGATCGTGTTCGTTTTGCAACGATCCTTAATCGCATTACCATGGTACCGATTGACTTCATTCTGAATCTGGTAGATCCAGATATGCCTAACACCGTAGGTTCTCTGAACAACGCGGATGACTTGGCACGTGAACTCAGTACGAAGTCTCGTACACTCAGCATGGGTCAACTGAAATTCGCTGACTTGCATGTGCTGTTGAAAGCTTCGTGGTATGGTACTAACGCATCGGATAACGTGGGTATGGCACTAGAACACCTACCTACTTGGATTGCCATTCTTTACACGGCAGTCTCCGATCGCTCATACCGTAAATCTAAAATCACTGAGCGGGCTGAAAGAATCGGTCGCGCTAACGATATCCGTAATTTCATTGACCTGGTTGGTCGGGCAGTTACAGAAGAATTCGTCTAATAGGGGACAACAATGAACGACTATCTGTTGCGCTACGCGATTGATAACGTTTGGTGTAACCTTGGACAAGATCGGCAGTTTCAATACCAACTGCGTCAGTTAACACCACGTTACGGTACTCGCCGTTTCTACGTGGTTGACGCACAGAAGTACGTGCTGCCTTACGAGTCTGAACGGGATTGGTTCCACGTGTATCAAATCGGTCAGGTGGTTCCATCACACCTGGCTCTCCCAAAGGTTTACAACCAATGGATGTCATTGGAGAAACTCGCCATTCATCACAAGATGCTTGGTGAAGTCTACGTTGACAGTGGTATTCAGTTCTCTCGGGCTCAAACCTGGGTATTGCTGACCTCCAGCCAAAACTTACTGGTTGCTGTAAAGATCCTTCCTTTATTTCCGGATCTGGATGAACAACAGCCATACCTTCACTTCTATCAAAATGCTTTCTTCCAAAGCAAACGTTCAGATCAGTCGACCAAGAACTACATCGAAGCTTATTCGATCCGTCCTAATACGACAGCTGAATTGCGACAATTCCAAATCCGAATGCAGGACCTGTTAGCCGAGAAAGGAGGTTTCCCTCTGTGCTGGGTGAATGGTCGTTTGGTACAGGAAATCTCGTTGGTCACAGCAGGTGTAGGTGACTATTGTGAGTGGGTATTGGATAGCTCGATCTATCGGGTTGCTGAATACCGGTTGCAAGGTACCCCAACCTTTACTTCGACATTGGACAGTGCTAACAAATACATTATCCACTTGCCGAAAGATAAGTCGACTTCAACGATTGAGTTCCACGACGATATCGCAGTGTTCCTGTGTAAGAACAACAATGCGTTGTCTCGTTACTCGGGTGTGCATTACCACCACAACGATGGTAAGTGGATGCGTCAACTCACGCACCGTGATTGGTCTATTCCGGTAGGACGTGTGCAGTCGATGATTGCTAGCCACCCAGAAGATCCACGTACTGGTACTGATCCGAGATGGCCTTCTGATAAGTGGGCTACGTCTGATCCGATGTACATTCGCATGTATCACCGTCGTTCAGGTTACGAGCGTCCTATCGTTGCTGATTCGTCCCGTATCCAAGAACTCTACCGTCTGACTGATGCGAATATCATCCGTGCCATGACGGGTGCAGACTCTATGCCTTTGTGGCATGCTGCTAACCTAGAGAAAGCTGCGTACGTACGATTCATGTCTGCTGATCCTAATGTGATCTATCCGGTTGCATTCCAAGATCCTACTAAGTCGACTCAGTTCAAACGTGAAGCATTGAACTTTGCAGGTGACGTGTTTGGTTATCATGAAGCTGCACACTTGATGGCAAACAACCCAGCTAAAGTCTACATGTCTCAAACTGAACGTGTAGCAGATCTGGCTTACGTGTATTGGGAAAACGCTACGGTATTCGAATACGATAACCAAGGCATTCTGCTAGAGTGGCATCACCATACCGGTGGTTCTCGCTACTATGTTCAGAACCCTAACACGGCATGGGTGGAATGTATCACGGGCGTTGGTAGCACAGACCTGCAAGGCGTGTATGGCACTGATCCAGTAGAACTACCTGATGGTTACGAGTTCCGTGTATACGTGAATCGGACATGGAGTGGTGCACCTACTGGGGAATGGCAAGACATTACCGATCTGGAGAACCGGCATGAATGGGGCTTCCTGGATGAAACAGGTGATGTACCAGTATGGCGTTGGGTTACGGGTGGCAATGCTTACCAAGGTTTGATTCGTCGTTCTGATCGGTTCTTCTTGGATGCTCGTCGTTTCAACAAGTCTTCGGGCATTATCAACTTCAGCTTCCGTCACACTTCGATGTCGTCGGGTCAACAGACTGAAGAACTGATGGATATCCCACTGGGTCAGCTCGATGTATTCTTGGCGGATGAGAATGGACTGAATGGTCGTTCCCTAATTCAAGGCATCGACTACATTGTTATCGAGGGACCTACGTTCCAAGAAACTGTAGTGGTACTGAACAACCTGGAATATCTGAACGAGATCAACACGGTGATTATCCGTGCACATGGCTTCTGTTCGCCAGAGTTGAAGATGTATCCGCCAGCAGAAGTAGGCTTTGTTGAGTACGGTGTATTGTCGGGTAACGGCGTCTACGATGTCCACACCCACAAGATGCAACGTATCGTTGTTGATGGTCACTACCGTGCATTCGAAGACGTTAAGTTCGATGAGGACTACGCCGATCGGGTAATCGCCGATGAACGTAATGGTTCGCCTTACCAGATCCAAACTCCACAAGTTACTTTCCGTGATGTTTACGACGAAGATAATGCTGCTCGTGAGTTGGATGACGTTCGGGATAAACAAGTTAGTGATTACATGACTGAGTATTTCCCAGCTCGTGCACGCCCTAACTCAGACAAGATCGAACGACACTACTATGTCTACAGTGCATACGCAAACAAGATCCTAAACGATCTGATTGCAGGTACGTTGAAGCCACCGATTGTTAATGGTTTCTACACGGATATGGATGTGGCTAAAGCAGTAGCTAAGTACGATTGGCTGAAACCTTTCGACATGGCTAACCAAGACTACAACAAGAACCACATCATCATCTACCCGCACTGGCATTCAACCGCCCAGGGTCTGGACATCCAACAGTATGACTTCTTTGTGAGAGCTCTCAAGTTGGGACTCCGTGAGGTTCCCGATCTTTCACATTCAATCTACATCACGAGGACCTAGGAATGGCAACAACATTCACTCCTTTTACTCGATCAGCCTTCCTGGACCCCGAACGTGGGTTCTGGACTTGGCTTCGATCGGAGATCGTTAGTTTCCCAGGCGAAACTAACAAGTTCATTCCAAACGTGAACGATGCTGTCCGCGACTGGGACCAAGGGTTGTTCCGCGTTATCGAAGTCGATCAGACTACAGGCATGTCGGTACTGGAGAAATGGGTAGAACCAGAATCTCCAGATCCGGATGGTCCTGAGAACGTACTGATCGCAACTGGCCCAGGTTACACTTCGGAATCCTTCCGTATCTTCCTGGATCAAACCGTTACGCCACACACGTTCTCTCCTGACCTCCGTTGCCATTTCTATGGTACTGAAGTCCAAGGCTACAAGATCTTCCAGGGTAGTGATATCTCGGAAACTTACGGCAAAGTGATTTCGGAATACTACGATGCTTCGGGTAACTATCTGGGTCCAATGATTCCAGTTGAAGTTGCTCTGTTGCCAGGCATGCTACCAGGTACTCAATACCAAAGCGGTGTGACTGTACCAATGGCGGGTTATACTTCGGTTAGCCTACCGGACGGTGAACGGGTTACTCTCGTAGCCTACTCCGCTAACGGTAAACAGCTTTCTATTGCTCAACTCGTAGTAGTGAACTCTCAAGCTATTCGCCAACCGGATACGTCGAAGCGTTACGTTAAAGGTATCTCGATTGATTCTTCGTGGATTAGTTCTGCTGATCCTAAAGTCATTGAGTTCCCACTGAACGTTGCTGTCGAATCGTTGCCGATGGTTGCTCGGGTTCATTACCGTGATGGTAAGAAAGAAGCCAAGGCTGTCAATGGCGGTCAAATGGAACTGTTGGGTCTCCGTAACTACGTGGCTACTGAAGTGGGCCAAGAGTTCGGTATGACACTGACCTATCAACTGGCTCAGGATGAGATCTCTTATGGTCTCAACCCAACTACCGATCGTAAGATCACCATGTCTTACATTGCTCGGACTACTCCAGCAGAAGGCGCTTACGAGTGTCGTATGTTTGTTTATCCGGTGTGGGTAAACGCGGCTGTTGGTTACCGGTTGGAGTTCTGGTTGTATAACCAAGATCGGGAACGGTTCTGGAACATCACGCCACAGGTTGAACTGGGTATGACTTCCAAGCCGTTTGATCCGAAAGGTTACGGCTTCATTCAAGACCTGACCTACGCGGTTAACTTGAACGAAGTGGATGGTGTCTTTAAACCAGTTCGTTTCGTTAGCTCTTTCCAGCTCGCTCTCTTGACAGCTGGTGGGAACACTGACGCGAATTGGGAAATCAAGTTCCGTCCTGACCAAGAAGTAGCTTATGGTCGAGACCTGAAAGCAAACGTGGAATATATCGAAACCAACCAGTGGAACCTACGACTGGCTAACGGTATGCAGACTAAGGAAACTTGGCTGCAGAAGATGTACTACAATGCTGAACCTCTGATTAACCCAGAGTCGGAAGTAGTTGCTCCTGAACCTACGCACTTCCGTGTACAGTTCTTGCACAACACTTACGAGTACGCGATCTCTCAATGGAACGAAGTATTGAAGGTAAACAACGACCTCACTAACAACGGTGAACTCGTTTACATTCAGTGGATTCGTCGAACTGTAGGCACCGACCTACAGCTTGCAATCACCGCATTGCCCCTGAAACAGCTCGTGTAACAACATAAGCGGCTACCCCTTTGGGTAGCCTTTATGCCGTAATTCTATGACTCATATACGTTTCCTGGCAGGGGCGGGGTCGAAATCTTTTATACCGTCACCGCCATACATACCTACAAGGACATTTCTAATGAACGTAATTCTCTATATTGATGACTGGAAAAAATTCCCATCGGCAATCGCTGACACCAAAACCAAGAACGAATCTTTCCTGAAACTCGTAGCGCTTTACAAGAAGATGGGGATTAAGAACTCGGACTTCTGCCTGGCATTGTTCCAGCCAGAACTGCAGGGCGTAGACCCTTACGACGAAACTCTAGATGATGCTACAAAGATGAAGATCATGCTAGAGGCGAAGTATAACCCCTGGTATTACTTCCGTGAGATTGCGCGAATCCCACCTACCTCTGGTAACAACCCGATTCCATTCCGGGCTAACCGTGGTAACATTGCACTGTTCTGGTCTTTCTTCAACCACGTTGACTTCGGTTTGCTGCAACCACGTCAGACTGGTAAGTCGGTATCGACTGACGTACTGATGACTGGCATGATGTACATCTGGGGTGAGAACACTGTAATCAACCTGATTACTAAAGATACAAAACTGAAGAACGCTAACGTTGAGCGTCTGAAGATCATGATGGACTTGCTGCCTAAGTACATCCATGAGAAAGACTTCTCTGACGTTGACAACCAAGACATGATGACTTGTATCCGTCTTGGTAACAAGTACAAGACTTCGGTAGGTCGTAACGATAAGATCGCTGCGGATAAACTCGGTCGAGGTTTGACTGTACCTATCATGCACTTCGACGAACTTGCGTACATCAACTTAATCGAATACTCTCTACCAGTTGCACTGGCTTCTGGTTCTGCAGCTCGTGAAGAAGCTGCTGCTCAAGGTCAGCCATACGGCAACATCTTTACTACAACGGCTGGTAACATTACTACCCGTGATGGTGAATTCGCACATGGTTTCTTGACTGGTGGTGCGCCATGGACTGAAACTTGGTTTGACATTGCTGACCAGAAGACTCTGCACAAAGTCGTAGAGAAAACTTCCAGTGGTCAGAAGCCGATCATCTACGGTGCATTCAACCACCGTCAGCTTGGCCGTACTGACGAATGGCTGTTCAAGACATTGCGTGACTCTGCTCAGTATGGCGAGATCGCTGACCGAGATTACTTCAACATCTGGACCGTTGGTGGTGAGGGTTCTCCGATTACCCAAGAACAGAAGAAACGGATTAAGGACTCTGAACGAGAACCAGTGTGGACAGAGATCACACCTGAAGGCTACACCGTACGTTGGTTCGTGTCGAAAGAGCATGTTGAATCACGGATGGCTAATAGTCGTTACGTAATGGGTCTTGACCCTTCGGAACTCTTAGGCGAGAAGTCTGACTCCACGGGTATGGTTATCATCGATATCGAAACACACGACATCGTTGCTACTGGTCGATACAATGAAACGAACGTTCCTCAACTGTCGGCATTCATTGCAGCGATTCTGATCCGTTATCCAAACATCACATTCGTTCCAGAACGTAAGTCGATGGGTATGGCGATTATTGACTACGTTGTGATTGCATTGCACAGGGCTGGTATCGATCCATTCAAACGTATCTTCAACCGTATCGTTGACGATGCTACCATTATGGAATCTGAGTTCCGTGATATCCAAACTCCGATGTCTGCTCGATCCCCTACGTTCTATGATCGATTCAAACGTCACTTCGGCTTTAACACCGCGGGCAGTGGTCGGTATTCGCGCGATGCACTTTACGTGGTTTCGCTTCCTAGTTCGATGGACTACGGTTCTCGTCGTATGCATTGTAACTTGCTAATTACCGAAATCTTGGCATTGACTATCCGCAATGGTCGTATTGACCACAACCGCGGTAACCACGATGACTTGGTAATTTCCATGTTGCTGGCACACTGGCTGTGTATCCAAGGTCAGAACCTTTCTTACTACGGTATTAACTCTAACAACATCTTCTCTAAAGCACAGATCTCGGATCGTGAACTTACGAAGATTGAAGTGTATCGTGAAGAAGTAGGTTCTCGGGCTAAGCAGGAATTCGATGCATTGATCGAAGAGATGAAAGGGGAGAAGAACCCGATGATCTCTGCTAAGATCGAATTGAAACTCCGTGCATTGTCTCGGCACATCAACTTGGAAGAAGCATCGGGTGCTGGTATCGATGCAATGATTCGCCAAGTGAAAGAAGAGCGTACTCGTAAGGTTCGTTCTAATCGGTATACTCCGACCGTGATGATGTAACGAAACAAAAAAAAATAAAGCGAATGGCTCTCCCGAAGGAGAGCCAATTTGCCGTTACTTCACCAGGAACTGGAGAGTCATGTCTTTCTCAGCAGTCTGCAGTGCAAGCGACAGGCTATTCGGATTGATCAACAGTTCCATATCGCGCGCGGTCAAACCAACGGTGCGATGGAGTTTGATGATAGGCGCATCACTACCACAGAAGTCTGCGTTACCGATCCATACCCGGCCATCGTCGTCCATGAAGTGAACCATCCCGTTAGGGCTTTGTTTAAAGTACTTGCTAACGCGGCGCATTTCCAGGTTCTGCTTCACGATCCCGCTCAGGGCATCTGAAGCTTCCTTGGCGAAATTGATCGGGCGAGTATTCCATTCGTTGTCGATCTTCAGTTGAATAGCGACGAGCGTTTCTTTGTCGCGTTCTACTTTAGCTGGAGAACGCTCTGGATGTTCCGACAACATCAGGTACTGTGAACGAAGGCTCGGGAGATCCAGTACTTCCAATCCATCCAGTTCCATCGGCAGACCGCCATCGGGTTTGGCCAGATGGATCGATACCAGCGGCGTGAAGCACATGACTTCACCACACAGCGTCTTCTGGATTGGGTGGGTTGGGTAGTGACGCAGCAGGTATTCCCACATGTGTGGCATCACATCGATATCCACGTCTTCGGTGACTTCGCGCAGGCCATGCATCACAGCAGCAGAACCGGCAGTGATGACGAAGTTGTCTGGGGTAACGTTCAGCAGTACGCTCAGGGCATTGACTTGAGCGATGATCAGTTCTTTGGTCAGCATGGAAAATCCTTAAATGTTGTAGGCTTTGCAGCGGAGAGAGATTTGGAACAGTGATTTGCTATCGTCGTTGAACATTTCGATATGGAGGACTTCGTCACCCCAGTACCAAATATGCCATTTGTTTCCATCGATGTCAAGCTTGTCATTAAACTCGACATCGTTTTCCAGCTTCTCGCGATAACGTTCGCAGAGCTGTTGAACGGTTGGCATGTACTCAACCAACCGAGTGATACCAGTGGTTGCATCGATACGATACATAAAAACTTCCTAGCGTGTAAAAAGGAAGGAGCCCGAAGGCTCCCCCAAAGGAGTTAACGTGCAGCTTGTGCAGCGCGAATCGTGCGACCGATATGGTAGAAGTCAGAAGCCAGTGCTTCCAGTTCTTCGCCCATATGCGGATGGTATTCTTTGTTCACCCAGACCAAGCAATCAATCAAGCATTCGAAATCATCGAACTCGATGTCATGGGTGATGGTACCTTTCGATTGATCGAAGGTCACCAGTGTTACGTTGTCTTTGGTAATCGTCAGGACATCGTCATCCACTTCGAAAGTGAAGGCGGTGCCGTACGGAGAATATTCGGTCAGGAAACGTTCGTCAGAGGCGATGAACAGTTTCATCAACAAGTGCAGCTTCTTCATTTGCTTTTTCATCGGTGCAGCTCCTTGGTTTGTGCAGCTATCTTAATTTACTTCAGGTTCAACGTCAACATCTTTTTTCGGATGTTTTACATCAATGCAGCGGAGAATCGCGAAGCTCTTATCGAGCTGACCAGCCAGACGTTTAGCTTCATCTTTAGCCAGTCGTTTGGTTTGATGCATCCATGGACGAGGTGATGGATGAATCGTTCCCGTTGGGCTGACTTGCGCGACAATGAACTTGCCAACAGGTCGACCACAATCATCAGCTTCAATACCCCAACTCGAATTATGGTAAAGGACATAGCCTCGCCACATACCCTGGGTTTTGGATGAAGCATAACCGTCATCACTAACCCTTCGATTTAGGTTCGCATTAGGATGACGCTTCTTCAAGTCTTGTTCAAATTGTTCACGCAGCTCTACTAACGACATCTCTTTGCTCCTATTGATTCACGAAAGTAATATAGGCTTTTAAAATGTTTAAATGTCACGGTATAAAGCCTCCCACTAGGGGAGGCTCTTTTATCGTCTTACCCAACGCTTGATAACACAGTCGTCGTAATCTTCCTGTGTCAGCAATCGCCAACGCACAGGACTGATAGTAGGACGGAACCAAGTATCGGCATTGTGTACTGGTGTCAAGATAGTCGTGATGTGCATTTCATCACACGACCCGTAGTAGTCATGGAACAACGAACTACCACCAATAATGAACAGCTTAGTCAGTCCGATCTTACGAGCAGCTGCTTTAGCTTCATCAAAGCTCGACACTACCACACAACGTTCATCATCAATTGGGATAGATGACAACACAATGCATACGCGACCCGGTAGTTTGTTAGGTGGCAATGATTCCCAGGTCTTACGACCCATCACACACCCATGGGTTTCCCCTACAGTTGTCTTCTTGAAATAACGCATGTCATTGAAGCATTTCCAAGGGAGTCGATTCTCGTAACCGATTTCCCCTTTTGTACCAGTTGCAGCAATCAGGATTAGTTTCATTACATGATTCCAGACATGCTACCGCAGCCAGATGCTACGTAGTCGTTAAAGCTACCCAGTGGATTACTAGGTAGAGGATCCATATTCAGATGTCCGCCCATCTGTGTGTTGATCTTGCCATCGCCTTTAGGTTGTTGGCTATCGAGCAATGCTTTCGGAATAGGTAATGGTTCATAACCAGCAGGACGCAGTTTCTTAATTGCATCACTGATGGCTTCTTGGACTTCACCATTATCGATACCGAGTTTGTCCAATTCCTGAGGTTCATATTTCTTAACGGATTGTTTACCGTTCTCGAACTCGTAGATGAAGGAACCACCGAAGCTACCACGAATAGGAGCAAAGCTCTCGTGTTGTGCTGCGATACAGTTCACCAAAGCCAGCGAACCATACAGACCTACGTTCTCGATGGTGGTTTGGAATGTCTCTACTGGAACGTTAGCACCTTCGATATACTCCGGATGTCCTTTAACTGTCATCGGGTGTTTGGTGATACCCGATACGAAAATGGAATCGTCCTCAGCATCGTAGATGATCTGGTATTGTACAGCCAGATACTTCAGTTTGATCTTGTCTTGGAACTGATACGAGAACAACATGAACTCGAGTGGATTGTGATTCGTCAGGAATGGATGATCCCCCGACAGTACACCCAGCAGTAGTTTCGTTTGGTCATACGACAACTCATGCAGTTGGCCTGATGCCCCTTCGATTCGAACAGTATTGGAAATATACTCTTCGTTGTCTTCAGTCATACGCATGCGATTAGCGATATCGTTGAACATTTCATGTACTGGGTTGGTCATAAGCTTTTCTCTGTTAGTGGCATTGGAAGTGTGGCTAGATCTACGTATCGCTCATGCAGGTCTTTAGCTAATACGATAGAGTAATTGAGGATTCTTTTCTTGTGATCTCGATGGAACCTTACCCAGTCTCCTGGACAGATCACTCGGTTTGGTACGATGGACGGGTCAGGCACGATCATCTTGAGTAAGATACCATGCTTACCAATTGCTACACCACAATTGGGGCAGTGTTGTGCTCCAGTGAAGTTATCATAAGAAGGATGTCTTCCTACGATAGCTCCACTATTGATGTTATTGATGACACCATCTCCAGGTATGTCACCATTCTTCAACCATTGATAAACTTCTATTGGTTCTGGCTTGGGTATGTAGATAGCCATTGTACTGTCCTATTGGCATATTGAATCATACTCTAAGGGTAAGCAGTATTTAATCCAATTAGCCCCTGTAAGGGGGTTATAAGAAGGATAAGGAGGAAGGCTAAGGGTCTATTAGGGTTTGTTTCTAAAAGCCTCTAATGATGTTATAAAACAGAATAAAAGCCTTCCTCCTTTGCTCTTAGCAGTCCTTCAACATACTATGCGTCGGGGAGGTAAAATCTTCCCCGAAGAGGTAAGTTGAGAAATACTCAAGTCACTAAAACTATGTTTAAAGATTTGATATTTTGATATCACAAACAGACATTCATGGTAAACAAATGATCAAGACAATCATCAAGTTGGACGGCACTGAAGAACCCTACATGGCTAGCAAGGCCAATGGCTGGGGTGAGTGGTTCTCTAAAAATCTGCATAACATCGACTGGGCATCTGTTGTAATGGATACAGTAGCTGAGATGCCAGAGAAAGTGAGCTCTCAGGAATTCCAACAAGCCCTTATCAACCGTCTGCTGGATATGGAAACCTGGTCTGCTTATGTAGCAGCTGGTCGCCTGTACGCAGTAAGCGTACGCAAGAAGATCTATGGCATGGATGGTATCCCAACCATCAAGGCACTGCATGCCCGCATGCGCAAAGACAAAGTAATGGTTAAGTTGGATTACTCGACTCGTGAGTATGCCGAACTTGAGAAACTGATCGACCATGATCTGGATCTGGATTCTCCACACTTTGCACTGCACCACATTCGTCAGAAGTATTCCCTGATGAACCGTGTAACCAAGAAAGAGTACGAGACACCACAGTTCACCTACATGCGTATGGCAATGGCACTGGCTGAGAAAGAGCCTGCTGCAAAACGTATGGAACACGTACGGAATTGGTACGAGATGTTCTCTCAACGAGAACTGTCTGCCCCTACTCCGAACTACGTCAACCTGGGTACTGTGCTGAAAGGCTTTGCATCGTGCTGCTTGTTCGCTTCGGGTGACAACGGTGTATCGCTGGCAGTTGGTGACTACATCGCTAACGTGATGACTCAGAAGGCTGCAGGCATCGGTGTTAACCTGATTACCCGTTCTCTGAACGATCCAGTTCGTAACGGTCTGATCAAACACCAAGGTAAACTGCCTTACATCGCTGCTCAGGGTAAAGCTGTCCGTGCTAACACTCAGAACGGTCGTGGTGGTGCAATCTCGTTGTACTACAATGCTTACGATCCAGAAGTAGAAGTCATCTCCCGTCTCCGTAACCCTAAGTCCACGGACGACAAGAAGAACCGTGACCTGCACTACGCAATGATGACCAACACCTTTACTGCGTGGTTGGTAGCAAACAACAAACCGATGATGACCTGGAACGTATTCACTGCTCCAGATCTGCACGAAGCATTCTACGATGGTGATGCTTCGAAGTTCATCAAGCTGTACTTCAAATACGAAGCTGATCCAAAGTTCAAGAAAGTTTACGTCGATGCTCGTAAGGTCGTACTGACTGCTCTGAACGAAGGTATTGAAACTGGTACTGCGTACTGGGCTAACATTACCGAGATGAACAAGCACACTCCGTTCCTGGATCCAATCCTGTCCTCGAACCTGTGCTTGGAAATCTGTCAGCCTACCGCACCATACTACTCGATGCAAGATCTGCACTCGACTGAAGATCATGGTCGTGGTGAGATCGCTACTTGCTCGTTGGCGGCTATCGTCGTGAACAACATCCATACCCAAGAACGGTATCAGGAAGTTGCTTACTATGCACTGAAGATGATCGACTACTGCATCGACAATTCCGAGTATGCTTTCCCGCATCTGGAACTGACTGCCAAGTCTCGTCGTTCTGCTGGTGTTGGCATCATGGGTCTGGCTACCCACATGGCTAAACGCAAACTGAAGTATTCTTCGGAAGAAGGTCTGCGTGAAATGCATCGTGTGGCTGAACGTCACATGTACTGCCTGATCAATGCGTCGCTGCGTATTGTTGAAGAACGTGGTCTGGCTCCATGGATCCATAAAACCAAGTGGCCTGAAGGCTGGTTGCCGATCGATACCTACAACCGTAACATCGACACCGTTGTACCAGGTGGCTTTGTTAACGAACAAGACTGGGAACCTCTGCGTGCTCGTATTGTCCGTGCTGGTGGTCTGGCTCACTCCGTTTTGGCTGCGTACATGCCAGGCGAAGCTTCTTCGAAAGCTCTGGGCGGTGCCAACTCGCTCTACGCTGTTCGTGCACTGACTATCATCAAGACCGACAACAACGTTACCATTCAGTGGGCTGCTCCTTACAGCGATGACCCTGAATACGAATATGAGATCGCTTGGGAAATCCCAACCGAGTATCAGATCTACGGTTACGGTGTATTCCAGAAGTGGACTGACGGCGGTATCTCGGCTGACCTGTTCCGTCGAATCCTACCAGGTCAAGAAACGATCAGCTCGAACGAAATGATCAGTGACTGGCTGTTGATGGTCTGGATCGGTATGAAGACTCGTTACTACCACAACGTTGAAATCGTAGCAAGTGCTTCGTTGGACGGTGGTCAGTCTGCATTCACGAACACCACAGAAGAAGCTGGTTGTGCTGGCGGCGCTTGCTCTCTCTAACTCGAATGGGTGGCTTCGGTCACCCTGTTCTCCCCAATTGGAAATAAACAAATGTCTGAACCAAAAGTAGCTGAGATGTCGGCGAAGATTTTCAACATCGACAAGAATGATTACGGTAACTACAACATCATCCTTGGTGAAGATCCAGGTCTGCTCGACTCCATTACTCACAACCACCCGGAAGCTTGGGCTGTCTACAAGCGTCTGCGTAGCTTGGACTGGGATGAACTAGAGTTCGACTTCTCCACATGTAACGCTGATTTCAAGTCATGTGATCGTTCTATCTACGACATGATGATCAAAACGCTTGCCTGGCAATGGGAAGCTGACTCGATCGCTTCTCGCTCGATCGTAACGATCCTTGGTAATGTTATTACCGATGGTCGTGTATGGACTGGTTACAACCGTATCTCTGAAAACGAATGTGTACACGCACTGACGTATTCGGAAATCGTTCGTGGTTCGTTCGATGACCCTGATGAAATCCGTGAGGAAATTCTGAAGGTAGAAGAAGCACATTCGCGTATGAAGACCGTATCGGAAATCATGGCACGTGCTCACCAGACTTCGTTGAAATATGGTCTGGGTCAAGTAGAGAACAACCAAGAGACCTACAACGATATCTTCATGTTCCTGGTAGCTCTGTACTTCCTGGAACGTATTCAGTTCATGGCATCGTTTGCTGTGACCTTCGCTATCGGTCGTACTGGTCTGTTCCAACAAATCACCAAAGCTGTTCAGAAGATCGCTATTGACGAATTCGAGATCCACGCTCAGTTCGGTCAACACGTACTGCGCGCAGAGCTCGCTACTGAACGTGGTCGTACCGCTTACGAACAGTGCCGTGAACTGATCATCAAACTGCTGTGGGAAATCATTCGCACTGAAGTTGAATGGGCACTGTACCTGTTCTCCGAAGGTCGTGAGCTGACTGGCGTTACTGCTAAGTCTCTGATCCAATGGGTTCTGTTCAACGCTAAAGCGGCTGCAGAATTCCTGGGAGTCAAAGATGATATCTGGTTCCGCTTCGATGCAGACTTCGAGCAAATGGCTGGCTTTGAATTCGTATGGCCTGAGAAGAACCCTCTGCCGTATATGACGAAGTACATTCAGATTTCGGGTACTCAGTCTTCTGCACAAGAAGAGAAGAAAGGCGATTACATGACGAACCTGTTGACTCGTCGTGATGAGAACGAAATCTTCAAATTCGATATCGAAGGTGTCGATGTAGAGGCACTGCGTAGAGAAGCATTCGGTACTGAATAACGGCAGATTGGCTTCCCCTAGGGGAAGCCCTTATGTCGCTGCTAATCCTATATCAACAAACACACAGCAAGGACACCGCAATGAACGTATATGAATGGATGGGCGCAACTGAGAGCGAACCACCACTACATGAAGATGATTCCCGAGAAGACCCAACCCATCGTCCCCAAGTTCCTCACGAAGATGACGATAACAGACAGCACCATGGCGACAGTTCGCCAGCCGGTGGTGGTCGAGTACAATCTGAAACCGAACACCAAACAGATCGTGTCATCCAAGACCCAGAGATGCTAGAAGACCTGACTGCATCTAACGAATCGATCATTGAAGACATTCGTAAGTTCTTCAAGATGCACAACCGCGGTAGTAAGTTCGAAGAGATGGATGGTAATGCTCGCGCAGGCGCAGCTAAGATCCTTAAATCCATCGGTGATACTTTCGCTAATAAGCAGTGGTTGGATAAGCAAACTCCGATCACGCACAAAATCAAAGTAGGTGATCTGACCGATCGACTGAACCTGGATCAGATGGCTGCCACGATCAAAGAAACCTATGCGATTAATGCTTCGTTCCAGAATGCCATGCAAACAGCACAACAACAAGTGTTGAAGCAAATGCTCCCAGTTATGAAACAGTGGGGAGCTGACAAGATTACCGATAAGGTGTATGAAGCTACTAAGGCAATGCTGAAGGAAGTTAAACCTCTCAGCGAAGTCATTAAGAAGCCAACTCGCCTAAAGACCAATCTGCTGCCAGGCGAAGCTACTGCTGAAGGGCGTGATCCCATGACTCCAGAAGAAGTTCTGGAAGTAGCGACAATCATCCTGAACTCGATGAAGGAAGACTCTCAGCAAATCGAAACGAACTCTGAATGGATCTATGGCGAACTGGAAGGTTTCCTGGATGCAGAGTATGAAATCGAACGTAATGATGGCCACTCAGAATCCTACAACCTAGAAGCGTGGATGGATCTTTGTGCAGCTGTCTACCGTAAGATCTCCATTGATACTGTTCCAGAGATGATGGCGGCATTCCGTCAATTCGAAGGCGCATGCGTTGCAGCGGTTATCTACATGGAACGTTCTTTCAAAGGTGGTAAGGGTGTAGCTGTAGAAGACTTCACCATCGCTAACGAAGGTTTCCTGGATGCCATCAAGAGCCTGTTTAAACAGAAACCTAAAGACGTAGAAGTCAAAGGTCTGGATAACAACGTGATCAAGCAACTCGAAGACACCCTGTTAAATGACAACTGGCTTAAAGAACAGACGCTGACTACCGGTACTGTTGAAGTTCGTTTCCCAGATGCAGCTCAGGATGGTAACTACAAACCACTAGTAGGTCGTATCCAGCAAGAACTGGACAAGGCGGCTAAGATCAATGCGGCAGCGTCCAATAAATGGCTTAACTACATCAAGGTTGGTGTGGATCTTATTATCTCTGGTAACCTAAAGAATGCCAACCTAGAACAAGTTCAGAAGCTAAACGAATTCATTGTCTATGATGATATTGATTTCGGTCGACAGGACATCGAGCCCGATAACATTACTGAAGATGACGCTGAAGTTGAATTGCCAGCTCTTGATGAGAAAGGAATCAAAGAGGCAACGAAGACAATCATCCAGTTGATTGAAATGCGTAATCAATACGGTAGGAAATCATTCGGTAATGTGCCTACTTACGTTCCTAGCAAGCGTAAAGAAATGATCGAGAACCTGGAGGATGATGATCTACGTGAAGCCTTAACGACGTTGTGTTCAGAAGTAGACGACATCCTGGGGTATTTCGTAGAGGGCTTCTACCAACATCAGTATAACTACTTCTACATGGTAGAAGGGTTAGCTAAACCACTGATGCATTGGATCCAGAAATCGATCACTGGTATCAAGTACGGTAATGAGGCATTTGCTGATGTGGGAAAGCGTTAAGTGGTCTCTTCCGTGCAAAGGAAACTGATCCTACTGTCGTAGGTGACCACAACTATCAGAAAGCAAAGCGGTTGGTAGAGCAAACGTTCTTTAACGATTCGTGGTTATCACAGCAAACCTTTACTGGTAAACCTGTGAAGGTATCGTTCCCTGGTAACTTAACGAAGTTCGATAACTCAATCATCGATACGATTCGTCGTGATGCTCAGCCCCATTCCAAGAAGGCAGGTGAATACCTCAAAGAAGGCTTCAAACCAGTCAATGAAGTTATCCATTACCTTTACCAGCACGGATGGGAACAAGATCCAGACAAAGCAAAAGAGTTCTTGAAGACAGTTGACTTCAAAGTTCATCTGAACCCAGAACACATTCAGATCGCTAAGCCCAACGAAGAACACGAACTCCCTGCTCTAGATGAGAAGTCTATTAAGGCAGTGGCTAAGACGTTCTTAGATCTGGTGGAACTGAAGCGTGAACTGTGGGATGTTCACCTGATGCGAATCTGGAAGACGTTTGGTGTAGAGGGTTCTCATTACGGTAAAGGTGGTAAGCGTTATCGCGATGCTGAAGCAACCAATGCACCACCTGAAGTTTACAAGCTGTTCCAGAAGCTGCACAAGTATGGAGAGGACTTTGAAGCATGTCTTTACAAGTTCAATTCTTCTTACACGGAAATCACTGTCCCAACAGCTGATGGGTTACTACGGTGGATGTCACGTTCGATCGCTTAGGAATAAAATACTTGGCGGGAGATAGTATAGTTGAGGACCTGCGTGCCTCAACACCACCCAGTCACTCGCCGGAGCATCCTACGGAGCGCTTCTAGAAGAGATCCTTCTGTGATTGTCACTTGTAAGGGCTATCCTTCGGGATGGCCTTTATGCCGCAATCGTATGTTACAGAAGGAGAACCACAATGAGTTCATTTACCCGCTTTACCGCTGCAAACCACTTAACCCTGGATGACAACGCTAGCAACATCTTAGGGAAGAACTATTACCGTGTCACTGAAGGCTTCCGTTATTACATCGGACATGAGAACTCAGACAAGTATGTCGACGTCCCTACCGGCTTTCTAACTGACGGTGCTTCCGTTCCATTCTTCCTACAGTGGTTGATTCCACCCCTGGGCGAATATTCCCAAGCGTGTACCTTACACGACTGGTTGTGTGAACATTATGAAATTACGCAAGTAGTTAATGGTGTGCCTACCCAGGTGAAGATCGACCGTGAAGAAATTGATCGTATTCTTTACGAAGCCATGCGTGTTTTGAATGTTGCTGCTTGGAGACGGAACATTATCCAAGTTGGCGTAGACGCGTACCGATTCGTCACCCGGCCTACTAAACCAAAAGTTGACCCAAGAAAGACGGAGCTCGAACGTGGAACGAATTATTCGCTTGGCCCTGCGACCGCTTTACCAGCCGGTTAAAGACGTAACGAAACACCTGGCAATCACACACATCCCACTGGAAGCCGATAACGAGATGATTCGTATCGGTGGTGGGTTTAACAAAGGACGCGGATTCGTTCGTGTTGATCTGTGGCGCGATGCTTACCGAGTAACACGGAAATGAAAGAAGTATTCTTAGGTGGTACGTGCGCCGGACCCGATTACCGGGAGCAGTTGATTCCATTACTAACTGTTCCTTACTTCAACCCAGTTGTTAAAGATTGGAAGCCAGAAGATGCCGCAAAAGAAGACGCAGCGAAGCAGTCTGCCAGCATTAACGTGTTTGTCATTACTCCTGCTGCTGTGGGTATGTATTCTATAGCAGAGCTCACAGAACTCGCTATTCAATCCGACAGACCGTTATTCGTAATGTTCATGGAAGTCGAAGGGTTCACCTGGAACGAACATCAACACCGATCCAACGAGCAGATCAAGAAGTTGTTGTCGAAGTACAAAGCGTTCATCTTCGAAGACCTACCTAAGATGGCTAACGTCATTAATTGGATGGCCAATCGATGATCTCCTACATCCCGCATCCAACGGCTTTTGCCAATCGCCCACCTTTCTTGCGTGAGGGTGCGCTCGTTGTAGAAGATAGCAACAAACGAAGACCTCCGGCTAATTACCGGTCAGGCAAACGAGATCCTCAACATGTGGGAACAATTACTAGCAGGTAAAAAATACGATCCGCCAGGCGATACATTGATTTCAATGTTGGCAGATACCACTGGACTAGCGGTAAATGGAAACGGTGAAGTCTATGCACCAAACAACCAGCAAACTACGCCAGGTGATGGTAAACGCTATGACTTCAAACCAGATCCGCAAGGCCGCCTGATTAAGAAGCTAACAGCTAATTTCCGTTATGCTGCTAACACAGCCGCTCTTACAGCGGCTTACTTCTATTGGCTACCAGGAACTACATGGGATACTCGCGTTGGTTTATATGACGAATGGAACGGTCAAGCTGGATTCCGTCTAGTTTCCGATCTCCATGATCGAGTGCTGGTGACCGCGGACTTCAATGGTACCTTAACGCGCACTTTCGATCCACCCATCCCACAGAGTGAATTGAGTGTTAAGTTTGGTGGTCGAACAGGACTATCATATTCACCGGCATACATCACAAATATCGTCCTCGAATACGATGAGAACTAAGTTGTTGTTTTATATACAACTATATGTGATTGGACCAGCGCAATAGTGCAATCCAATCACAGTTGTCTTTGCCCCGAAGTAAAATAATACTCGGTGTGTAATAGTATACGAGAGCAGTTGCTGCCTCATGCTTGATGGTGAACGTAGTTCAGTTGGTAGAACCCTGGAATGTGACTCCAGTGGTCGAGAGTTCAATCCTCTCCGTTCACACCAATTCACGATGGCGTTATAAACGACATTGTTTGCTTTAAGGGTTGTTAGGGGAGCGGTCAAACCCATCGGACTGTAAATCCGCGCCTAGGCTACCGTGGTTCGAATCCACGCCAACCCACCAATTTGAATTAGTAGAGGACTTGGGTTCAATACCCTTGACTCGGAAGGCCCGCCTACCCAACAGGGCTGTTAGCTTACAGGTTAGAGCGCTACTAATTCGATGTTTTACGGCTCCATAGCGCAGCGGTTAGCGTACCGGCCTGTCACGCCGGTGGTCAGGGGTTCAAATCCCCTTGGAGTCGCCAATTCGATTACCGGATCAGCTCTTGCACCAAACGGGTAACCGTTAGCTCGTTGCAAGCCTTGGTAATCTTTACTAGCATCGAAGGGTTAAAACCCCATGACCGGGCGGACCGGCGACTGCTAGTCGATCATCTTCTGACAAACACCACTTACCGATTCGTACGGTAGGTAGAGTCCAGGTAACAAGGTGATCACCCTTTTCTCTAAGTGTAGTTCAGTTGGATAGAATGCGTGGTTTGGGACCACGTGGTCGGAGGTTCGAGTCCTCCCACTTAGACCAGTTTCATCACCACCTTAGCTCAGTTGGGAGAGCGCACCCTGTATCAGGGTTGATGTCGCGGGTTCGATCCCCGCAGGTCGGTGTGCCGAACAGAAGGTACTTAGGTACAGAACTAAAACGAGGCGACGCTACGCGCCTACCTAGTAAACGCGACCTGACGCGCAGGGTAATCAATTACTAGGGAACTGTTCGGGTAAAGATTTCAAGCGCCTCCTAGTCCACACAGCGAGCTAGGGTCAAAGGTCATCCAGAGGAAGCCTGGTATCGCAATTCAATTTCATTCGAGATAGCTCAGTAGGTAGAGCAGCGGACTGTTAATCCGTTGGTCCCAGGTTCGAACCCTGGTCTCGGAGCCAAACATTCCCACTTAGCTCAGCGGTAGAGCACACGGCTGTTAACCGTGCGGTCCCTGGTTCGAATCCAGGAGTGGGAGCCATTAGCATTGGGGAGTCTTAGGACTCCTTTTATGCCGCCAATCATAAAAGAGGAAAACAAATGCCAGCGGAAGATCTACTGTTCCACGGGAAACTAACACGAGATGGATGTCGAATATTAGAATTCCCTACATACACGATCGGTAAAGATGGACCTTACTGGAATGTATTGTGCTCGTCATATGGCAACTCAGGGCACCTCAATAGTGAGGCTGAAGCGCTGGACTGGGTAAGACGATATATTAAAAGTTATGTACGGCTATCAGATTACCAAACCCTTCGTTCGGAGAATGAAGAACTGAAACGTAAACTAGCCGAATATGAAATTGACCATACAGGTGACTAATGCTAGAACGTATTGAAGAACAAAAAGTCTATCGTTCCCCTACAGGCAAACCATTCCGTGTTCTGTACTTAGCTCGACATGCACAGGACTGTAGTTGGCCTATGGTTGTCTATACTAACTTAGGTCCTACTGAAGATGCACCAATGGGTACAGTATGGACTATTGCAGAAAGTATCTTCCTCCGTACATTCAGTGAGTCTAAGTCATGATGACACCTGGTTTAGTAGAACGAATAGCTGAGCGGATAGCATCTGCTATGGGAATGACCCAAGACGAGTTCCAAGATCACCAGAAGAAACACATGGAAGAACTCAATCAACGACTATCTACACAACTAGAGAATCAACGAATGACTCCTGAGATCCTAGAGAAAAGGTGTACGTTATGACAGTAGAAAGAGAACCCACTTGCTGGAAAGTCATGGGTTATAAAGATCATGATGAGTTCTTACGAAAGGCACGTGCTCGTACACGTCTAATGACACTGATACTAAAGCGACAAGCTGAAGCACAACGCGTTACTCCAGAGATGCTTAGTCGGGTAATCGACTTATGAAAATAATCGTTGTCATGGTTGGACTAATTATCGGTCTTCTGTGGCTCTTCCGTAAAGATAACCGGAAACCCTATTTGGTTAAAGGTAGAAACAATGGAAAAACATGTAACGTTTGTTCCGGGGACTGTGGGCAATGTGGCTAGCCAAATGAAGGGGATAGACGACCTATGCGCTGCCGCACGTAAACGGATGGGAGCAACTAAAGCTATTCGATTACGGGATGCCAGTGAGCGATCCCGTGTATTCAATGCTAAGGCAGAAGCGGACTTCGAAGCAATGCGAATGACTCCCGAATTATTAGCACGGAGATGCACGCTATGACCTTAGAACGTTTGATCGAGCAGGCCCGTGATCGTAACGGTACTCATGCCGAAAGCTTACGTGCTGCTCAAGCTCGAATGGCTGAGACAAACAAAAGACTGAGCCGGGAGTTCCGTGCTCAGGAAGTATCGGAAGAATTATTGGCTAAGGTTATTTCGTTATGAGTTTGAAAGCATTGATCGACCTCGCTAATGGTAACTACCCACCTATCCCACCAGAAGAACTCGAACGCCGTTTAGCAGAGTCACGTAAACGTGTAGCTGAGTTTGACAAAGAATGCGAAGAACGGATGCGTAATCGTATCCCGACCCAGGAAGCATTGAACCGCGTGATCGATTGGGGTATCCGACATGGTTAGGAGGCATTGCCTCCTTTATGCCGTCCAATAGTCTGTATATAAATGGGTGGACTCACTATGTTTGAACAATTACTATCTGGGACAAAACAATTACCCCCGGACACAGGTGATGTCATTTTCTATATTGACATGGCTACAGTGAAAGAAACGATTAATAACCGTCCGATCACTATTTCTAACGGTGCGGTAGTTAGCACTGCGCAACTGATTGATGGTAAGCCTACGTTGTATATGCCAACAGCAGGTGGTTCAGGTTCTCGACTACTAATGAACCTGAACCCAGCTCTCGATCTCTCGTTGACCAACTGGACAGTAGAGTGGTCTGAGTATAGAACAGCTAACGCCACTACTTGGACAAACGAAGTCTATCTAAGTGACTCGACTTTGTACAAAGGCTTTACAATGCGATTCGGTGATACCGGGTACGACAACTTGCTCATGTTCTCCGATAACAACAACACGAATGGCCGTTCGGAATGTCGGATCAACGTTACAAGAACCGAGCACACTGGTATGGTAGTGCGATACGCAGTTACTTGTGACGAAGCACGACGCCTAAGATTCTATATAAACGGCAACCTAGTCCAGATCCGTAATGGTAATAACAGTAGTTCTTCTGCACCATTACAAGATTATTTCCAGTCGGGTCCCGCCGGTAACTTTGCTGCACTCACCACGTTGTACATGGGTGCACTTAACAACAACGCGAACAACGTAGCTCGTTACCTAGGTAATGTGCGGATCAGTAACTACGTGCGGTATCGCGGTAATTACACGCCTGTACCAATATAGGAAGACGCTATGTTTGAATTATGGTTAAAACCTAAAGCAGATGACTCGTTACCCCCAGGGCAGTATAAAGAGTTTCGGTTGTATATTCTTACGGTTAACGGAGCGTCGTACGCACAGCTAGCTGAATTAGAATTGTATGATGCTACTAATACTAACCGGCTAAGAATGGCTGGTGTGACAGCTAACCAATCAAGTTACTACAGTAGTGGTGGCACCTATGATGCTTATTTAGCGATTGATGGTAATGGTCAGTCAAAATGGACTTCTTCAGCAGGCCAGCAGAATAACTCATGGGTTAGCTTTGTATTACCGGTAGCCATTACGCCAACCAGTTACGTATTGGTAAACGTAGGTTCTCCCTCTAACGAAGGTGTACGTATGCCAAACACATTTAGGTTGGAAGCGAAGAACCAACAAGGTGAGTGGGTAACCTTGGATTCTCGATCAGCCCAAGCTAGTTGGGGTGCAGCAGAAAGACGAACGTACACCATTACACTTCCGTAATAATAAAATACTGATTGTGTAATAGTATACGAGAGGTTGCCGTTAGACCTCCATCAGAGCGTAAGTGAAGGCAGCCTAAAACCTTCACGTTCAGGGGTGAGATACCGGAACCTCACTTAAATAAACCCGGCCAATTTCAGGGTCATTAGTTCAATTGGCAGAACACCGGCCTCCAAAGCCGGGTGTTGGTGGTTCGAGTCCATCATGGCCCGCCAATTTCATCACAGACTTCGGTCTGCAAGTCCTCTGGTCTAACACACCTTAGGCAATCGATTTTGTAAGAGCCCATGACAGGGTGTTGGGTAAGTGCACTCCACCCCACTGCGCTGAAAAGGTCGCCTGAGTCCGAATAGATGAAGGTAGAGGATCGTTTCATCACTCTCTTACAATACGTCTCTCCACTGAGAGATGCAAGACCTTGGACTTAATCCGTCCTAGGCTCTGGACTACACAGGTGTCTGATTAATCCTCAGACTAGGGCGCAGAGTTGCACTTGTGAGTTCTATGAATGATACCCAATGACGACTGATAAAAGACTAGAGTAATCAGTTAACAGGGAAACTCGATGCCCGTACCCTCGATACCCCAAAGGCCAGATAGTCCTGGTTACTAAGGCGCTCATTCCGAAGAAGCGTGATGACTCGGCTACAACGGATTAGTAGATTCCGTCACCGGTCTACATTGAGAACCTAAGGGTTTTAGATGTGAGGCCATCTGCACGACAGTGAGCCTTCGGGTGGTCATAGTCCCAATGAGGAAGGGCGTTTCCTCCGCGCACACGGGTGTACCTCTTGAGTGGTTACTTGGTGTGCACATATTCTCGAATACTTGCCCTCCATCGCATTCTGAAGCTGCTTGTGAGGTGAGTAGTAGATAGACCTAACTTCCGTGCTAGTCTTCATGAACAGCGATGTGTTAGGTTGAAAAGTTCCCCAGTGGCGATCTACAAGTTTGTATAGCTGGGACTAATTAGCCGGAATGGTGGAGTGGAATACACAACGCACTTAAAATGCGTCGCCCATCGGGATCGCGAGTTCGAATCTCGCTTCCGGCACCAAACAACATAGTGCTTCCCCTAGGGGAAGCTTTATGCCGCAATGTTATGTTTAGGAGATAATAGAATGTTCAAACAACTATTAGCAGGTATAACTACAGTTTGGAATTGGTGACTTAAATGATGGAAACATTATTAATGCGTGCTCAGGTGACACCGTCAAATGTACCAGGGCCAGCAACCCTACGTAATGGGGACAGTACATTAGGTTATTATGGACAAGTACCAACGTCTGAATTCATTACTAGTACTGACTTAGCCACCCAAGTTAACTTGACGGCGGGTACAGCGCTTGCAAACAACGAGACATGGTTGAAGTTTGCATATAAAGGAAAGGTGCTCTTTGTTGCTATGCAACCATTCCGTAACTTCATCTCACCAACGCAACTAGAAGCAGCGAATCTAATCAACGGCGCTAAAACAATTACGTTCTTAGGTCGTCTATATAAAGTTCGTTTGATGTTGGGTGGTGCAGCATCGCCAGGTAATGGGAGCGAATGGAACGACCTGATCTACCGTGTACACGCTAGTGATCCTACAGGGTCTAATTGGGAAGCGTTCACAAACGCCGATCTGGTGGTAGGGGTTGGTAACGGGCGTACGTCGTGGTGTCAGGAAATACCATCCGGTACTAACCGTACGTATCGCGGATATGCGTCATTAACAGAGTGGGCATCTGGCGGCACTGGTTCAGCCACAGCTACAACAGGTTGGCGTCCAGTGCTAGAATTGGTCTAGTGGAACGACATAAGGCTTCCCCTAGGGGAAGCCAATATGACATCATTCAATGTAAAGGTGATCGGTACGAACCATAGACGCATCACCTGCCTTACCTAAACCGTTGAAGAAGTGGAACTCTCCATTCTCAACTGCTGAAGCGAAACCACCACGTTTGGTTAGCGTATCGCCAGTAAGGGTAAGATTACGCCAACTGTTTAGTCCAGGGATGTATTCCCAGAAGTCAGCTAAGGAATCTGTAGCGTTACCATCCGTATAACCGCCGAACACATAGAACTTGCCATAAGCTGGAAGCAAACAGGAATAGCATCGAATGGCAGGTTGTGTGGCTGGAGCAACAAATCCGTTGTATACGTTATCGCCGATGGTATAACGAATTATGTCGTTATTCGTTTTAGATCCACCGTTAGTCAACCCACCGAAAATATAAACCCCAGTACCAGAAATTGCGATAGCGTGTCCATGTCTGGATTCTGGCAATTGTGCAATCACACGCCAAGTATTATTTGAAATGGTGTAGACATCGGCTAACCTTAATTGCGGTGTAGCTTGAGTACCGTTCCAGCCACCAAAGAAATAGATCTCTCCTTGGTATACAACTGCACCATGGTAAGTACGTCCCAAGTTCGGAGTAGGGGTAAGAGAAGTCCAAGTGTCTGTAGCAATGTCGTAAGCATGCAACTCTTTGGTATAGGTCGATGAGTTGACCGTATTACCGGAGAATAGATAGATCTTTCCATTCCAGTAAGACAGTGTACCACCTGACCGACCATTTGGTAAGTTAGCTAAGTTCACCCACTGTCGTGTAGTAAGATCAAATCTTCGGAAAGTCGATATTGCACCACCACTACCATCCTGAAGTCGACCACCTCCAAGGTATATACCACCGTTACAGCCAATGGCCATAGCTCCAGAGTTGCCGGGTAATAGGTCACCAACCAACGTTACGCGAGTCTCTAATTTCTTAGGGGGCTTCCCAGGAAATAATAATTGTTCAAACATCAGAATATACCTAAGGCTAAGTCTTATAGGATGTCGGGAAAAAATACTACGAGTATAATAATATACGAGCGGATATGGCGAAATTGGTAGACGCGCTGGATTTAGGTTCCAGTGGGGAAACCCGTGGGAGTTCGAGTCTCCCTATCCGCACCAATTACCAGGAAGTATGGCCGAGTGGTCAATGGCTCGGGCCTTGAAAACCCGCGACCCTTAAGTGGGTCCTAGAGTTCGAATCTCTATGCTTCCGCCAGTTACAAAGCTGAGATGGCAGAGTGGTTGAATGCACGGGATTGCAAATCCTGCATCGAAAGATCTCGGGGGTTCGAATCCCTCTCTCAGCTCCAAGCCGCTATAGCTCAGTTGGTAGAGCAGCTGACTTGTAATCAGCAGGTCCCCGGTTCGAATCCGTGTGGCGGCACCATATTGACCTTAGGGTCCCTTCGCATTAGGTCATCCTTAGGGGTGACTTTTATGCCTTCAATTACCAATAGGAATTTCCAATGACTCCAGAAACACTGCGTCGCCGTATTAACAATCGCCTGCTCTCTGCGGAACAACATCGTGAAATAACACAACGATTAGTAGCAGCGCAAAAGACTAAAGTAGTTCAGGTAGCCTTGCCACCTCCAACCCAAGAATGTGTGGTTGCTTACGGTTCTCGGCTAACTCCATTGCTTACACCACTGCTGGGAGATTGTACTTGGACTGACGCCCAAATGGCGGCTGTAATCGAATCCAAGTTATATGAAGTTCGTAAGCAATTCCATGGGCCGAACAAAAGTTATGCTGACCCAGTACCTTCAGTAGAGATCTGCGATGCTGGCCGCAGTCGATATTTCCGTCTGCTATTAAATGGTTACGAGATCGGGACTATTGGCTAATGGAAAATAAATTGATCTTCCGCGAACATTGGTCTGAACTTGATCGGTCAGTAAACTTCGAACATCGTTTGGAAGATGGACCAGGTATGTTGGAAGCGCGGTATGTCCAACGGACTGACGATTACTTCATCGTTTACCTGTCTTCTCAGACTGGATGTGAACAAGCCTGTCGTATGTGTTGGTTGACTCAAACAGGACAGAACAAATCTCGTGACGTTACTGTGGACGAATATCTGCAACAAGCCGAACGAGTAATGGAACACTACGGACGACGGCTGTCTTACACCGGTAAGTTTGCTAATAAGGTCCACTTCAACTTCATGGCCCGTGGTGAACCATTGGCTAATAAGATCTTCTTGGAGAATGCCGATGAGATCTTGGGCCGCCTGCGGGACCTCGCAAAGAAATGGGCATTGACACCTAAGTTTTTGATCTCTACGATCATGCCTAAGGAGATGGGTGACTTAGCCCTGACAGATATCTTCAAAGACCCCAGCGTGTATCCTGAACTTTACTACTCAATGTATTCCACAGAGGTGAAGTTCCGTAAGCGTTGGTTGCCAAAAGCAATACCGTGTAACAATGCCTTGCGTATGCTCCGACAATGGCAAGAGCAAACAGGCAAAATCCCCAAGATTCATTACGCCTTTATCGATGGAGAAAATGACTCTGTAGACAATGTACTCGACTGCTGTAACATGGTCTATGCCTACGGTCTCACTGTGAACTGGAACATCGTACGTTACAACCCGCCGGAAGGACATGACTCAAAAGAACCACCAGAAGAATACATCTACTTCCTAGCGGATGTAATTCGAAACTTCCCTAACGTAGGAAAGGTTAAAGTGATCCCTCGGGTGGGCACAGATGTAAAAGCTTCATGCGGTACATTCCTGAAATAAAATACTAGGAGTGTAATGTTATGAAATAAACTGGTCTTAGCGGTTTACCAGTTCGGGCGGAAGGCCACTAATAACGGAGTCTGTCAAGCTCCTTACCGCAGCCTGGATTAGAGAGTGACTTCATTAATCTGGGTAAGTCGTGTTGGATATCCGTGAGCATCCGTCGCCAGAGCCTCCCGTATGGGGAGGACAGACTGAGTTGCGAACTACCCCAATGCGGTGACTGGACTTATCAATCTATTAACACGGAGGACGCTCTGTGTGTTAGACGATAATCTCTGGTTCTACTATATGGCATACGGTCTTCCCTGCGGGGAAGGCTTTATGTCGTTAAAAGAATACTCGTCAGGATACAGTATACTGGACTAACCGTTGACAACTACAAGGAAATGCAATGGCATTTTCGCCTGTCAATGGAATCAGTAACATGTTTCACGAAACCTGGAAAGAAAACGGTCTTCAACAAATGCTCGAAGATTTTCGAATCGACGAGTCGGTAATCGCTGGCTGTGACATTGTTCACGCTTATTACCACGATGATTATAGTAACTACTGCGGTAAAGCATACGTGCTATTCGTCAAAGATGGTAAGTACTACGAAGTCTTCGGATCTCATTGTTCATGCATGGGCCTCGAAGATCAGTGGGAGCCGGAAGAAGTCACGCTGGAGTTCTTGTTAAAAGGACAGGCGAGTACTTACGACCGAGGTGATTACCATGAAGACTTACAAACTTACTTGGCCAACCGTTAGTCTAGTTGTAGGGGAGGCTTCGGCCTCCTTTATTTCGCAATCTCAATTCTTACGCGAGGTATCGCAATGAAATGGGAACTTGGGCGTCAAGGAACAGGTTACGAAAAACTGAAGTTGATAAACCGTTGGCGGTACTTCAGTCGTTTCAAATGGGATCTCTACTTATTGCGATATCGGGTAGGTGCAGGGATACCACGGCATCGTGATCCATTGCCAGATCACAGTCACTACAGATTAAACATCTACTTGTGGAATGCACAAGCAGGTGGTGTACCAGAACACGATGATGTGATCATAAGCAATCGCTTCTTCACATTGTTCCGTCCTGATCTACACACTCACAGCGTAAGCCAAGTAACTAAAGGTACTCGTTACGTCCTTAGTTTTGGTTTGTCTAAACGCAATACCCTTTAAACTCTATTCCATCCGCGAGAGCTATATGAAACAGACACGTACATTCGAAATCATCGGCGGTGAACCAGCTCCAGGTTCCAAGCCAATCAAAGGCTGGACCGTTGGTGTTCCAGTTGAACCCGATGCGGTTAAGCAACTCAAGAACATTGCATCGCTACCGTTCATCTATTCCCACATTGCTGTGATGCCCGATGTACATCTGGGTAAAGGTGCAACGGTAGGTTCTGTGGTTGCCACCAAAGGTGCAATCATTCCAGCAGCTGTAGGTGTTGACATCGGCTGTGGAATGGCGGCACAACGTTTGACCTTTAAGTCGACCGCACTACCAGAGTCCTTGGGTCATCTGCGTGCAGCTATCGAAGCAGCCGTTCCACATGGCCGTACTGATAACGGCGGTAAGAATGACCGTGGTGCTTTCGGTACTGTAAAGGTATTCGATCACCCAGTCAAAGCTATTCGTGACGAAGCATTCGAACTTCGTAAGCAACTGGATTGGATCTGTGAGAAACATCCTAAGTTGGCTAAAGCAGCACAGCGTGCATGGAATCACGTAGGTACTCTCGGTACTGGTAACCACTTCATCGAACTGTGTCTGGATGAAACTGATCAAGTGTGGGTAATGCTGCATTCTGGTTCGCGTGGTATTGGTAACGCAATCGGCACTTACTTCATCGCCAAGGCAAAAGAAGAGATGCAACGTTTCTTCATCCATCTGCCAGATGGTGACCTCGCTTACTTGCCAGAAGGCTCGAAGTATTACCAAGACTACATTGGTGCTGTATCGTGGGCACAACGGTTTGCTGCACTGAACCGTTCTTTGATGATGCATGCCACCTTGGGTGCAATCCACAACGTACTGGGTCTGCCGATCGATTCAGATATGGGTGCGATCAACTGTCACCACAACTACGTGTCGGAAGAACGACACATGGGTAACAACGTACTCGTTACTCGTAAGGGTGCCGTAAACGCTTCTCAAGGGGTGTTGGGTATTATCCCTGGGTCGATGGGTGCAAAGTCCTTTATCGTTCGTGGTAAGGGTAACCGTGATTCGTTCTGCTCGTGTTCGCATGGCGCAGGTCGAGTGATGTCTCGTACCCAAGCAGCTAAAACCTTTACGCTCGAAGATCACATCCGTGATACCGCGGGTGTAGAATGCCGTAAGGATATCGACGTGATCGATGAAACTCCAAAGGCATACAAGAACATCGAAGACGTAATGGCTGCACAAGAAGAACTGGTAGAAATCGTTCATACGCTCAAACAGTTCCTTTGTGTAAAGGGGTGACATGGACTACATCAAGTATTGTGCGGCTGTCGATGCAGCCGCCTTGCGGTTCGTGAGTGAGGTAGCTGGACTATGTTATCTCACCCAACAACAAATCGCAGTGTACATCATCGGACGTACTAATGAGGTCATTCGTGAGGCTTACCCACACGCAGAGATCTCTACCGATTACCGAACTTATTATGATCTACATGAGCTCGGTGTTTGGGATCATTACGTCACAACTACAATCCAACAAAATGGCCGCGCCTTCTATTACGAGACATTGATCCGTTACAAAGATGGCGAATACAAACACATCCAAAGAGAGGCACCACTCATCGTGCAATTCCAAGAACGCGCTCAACAATACGCTGTAACTGAATTCCGTGAACTGAGTGGGAATTCGTCCCTCTCTACTTCCGAGTTCCTTAACCAACTGGAAGAACGGATCGCAGGGCGACTGGAAGACTACTACAGTCGTGAAGGTTTCGAAGTGTCCATTACAGCACACATCGGACTGAGTACCAGCTACACCATTCAAATCGAAGATCCAGCAGACGGACAAGAGGTTACCGTGGAAATCAAATCCACTCCATACGTAGAAGATGCACCTGTAACGCTCCCACCATTCATCCTCGAAGTTGAAGGTGAAAAACGCGGTGAGTGTTTCGAACTGAATATCAAAGATACCACCGAAGCACAGGAACGTCTGACCAAAGTACAAGCGATTGTTGAAATCGTTAAACGTACGCAAGACAAACTCAGTGATATCCATTTGGAGCTCGAGGATCGTCTCGACGAAGAAGGTATTGCTGAGCAGATCCGTATAGACATCCATGCTTGGCTCGGCGCTGTCTTTGGGGAAAAGTTCACGTTCACTGTCCGTGTGGAAACTACTGACGAACGTATTACTGTGTACGTCGAAGAAGCGTACAGTGGATGCAAAACTCGTCTCCGTTCAACTCGTAAACTGGAACCACAAGAATGAAAAAGTTTCTCGTAGGTGCATTAGCCCTCGTGATGGTTGGCTGTTCACCTGCCTACGCCGCTAGTGTAGTAGAGCAACATTCCGCTTGGGTAGAAAACGCTAACTGCGTACAAGTGGGTAAGAATGAATCCCTCTCGGGTGGCCTCGTAGGAGGCGCCCTGGGTGGTGCTGGGGGTGCACTGGTAGGTAGTATCTTCGGTAAGAAGGGACGTACCTTAGGTGCTATCGCTGGTGGTCTGGGAGGTGCCGCATATGGTGCCTCTGGCAACAAGATCTACAACTGCACGGTACTAGCTCGTCTGAAAGATGGCGAGAAAGTAATGGTCTCCAAACAAACAGAACAACCGATCGAACCGAACACTACCATGGGTGTGGTGAAGATGTCCGACGGTTCCTATCAAGCTCTCTAAGGTCACAACATGTCTAACTCTGCTGAATTGATTTCAACGCTTACTTACGCCATCACCGAAGTATCGTGTGGTATGGCTCGACTGCCCGACAACTTCGGTCTGTTGGTTGCACGCTTCCTGCAAGCTACTCCACTGAACTACAGTGCCGCTACACAAGTAGTAGCTGCTAATACCCACCGGATCTACATCAGTGACTTCAAGGACAAAGACTGGTTCTTGGATGTCTATATCAAAGACGACTTCAGTTTCCGTATCGACGGGCCTTATGAGATGTCCCGCGATGTCGCTGAGTGCACCGAAGAAGAAATGGGTGAAGCTACTACTGCGCCAGAGCATGATATCGCAGGTGCAATGTCTACGCTGGCAGATGCCTTGCAAGCTGATCCTAGTTACGCATGGAGCTGGCAATCTAACCTGGCAATGGCCATCGTAGACGAACTTGGCGTCAGTCGTCAGGCGGGAAACAAAGCTGCTGCACGTATCATGCAACACGTATTCAAAGTCGATGTCACTCAGATGAAAGAGTACAAAGACATTATTTCTTTCCGCCACATAACGCCACGGTATGTTCCTAACGAGGGAATCAAAGATACCAGTGTTGCACAAGTAGAAGAAATTCCAGACAATGTGATTCATATCACCGTAACTGGTTTCCAACCAAACTCTGGTGCAGAGGCATTGGCACAGCGTCTACCACTGTTCTTGATCGGTGGTGGTTTCACCCATGAGATGAACATTGCCGATACTACCCTGGAACCATCAGAAATCGGTCCACTGCCATCTGATAAGAAAACCCATGTGCTTATCACTGGTGTTGAATCTCGTTACCACACTGACATGGTTGGTGATGGCGAAGAAGCCGTAGATGAGTGCGAACCTGATTACGGCTTTGATCAACCGGATCTTGGTGAAGACTGCGATGGTATCGATGACTCTCCACGTGAACCGTTCGGTTGCGCTGTCCAAGAACGTCCACGGATGACCATGCGTCTGAAGCTGGATGACAACGATCCGGATCCAGTGTCCACCATCGAATACTTCCGTGGTCATTACCCAGAGGCTAACCTCGAAGTGGAATACAAGGTCGATCAGTATCTGACCGATTGCATCCACAAACAAGCTCGTGCACAGGTTGACCAACCCGATGATGGTTCTGATGAACCGGCGGGTCTGGTAATGCAGAAACCAGTTCACCTGCTGAGTGACCCGAGTTCTCGTCGCAATGCTTACCTGTTCAAACGTAACGTAGATGAAGGTGTAACTGTAGCCTTGATGCACGTTGACATCGATGATCCTGAGTTCGATGTAGAACAGGTCTTGGGTGAAGGTTGGCTGATTGTACATGCTGGTAGTTTGGAAGCTTTCCGTAAAGTTCTCGGTAGCATCGAGTCGGCATTGGAATACGCTGATGAGATCTACTGCAACAACGTACGTTGGCTGAACAAGTTTGGTGATGGTGAGAAGATTGAACTCCGTCACCATGAAGGTCCATTCACCTTGTTCCATATTGCCCAGGGCAGTATTCCAAAAGAGATCTACGCTCACGTAGAGGATGCCTGGACTGCATTCCAAGATGTCCGTCGACTGCCATCTCTCGCTGAGGTATTGGGTGATCCATCCATTGTCATTGATGCTAAAGAATACGTCGAGGTAACTCGTGGTGGTTGCATGGTTGTTCGTGAACATCCACGGTTGGAAGAACTGTTCCTGACGTTCCTGAAATTCAAGGCAACTCAGAACCCGTTGATTGATCGTTGGATTAAGTCCTTCGGGAAATAAAAAAAAAATAAGGCACATTGGCTCTCCCGAAGGAGAGCCTTTATGCCGTAACAAAGTTACATGGGGGAAAGTTCTACGCCCAGAGGGATAGCACGGACGAATCTGGATTTGCCATTCGTCATGAACAGGAACCCTGCAAGTGGGTGACCTACTTCATGAATGTTGAATGACACGAAACCGATGATGTCTTCACGCAACAAATTCGGCCAATGTTCAACGACGTGATACGTGCAGTCATCAGCCGATTCCTGAAGCTTATCGAAAACTGCATAGAGCTGTTGTCGCTGCTTCGCGCGGGTCAATGCTTCTTGATCCACGTTAGCTTGTGATACGAGCTCATTGTAATGAACATGTGCATGACGACTCAGGCACCATTCTTGTGGGTTTGCTGCGCCAGCCAAACCCTTCACGTTAATCTTTACACGCATCGGTTCCATCGTACCCGTGACAACGATAGCCACATCGTCATCAAGGCGTTGGATAGCACCGCGCAACAGAGCACCAGTTGCTGCATAAAACTCAACTGGTACTGACAGATCTTTTTCAGCGTATTGTGCAACCAAAGCTTTAAGCTGAGACATATTAAGCACCGAATGGGGTAACCACAAACATTTGCCAGTCGCGCACTTGCTGACCCACGGTCAGGAATGGATACTCGCATTTGAGATCCAGACCAGTTTTGGTAACGGTGGTTACTTCCGAGCCGTTCAGGTCTTTGATTTCGAGCTGATACATCGAAGTGTTTTGCAGTTCCACGATCATTTCCTTTTTACGTTATTTGGGTATTGCACTAATGTGATATAGATCTGAGATTGCTTGGGTTATGCCAGGTTGATTTTGTGTATCCCTGTAATATCCAACCCAACCATTACAGTAGCAGCCAAGAAGAAGACGAGTAAAATGGCTGAACCACCGACCAGAATGGTAGCGTTGATTTTGTTATCCCAGAGCAACCGATTCTTGTGGTTGGTGTACAGTGCACTGCGGATAAGATTGTTAGGATCTTGACCCAAGGCGATAACCGCCGACCAGTCCCTGTCCTTTTTCCACATGCGCATAACTTCTTTGCTTGGGCGGAAAGTGAAGTCAATGTAAAAAGACATGAACATCCACCAAACACATAACGCCACTACGCTTCCTAGGAAGCCGTAAAAGACGATTTTATCTAACAACATACACTGAGTCCCTTAATCAATTCATAAAGCGCTACAGCCATTACAGAGGCTATGAACGCTATCATTGCGTAACGTTGCGCGGTGTCGAGCCGACGATCTTTCTGACGACGCTTCATCCTGTCTTGTAATGGGTTCAACATAAATCAATCCTCGTTGAGGTACTTCAATTCAGCCTCTACCCCAGAAAGGTCAATACGTGATTGCACACGCTTCAAGATGAACTCCATCTGCCGTTCAGACAACCGACGATCATACGTCAGTTTGCCTGTGGCAATTTCGTAAGTGTCAAAGTTGCGCGATACGGTGTCTGTCTTTGCGGCAGCAATAACGAATGCTTCCAACGCCGTCAGTCTGGTAGCCCCCTTCTCTTGGGTCTTCGGTATATTGAAGCGAATACCATTTACAGCGTGAACACCTGAACCCATGTGGGCGAAGTTCTTAAAACGAGCATGTTCAATGCGATCACCGTTATCGGCACTGAGGATATGGTGCGTACCCTCTTCAGTATGAACTAACACCGTTGTCGCCCCACTGAAGATACGCCGTTCAGACTTGGGTTGGATATTAGCTTCAACCTTCATGTAATCCGAAAGATCAACTCCCTGGGTTAGTGCACCAAACATGTCGAGCTCATTACGTGCATCGCCAGCTAAGGCTATTAGCTTGATGGCCTCACCATTGTACTTACCCTTAGGCAGCGTGTAAAGCTTGAGGCAATCATTATGCCACGTAGTCTTACCCGGATGGCGTTTATGGAAATCCATAGAGCCGTCGTCATTAGGTTGCTGTCGTCCGACGATGTTATTGCCTTCGATGGTTTGCACCAAACGGTCAGCAATAATGAAATGGCGGTCAGCTACGATGTATGTCATTTGCGATCAGTCCACTTGCAATATTCATAGAACCCTAGGAAACACAAACCCAGAATAACTTTACCGATAAGTGGTTTCCAACCATCTTCACCATTTATGGGTAGGATCTCTAACCCGTACGTCCATTCCATGCCTAGAGTGAATAGCCAGACACAGAAAATGAATAGTGCTACCTTGGCAATCTCTAAGGCAGCAATCGTCAGGAACTCTCTCATTTACAATCCTTAAGGCGGCATAAAGCCCAGCCTAAGCTGGGCCTTTAAATAGGTGGGATGCGTCGTGGCACCAACACAAGGACGGGTACTTGTTTAGCGCTGGGAGATGTTCCACGGAATCCCGATTCGTTTACATATAATGGTGCATCAAGTACTTTTAGCAACAAAGCACTTAATCGCCACAATGCAACCTTCGAGTCGGGAACCTTCATCTCCCCACACACGTTCCAGGAACCAGCCACCTTTAAGGTAGGTTTCCTTGAGCCAGAACCACAGTTCATCTGAATGGATCTGTGCTGGTGGATCGAAGTCAACCTGGACATAGGAATGATTACGATTGTCTTCCTGCAACGTGTTATAGAGAATACCATTGTTTAGCTTGTCAGTGACAGCGGTGATCTCGTCTTTGTAGCGGGTAGCTATCCGTTCTTGTTTAGTTGGGATTTCGATTTGCATTTACTTTCTCCAGTTATGGGCAGACCAGCGCATACCCATGTAAGCTACTCGGGCAGTGATGACCATAATAGGAACACTGATGAACACTGTCCACCACGGCAAAGCTTTAGCCCCGAAGATAGCGAACAATGAGAAGAAACAAAATACGGCTACCCATGAAGAAAGAATCGCCACCGAAGTGATGGCGATCATTTTCAGTTCCCGTAACACCTTTTTCCGTAAATCAATCATACACCGGTGTACCGAAGAAGTTGAAGGTGTGGAAGTTCTGGATGCGATGGCGGAACTTCTCGATCTGCTCCAAGAAGAATTCCTTGGTGTAGTGCTTACGAGAGCCATAGCGTTCCACGTTCTTGATGTCGCGTTCCGTTACCGTGATCGCTTCATTGCACAGCGTGCGACGCAGATAAGCGATAGCGTCGTTACGGTTCTCCAGAGCTCGTTCTTGCATTACTTGCACATTCAAGCGCAAGATGCTTCCGGAGTCTGGGCAGCTGATCGTCAGGAACGGCGATACCTCACCGCTTTCTGGTACGACCATACGTACAACGGTGTTGTCACCGAAGTTAACGTGCTCGCCTTCTTCATACTGGCGACGGATCACAGTAGCTTTGCAAGCAAAGCGAAGGAACGTTTGGAATTGGAACGGGAGTTCTTGCTCACTGAATGTATAGTTCATAAATATCCTCTTCTGGCCTAGTTAACAACATAAAGCCTACCCGAAGGTAGGCTGTCTATAGCGTCTGGCATTCCAGAACGCAGGTATCAGTCGATGAAAGACACCAGCGGGTGTAAGGAATCTAACCTTACTAGTTGTTCAGCAATAAATTGTTAAAGAGCATCAAGAGAAAGGAAACAACACATGCAGTATCACCACATATATAGTTGTACTCAATTCTCATTATACGGGTTCTCTCTTGGGAGGGTCTTCGAGTGTCCAGTCCAAATTTGTTGGGGATTCCCGATGCTCACCTTTCGGTTTGAATTGACACCGGGTGATCCGTCCCTCGTGGCGCACCAACGAACAAGACGCGTCTAAGACAACCTCATATTGCCTTTGCAATCGCAAGAGTTCAACGCTGAGTACTGTGTGTTCTAAGATCTCACCTAAAGCTGCTTCTCTGCGCTCTGGTAAATTCTCAGCTCGTCCCCAATCAATGATGATCTCAAAGATTGTAGCTCCATACTCAGGATGATAACCGTACTGACGAATGGTGTATAGGTCGGTGACCTTGTCTGCGTAGGACTCCAAACACGTTAACGGTTCATTCGTCACTTGAGTGAACGTCAAAGGTTTGGGCGTAGGTGTAATTTCAACCAACACCAAGTGAGACATTATGCCTCCTTGCGTTTGTTCCGTGTACGATCAGCTGTCCGATCTACTTGGACGAAGTCAGCATCGTCTTCATCAAAGATCTCAGGAAACTGCCGGGTCAACGCTCGCGTAATCATACGCTTTGCAACTTCAGCGTCGATGTAGTTATACAGGATCACACCACGGTGGTAAAGGAAGAAGTGATACCAACGTCCGTTCATTCGGACTTCACCCTCAAAACCACCGTAAGAAAGCGTATCAGCATTGTGATGCTCACGGTACACGTCCAGTTGCACATTACCATCGGTATGTAATTGCAGCAGGTCATTACCCATGCCACCGAAGATAGTCGGACGTTTACGTGAACTTACCACGTCACTAATGGAATCCATCAGACGTGGCATATCTGTAACCAGTTCTTGGATATCGCAGATCTTATCTAGACCATTGCGAATCTCGGCTTCGATTTCATCACGGGTCTCTACAGACCAATGTTGAACAGGTGCCTCCAGGATGTGGACACCAAACCAAGCGAAGCCGTTGTTGTGTTTGACTTTGATGCAAAGGTGGGGAATGTTCCCCTCACCATACTGCCTGTTAACGGTATATTGTTCAATCCGTTTTAGGAGTATCCTGATTGTATCAGGGACCTCCACGATGTGTGCTGACATGATAATAAAACCTTTTGGAAACTTGAGAATTCTTTAAAGCAAACATTTTGCTCACCAGATAATAAACGGCAGTAGATTAATCTACTGCCTTGAAGTTGAGGTTAACTCCGTATTTGGAGTTGTCGATATATTCTTGCCGCTTCTTCCACTCGTCTTCACGATCAGTGAAGTTGCAGATGAAGTGGATCTCGAAACCACGTTGGTTCAGGATATCCGAAGCCTGATCCGTAACGAAGTCGTTCAGCTTTTCATTGCGGCTACCACCGGCCATGTTTACCAGCCGGACGTAGAAGTTGTTCAGCAGGGTCGATTCAGCAATCCCTACTTGACGATTCGTCAGCACGAAATAGGCATGGGTGCTATTGTGACGCACCACGTACAGCGAACCAGCGCCAGTCTTGTCGATCTGTTTACGGGAAGCCAGCAGCTCCGCCTCGTACAGTTCGTTTTCCAGCTCTTGTGCAGAGAAGCGCAGCGGTTGGGTCAGGAACCACAGTTCCAGTTCGGCACCACGTTGTTTAGCTTTCTTCACGCAATCAGCACCAGCCCCCGACTTGCTGTGGAAGTTGTTGATGATCGACGCGTAGTTGCTGGTCTCACCCAGCCACACTTCACCGGTATCGCCAATGATGATACCGAAGAAACCACCCTTTGCAGATTTCGGTGCAGTGCGTTGTTTGGTGTAATCCGCCATGTAACGACGCAGGATACCACGGCTGATTTCACGGTTAGTCTTAACTTCTGCCACTTTTATTTACTCCTAATGTGGTGTATCTACAGCTGTTATATAGCTGTTAATTGTTTTTCAATTCTTCTTTGCGTGCTTCTTCTACACGCTTAGCCAAGTCTTTACGCCATTCTTCAAACGGCATGTACTTTACTTGTTGCACACTGGTTTGATGGCAACGTTCCATTACGCCATACGGAACAACAGCTTCACCAGTACGGTTTTGTTCGTAAAGCCATTTGTCCATGCAGTTACTGAGCATCGCATGACGCTCCGCGAGTCTCGGGGTTACTTCGAAGTTTACCCACAAGGCCAGGTCTTGGTCAAGAGCCGTATTAGAAGAAGCTTGGAAGAGATCTTTTGGATTGGTCACGATCTTTGCTACACACAGCAGGCAGATGATTACCAACGCGCCAAAGCCAGCCCAACGAATATGTCCACGCATGTTAAATCCCTAAACGAAATAAAGCAGCCCCGTAGGGCTGCATTTATGCCACGACTTCAGTAAAGTGAATCACAGACATTGGTGGGCAATTGTCATTGCTGCCACGCATGTAGTAATACCCAGCCAAAGTTTCGTGTGGTTTGATTACACGGAATGAATCACCCTTTTCACCGAGAACGATGTGCGAACGCCCTTTAAGCGCTTTGACTGCCAACCGCTCACGCAGAGTGACTACTTGATTCTTTTCTAGCATTGAATATACCTGATGTTGTTTACATCAGATGATGTTACCAGGTATATTTTTCGTCCCAGAACATTTTCTTCGTAATGGCATGGAACTCGCGCCACTCTTCATTCCACACGCCGGTACGCGCATTTGGCAAACGCCACATGGTATCGTCATGCTTAAGGTCGAGTGTCAGCATTACTTTCTTCCACCCATTGCGAATCTTACGAAGCTGAGTAGCTACCGAGTAACGTACGGCACGGTTGTTACTGGCGGATTCTTTTGTAATACCAGGGCCACCGTCAATACGGATACCCAGGCGAATAGCTTCAGCTACCAACTCAGCAGTTGCACGTTCCCAGCGTACGACACGTTCAGCAATCGTCATGTGTACATCCATGCGATAGTTCTGACCACCTGGAGTCATTGACATCCAATCTGGAAAACGGACGCTAACAAAATGCATGTAATCCGGATTGTCTTTATGCTTATTCAGGTGTTGGATCAAGCATTCACTAGTTTCTTTTGGTTCAGGTTCTGGTGCATCTGCCAGAGTTTTCATCTTGTTAGATGCTCTGTTGTGAATAGAATTACCTACGATGAAAGCTTTAAGTGCTACGCGGAATTCTTCCCACAAGCGCATATCTTCTTTGGTTTCAGGGACAGCCCACTCTTCAACTGCAGACCAGACCTTTTGAATTTTGCAGACGTTCTTCCACGACTTACGATCTTCGCGGAAGGTACCATGTTCAAGATAACGTTGCAGCAAACTGATCGCGCTATAACGCCGATGCTTCTTACCAGCCAACCCAACATGGTTTACATCTAGCTCCTTCGCTTCATACAACAGAGCGAAAGCAGCTGCGTGAACCATTTTGATCCGATATTCCATCGGCTTGGTCAGGTCGTAGTTAATACCACCTGGGAAGTGCGATTGAAAAGTTGGTTGAGAAACAGTCAGGAACGATACGAGTGTCATGTTAAGCCTTATTTTGAAATGCTGAGAGACCGGCGATAATGCGTACAACAGATTCCTTTACAACAGGGCGTTCCCGATGATAGATCGGGAGTTGTTGGTTACTAAGGTACTCAATCAACAGTTCCTTATTTACCTTACCCAAGTGCTTGACACGAATGATGTCTTCTACCAGTTCACCCTTCTTGTTCAAAGAACGGTAGACAGTAAGAACGAAGCAGTAGCCGTCTACTTCATCAAACATGTCTTCTTCAGCCACGAACGTGTTATTCGCAGCTTTATACCACGGGATATAAACTTTACCTTGCATCAGTACTTGATCCCTAGATTATCAAAAGCAACAATCAAAAGAACGATCACCACGACGATGTAGTTACACGTCACGAGAGTTTTCTTTAAGTAGGTCATGGCATCGCTGGTAGGATCTATACCGGAGATGAATCCACATCCCCACATGACCCAACCCGCACCCACCAGAATAAAGAATGCACTTACTACTGTGATGAACATGCTACTACTCCTAACGTCATAAGCGAGCCCGAAGGCTCGCCGTTTATGCAGCTTGGGTATCCAGCAGATATTGGTCGCGAACAGTGCGCCATTGATCTGCAAGATTAACTCGGTTGTAATTCGACTTCAGGTGGTTCAGGAAGTCCTTAGCTGGACGACGCTCCAGGTACTCGAGATCGTTTGGATCCCATGGACTTCCGGTAACCGATACTTGTGCGGCTTTACCCAGTTCCAGCATCTCCAACGCTTTCTGTTGGAATGGACCTTCCCCAGCATAGCCAGCCATGCCAGGGAATTTATCCAGGAACTTAGGCCAATGCTCCAGAATGTACTCACGACGCAGACGTGCCAGCTTTGCGTCTTTGGTTTCTACTACTACGGATTGGACTGTTTGATTACTCACTGTGATATCCTTGTTTGATTGCACCAACAAATGGTTCACCCACCAAATGGAAGGTCTGACACACCATTGGTTTGAAACGTAAATTTAAACTGGCACGCATGTCGACTTTGTACATCGTCATGACGTGTGGTTCACCTTTAAGTTTCCGATGGTTGCCATCAACAGGATATACTTCATTCAGCTTAGTGAGTTGCGGTACAACGAAATCCACAATCCACTTGTTGTGATCGATGTGGCTACCGATCTGAGTTGTGGTAGGCAAACGAGACCACTCGGTCAAACCACCGGCACCACGAATATCGAAGTACCAGGAGTCTTGAGGATCTTCCGAGTAGAACCCTTGCAGCATGAAAGCTACACCGTCGGCCTTACGAACGACTTCAATGACGTAGAACGATTCATTTACCATCTTCGAGTACCTTTGATAGTTCCCAACTGATGTCAGGGATTACATAGGAAGGACCGACGTAACGGACATGTGCTTCACCGTTAGCATCGATATGTACGCGGACCATATCCGATTCATCGAACTGTTCCAGGTTATCTAGCGAACGATGCATCACAGGGCGACACACTTGAGAATAACCGTATTTCTCGTTTTCAGTCTGATCCGTGTCTTCCAGATCAATCCAGAACGTGGTGTTGCGTGCAGGTACTCGCCACTCAATGTCATCGAAGATAAAGTCTTCACGATAACTATCGACTGGGAAGTGTTGGCGATGAGTCAGACGAACTGAGCGGAGTTTAAACATCCGCCAGCTTGGTACTACACGCCAACTCCATAGCGCTACGGCAACCCACGCACACAGCAGCATCAGCGCTAAACCAATCAAAACAACAGTGTGCCAATTACTACTGGTGTCAGGAACGATCCAGCGAGCGACGTCACCCATGTAGTAAAGACCAGGGAAGTAAAGTGCGTAAGCGATCCATTGACCATACTTCTTAAGAAACTTGTACATTTTGATTCCTAATGTCGGCATAAAAGTGAGCCCGAAGGCTCACCCTTTAAAGTCAAACTCAAACACAGCGTCAGAGCTACGGCGTTGTACGTTCCACAGCAGCACGTAGTATTCACCTGCCGGTTGTTTCAGCTTGGCGAGGAACTTCGACAATGCTTCTGGTTCATTCACAAACCCAGAAGCGATCATCATACCTACGTGGTAGTCCGCTGTATCAGCAATGGTGTTGCTGGTGTTCTTAGGGCACCAGATCAACTTCTTGACACGGGACGCTTCACACACTTGACCGATTGGATCTGCACCCAACCGATCACGAGCTACACGGATTACGTGCATTAGGCTTTGCCTCGCAGCTGTCCCAGACCTTCTTCCAGTTTGCGCTCTACCAGGTCACCGTTGACGGCGAAGTAGATGCCTTCACTGGTGGTAATCAACAGATCCCCGATAGTGAACATCGAGTACTCTTTCAGGGTTTGCTTATCCCACTTGGCCACGCGCATCATATCGCGCACAACAGCTTGTGGGTGTTGGTTACCCAGGCAAGCGATACCAGTGATCGGGTTACCTTCCATGGTACGTACTTCTTCAGCACGGAAAGGCACGTAAGCGTTGAAGTCCTGGGACTCTTCGTTCGACGTGATGGTCACGTCATTACCCTGCACTTTCAGGTGATAGTGGTGGGTCGAACCATTGAACAGTTTCACGTCCAGGGTTTTTGCTTCAGCAGCTTGGGTCATGCTTGATTTCCTTTTTAACGTAATGCGGAAGAACAGCAACAGGTTCATCCGAATTGGTTTCACGAATTTGAATGTTGTAATGTCCAACAGGAACATTACTAACAGCAGTTGAACCGATCTCGATCATAGCGTACCGTGCAGCTTGATACTGATCGAAATAGATTCGTTCATGCTCTACTTCCGTAGGCATAAATAAAGCCTTGCGAGTAGACTTAACACGCGAATAGAACTTTCCCACCATACGAGAGTATTCGTAGGGAACTTCCATTTTGTCATTCACCAAGACGATGTAATACCGCCTTGGTGGAATAACACCGCGCCGTTGGTCGTTTCTATAGTCCCACGGGCTGGGCATAGGTGGTAGCCTCTGACAGCTTAGCGATAACTTCTTCCTTTACCGGAGCATTCCGATAAGGCTCATCGCTTTTACGAACACCCCAGACTTCAGGAGCCTTGGATGGATCGTAAGACATGATCTGAACAATCGTACCCTTGCCAGCATACAGCACTTGACCAACACCAGGTTTGGTAATGAACACGTCTTCTTTCAAGACGACGAATTCACGGACCTCAAAGTTCTTTTGCGACATTGTTACCTCAGTTCAAATACTTAGCACGTGCAGTTTGCAACGGTGTGCGTTCAAACCCGATGTGAGCACCAAACGGTTCCTTATCCAGAACCAATTGATAGTCTTCATCGTAACCCTGTTCCCATGGTAGTCGACCAGCAGCATCCGACACTACCAGTTGATACACCATAGCTTTCTTGCGCTCGTCTTCGTTGTAGAACACAGCGTGTTGCCAGCCGTATCCTGCAAACCAGCGATCAACGTCAATCCGACGCAGGTGAAGACGATCTGTCGGCAGTGCCGTGATCCCTTCGTATCCCCGTTGCCTCATGAGGAACTCGAAGAAGTCTTCAGTAACTAGATCCCCATCGATTGGTTCTTTCGCCCAGTCCAGATACGCCAGCATGTCACCGATGTGATTGCGCATTGCACCGAGTTCCATGTCCGTAAGACTGAAACCCAGTACCAGATCAGGACGCCCATAACGAGCGTTGCCAATAGTAGCAAGCACAGGTGGTGCGTCTGGATCAGGAGACGAACTGATGAACTCCCATTCAGAGTCACCCAGAGCTTCACGAATCATCTCTACCGTGGCCAGGCGTGCTTCTTGAATGCCTTCTTTCGTGTGATGCGATGGAAACGCCAGCATTTCATTTCCTCAATTCAAGAGACAGTAGTCAGTTGTGTTAGATGCTCTAATCGTTGCTTCAACCCTTTTGCAGTCTTTTGCAGAATGAATCGGTATTTCGATAAACTTCAGATCCATGTTGGAGAAATGGCTAGGGCTCGAATACTGTGCTTGCAGTTTCCGATTAGGATGCCGTCCAGCCTGCAACAAGGCAAGTTGTTTATCTACTTCAGCGCTCACCGTACGAGATTGTCCGATGATAAACCAACCACTAGACACATGATCGATTATGTAAACGCCTTGGGTCACCAACGTACTGCGTGCTCCGTTGTTCGGCACAATCGCACCAGACTTCAGTTCACGGTATGTCAATGACCAGGTATATGCTTTTTCTTCAACGGTGTACATCGCGCACTCCTAAATTCACATTAGATTTAGGAGACAAGTACTATTTGCCAAACAGAGGAATCCGACCACCGCTACCAAACCATTCCAGGAAACGAGTCCACAGATTTTGCTGAGGGTATACCTGGACATAGTCGAGGATACGATCTTCATCAGTTGCACGAACGTCGTTGTTTGGCGCACGCTCTGGTTGCTTCGGTTGAGAGTTCTTGAGTTGTTCACAGAACTCGTAACGCAACTCCAGATACTTCGAACGCTTGGCATCTGGTTTCTCCAGAGCCCACAGATACAAAGCAGCCAGGTTATCCCAGGTAGTACCCGATTGGATATTGCTGGTGCGATGAGCTTCCAGTGCTGCGAGTTTGATCAAGCTCTTCTGATCAGCATTTGTGATGATCAGGTGGTGTGGGACCAAATTACGCTTGCAGAGTTCACGGAAACGTTCGTTCAATTCAGAGGCCATTTACTTTGTCCTTGCTGGTGTAGAAATAGGTGCCTTTGGAGTTCTTTACTTCGATGATATCCCCACCAGCATCTATTACCAGTTCGAGGGTATCACCTTTGTGTGCCACGGTAATAGGTGTTTCATTTACCGAGAGCACGATGTCTTCCTTAGCTGTTAATGTCATTCGCCCACTCTTTGTTGTCAAAGCCTTTGGATGGTGCTTGTGCCTTACCCGCTTTGTGGATAAGCATTTCGATATCGGCATGGATATCAGCCAATTGGAACATCAGTTGAATCCGCGCCAGCTTCGTGACTTCGTGATCATACGCACCACGCTCGACACGAGCTGCCTCAGCAAAGAGCGCTTCAGCAGTCATGCCGGTGGTTTCGATGCCCAGTTTGGAAAGCAGGCGTACCAGTTTCAGGTACATCAACGAGTGGACGTTGTCGTTGAGGAACGAAGTGCTCAGCTCAACGCCGTAGACTTGGTCGATGTATTCCTGGATGTTATCAAACTGCATTAGGTGTATTCCTTCAGTACGTCTTCGAGATCATGGGGATTTACAGAACCAACTTCGCCGTAGTTATCGACGTTAGTGCACACAAACAGATCGCCATCGCGCACATCATCCGCGTGCTCGACTTTGAGTTGATCGCCCTCATTCGCATAAGGAATATCATGTTGCTGGCCATTACGATCCAGGACCGTAATGAAGATATCACGCGCGGCGGTCAAGACCATTCCGGGTTCGACTTTCGACGCTGCGATTCCGCGGACTGCCATGGTTAGGATACGTGCGAGCATGAGTGGGCTCCTTAACTTTCACTCGCCAAGTTTGGTCGAGGATGGAATTAATACAAGGACGGTTCATTTATTTTGGCTCTCCTGTCACTAAGGAGTAATGTAGAGCTGTAATTTTTTACAACATAAAAGAGTCCCCGAAGGGACTCCGTTTAGTTGAACTGCAGCTTCAAGCCAACGATCGGTGATTCCCGATCAACATGAATGGTGCAGTAACCAGTTGTTGGGTCCAGCGTAAGGATAAAGCCCCAACGCAGTCCGCACAGTTTGGTTACATGACCGATTTCGATACGAGCCTTACCACGACTTACATAAGCTGGATCACCCAACTCAGTAGGCTTCATGCGGGAGATATCATGAACACACAGGTTATCCCCAGCATCGATATACGCGATCTGCTTAACCGCCAGCGTTACAGACTTGCCGTCGTTCTGACACAGTGCATACAGATCAATCGGATCTTTATCCGTGATCTTGACAAAACCGGTTTCAACAACTTCACCACTCGGCAGGATTACCCGCTGTGGCATGGATTGCGCGTGCTGTACAAACAGCTGCGCGTTGTTATTACGTTGCAATACTGGGAATTGCCCAGGATTCAATTTTTCAGACATGCGAGATTCCTTACGAACGTTGACGTCACTACGATACCCAGTGTCATTACAACACTTAGGAGGAACGTGATCTCGCTAATGGGCGGTTCACCAACTTTCCTCACTAAGCTTTGCTCCAACGGAGCGTAGCCACAGGCTTGGACAAATTGGTTTGTTCGAATCGAGTGATCCGTTCACCTACCAATTTGATCTGTACCCGGAAGAACAAAACGTCTTCAGAGTTTCGTAGGATTGGGCTCAGCTTCGCCACTTCCTCAGACTTGTGGTAACGTACCTCAGTGCCTGTGATCGTGATATAGAAGTCATTCAGCCCAGCGTGTAGCTTCTTACTCCCATCAGGAGAAACAAGCTTAGAACGCTCTACAACGCGCTGGTTACCGTACATCGTGGTAACGTCTACGCTGTCAAAGTTCATTTCCATTACTGGCTTTCGTGCCCAACTGAGCAACCACCAAACACCAGCCACCATGCCCAGAAAAATCAGGGCCAAATTTCCTGCACTTACATCTACTAACATCTTGCCCCCACAAATGGCTTAGTTGCTTTTATCATGCCAGCCACGGAATGACGCTTAGGGATATCTAGTTCAGATATCTCTTCCCCCGTATAAATAGAACGCACACTGGTAAGGGAACCGTCAGGATCAACATTGAACTCGACGGCCCCGGAAGGATGAATACCCAATGAACGCCAAGAGACCAAATCGGTTTCAATAATGAAATGCCGCAACTTACCCAAAAACTCAGTAACCCACACATTGTCTTGTTTGATCAGCTTGACGTCCATTTTAGTTATCCTTGTTTAGCCATGGCTTCCCGCAAAAGATCACCCATGGTCGAGGTGGGTTTCTTTTTGATGCGTTCACCGAAACCGTGTTCTTTTGCTAATCGTTCGATCATATCGAGGTTTTCGATGATCTTATCGATCTGCAAACCAGCGCTCAATACTCGGGCCTGTGCATACTGTCCAGCCTCGGCCTTGATCAGAATGTCATGAGCTTGCATGTACTCGGCGCGACGTTCTGCCAGTTGTTTGCTATCGAACCCAGCGTAAGGACGGAAGCGGATATGCATGAACCCGACTTCCATACCTGCGAAAGCTTCACTTACAGCGATTTGTTTTTCTTTCGGTACATGAAACCCGAAGGATTGGAACAACGCAATCGGAGACCGAACTTCGGTCTTTGCTGGTGCAACGTAATTCGAGAGATCCATTATACTTCCTTAGGTACAAATGCTTCGTAGTGTTTCATGGCATAAAGCATCGGAGTAACTTTACGCTTGGAATTATGATGCACGTATGGCTGGTTACGCAGATCACGGTTAATCCGAAACCATTCAATCGCTTGCTCTTGAATCTTTTGCACCGAGTCACCCAAGAACAACACATGGGCTGGCTCGTATTTGAAAGTCCCATCATGCCAACGACTAGCATGCACGCAAACCCGAACTTCAAAGATACCGAACCCAGCAAAACCATTATACTGACAATTCTGCCAGATCAGGTCTTCAGGCTTGACTACCAACAGATCACTGTGACAGTATTTAACCGAAAGGATGAGTTGCTCAATCGTGGTGTCTTTGGAGATGTCGTAGAATTTGTAGGACTGGTTTGTAGTACATTGCCGAATATCAGTACACTCAAGCATGTTCACACTCGAACTGTTGACTGATAGAGGCACGCATTGCAGCGATGTCTTCAGCAGTGATGAGATTGAATGCCACCAGCTGCACAGAGTGATGGTAGGTTTTATCCCCATCAATCAATGTGAAGTGAACAATTGCGCTACCTTCGTATTTGTCGATAGCTGTACAGCGCCAGTCGAAGTTAAGGAAAGAGAACAGCACGCGATGTGCGCGTTCCAGTTCTTCATCAACCATGTTTGCCAACAGATAGTCGATCTCACCAAGGACTTCATCACGGTCGAAATCACCATCACGTCCTACGGTCACATGCCCCACGTCAGCAGAGATTGGCATCCCCAGTTGGTCATAAGCTGCCATGGTGGCGCTCCAGGTTTGCAAGAAGGTACGTGCAGCATGCAGTTCCGATTTAGTGGGTTGTTTAGGACCCAGCTTACGGAATGGAGCACATGGATTACCAGCTTCGGTGATACCATGATAACCTATAACATCACGACCAGCAATCAAGGCGATACCAGCATTACGTTGAACAAAATTCTGCACGAACGTTTCAGCTTCTTTTTGATTCTTGAAGATAGCGCAACGAGAGTCCAACGTGAACAAACGCTTGGAGTGTTCGTATTCATCCCAGAACGGCATATGCATGCCGAGCGAACCATGTTCGTTCAGATAGGTACGCTGTGAATGCTGACCACGAATTTGGGTTTCAATGTAAACTACACATTTAGTCATCTTAAATGGACCTATTGTTTTCTTTGTCAAAGAGACGGTTAACAGCGAAGAAGAACTGTACGTTAAACCGATAAGGCCAACCAAACGGTTTAGGGTCTGGTGGATTAGCTTCATCATGGATTAAACGCACAGAGTTATTTACAACTTTGATGCGGCGGTCAGGCATGTAGACTTGTGGCCCATAAGTAGGACACGTATCATACTCGCCATCGGGTAATTCGGTTATAGGCATACGTCATTCTACCCCCGCTATTGTGTAAATGATAGGGGTGGACAGATACAGCAGAAACAACACGGCGACCGTACAAGTAAACCACTTGTAGAGCTGACGATCAATCTTTCCATTCCCTGCCAATAAAGCTACGGAACTGGAAAGCCATACCCACAAGACACCACCCATGAGAAAAGTAAGTGCCCACATCATGCCTTTGAACATGTTAGTACCCGAACTTCTCATTTACGAATGGAACTTTGAACAACTGGAGCAGATCCATGACTTTGTACTTCTCTTCGTCATTGGTCGGCATGAAACGCAGCTCATCGCCCGGTAACCAGATGTAAGGAACCTGTGTTTCGTCTTCGATCATTTCAACCAGATCGAGGATACCTTTCTCAGCCCACTCATAAGGATCGAGTTTGATGTCGGTACGACGCCACACCAACAAATCTTTGTGGTGTTCGATCATCTCGATCACGTACAGTGCATCAGCGCCATCTTTAGGAATATAGGTCATGAGACCTTCATCCCGACGATCTGGTTGGTACCAGCCTTCCATGAAGTTGTGGATACCATCAGCAGCTTCCACAGCCTTAGTGCTCAATGGGTCAAACTTGACTGTGATCTCCAGTGGCTTACCGTCGTTATCCAACAAGTTAAGCCGACGCTTCAACAGGGTACGGAACTCAGTCCAATCAGAGCCCCAGAACTCGATGAACACCCATTCACCATCAGGTGCATCGAAACCACCCTGGAAGAAGGCATTGCATTTCTGCCGTGCCTTGTAGTATTCGCAGGTGTAGTACTGGGAACGCATGAAGCGAGAAAAGATCTGGTGCACAGATTCGGTAACGTGCTTACCGTAAATGTTGATACCTGGACCTTTACCGGGTTGTGGCTTTACTGGAATCTTGATCATTACGCAATCCTTACGTGTGGTTCGTTAGCCCGAGGTTTGTGATCTACACGAGCGATTTCTTTTACATCTTGCTCATGGAGATTAGTAGCCCGGTAGAACGAGTCGAGCGCTGCTTCCAGCGACATCGAATTCTTAGCGGTCCACTGAGTGCCATTGAAGGCAGTAACTTGCCAGATCATGCGGCTTCCTTAAAGAGGTAGGTGCGTTGAGAAGTTGCTGTTTGAATCAAACCGTTGTTGTCATCCTGTCGACGGATGAATATTCGGACAGGCTGATCGAAATCTTTGTCTACCTTGAGTAGCTTTCGCATTGCAGCTGGCGATAGCTCCATCATGCTTGCCAGGAAACCACGGGCTTCCTTGTACGTGTCAATAACCAACGCATTACGTTCCTGGGAACACAGCCCTGCTTTCACCACGGGTTTAAACAGCGTGCTCTCAGGTTGCTTTTCAGCGGTAATGAAAAGCTTGGAATCACCTTTGCGTACTTCAAAAATATACTTCGACATCATTTCATCTCCACGGAATGCAGTGTATACCATGACTTGAAGAAACCGAAATAGGTACGTTCTTCTAGAAGTTCTACTATGATGGGTCCTTTCTTCCAGTTATGGACTGTTTCCATCTTTAGGATGGAACCATCTTCATAGAAACTGTAGACCCCCTTCGCATCTGCATATGAATCATACTTGGCCGCAAAGCGTAGATATTCGTTCATTCCCCACACACTACCGGGCTCACGTATACCTACCTTACCATTGGCATCGGCAAAGCATTGATACTCATGTTTCCACCGGACTTCAAGTCCTTTGAAGTACTTGTAGCGAAAGCGAATAACATAACGGCCACCCAGCCCACGAGTAGACGAATTGTTATATCGGCAGTCTTGCCAGTAACCGACAATACCAATCGATCCCAACAGTGCAGAAAGTCCCAGTGCACCGATAGCAAACCAACCATAGATACCAATTTCCATCGTACTTCCTTAGTTTCACACAAAAAGAAAATGGGCCCCGAAGGGCCCATCTTTTAAGGCTGGGCGTCCACCACTAGCTTCCGGAAACCAACGGAGGCTTTGTGATGAACGGCATCGGCCTTAAAGATGATTTTGATGAAGCGTTGCAGCGCAAACTGCTTAAGCTCGGTGTCCGGGGTGTAGATGAGGTTTTCGAAACCAACACCTACCCAAACAACCAGAAACTTTACGTGATCTTCTTTAACATCCATACGGATGCTGGTAACCTTACGATCTGGATTTACAACAAACAGATCGAAAAGTGGAGATTCGGGGCCAAGGTGCTCATGGTACTGGCGCAGCGTTTCAGTCAGTGCATCATTGTGTTTTGCAACGTGCTTCGGGAGAGCTGCAGCAATTTGTTCTTTAGTAGGCATATCGTGTTGCTCCATAGTTTTCTTAATCCACGAAAGTAATATAGGCTTTTAAAATGTTTAAATCAAGTCTTTTCTTCAAAAAAAAAATACGGCATAAAGCTTCCCCGAAGGGAAGCAGTATGATTAAGCAGTAACGGTAACAGTCTTGGTGACGCTGTACTTGCCAGCTTCAGCAATGGTGATAACCGAGGTACCGGCTTCAACACCAGTAACCAGACCAGTCGAATTAACGGTGGCCTTAGCGGTGCTACCAGAAGTGAAGGTCGGCGATGCGGTGTATGGCTGGCCGTTCTTGGTGACGGTTACAACCAGTTGTACGGTAGCGCCAACAGCAGCGCTAGGCGAGGCTGGAGTTACAGTAGCAACGTAGACGTCAGGTACGACTGGAGCAGCTTTGTCAGCGAAAGAAACAACTACACGAGTAGCTTCTTGGGTGACAACTACTTGTTCCCAGCCAGCAGCTTCAACAGCTTCTTTCAAAGCGGCTTGAGCAGCAACGGTCAGAACAGTCTTATCGACAATCACTTTCAGGTTGTGAGTTTCGATTTCATCGTTGCCGAGGTAATCGATAACACGTTGGGTAGTCAGGTGCGCATTGATCGCTTCTTCGAGTGGAGCATTGTCCAGTTCGATACGTTGTGCAACAGCAGCAGCTTGAGTTAGAATAGCCATAGTGGGCTCCTTTGTGATCTCAGAGGAATCTACATAGGTAGATACATAAGATCACACACCCTCAGCTATTAATGTAACTTGCCCACATGTCGGCAATAGGAACGATGTCTGGTTCATCACCAGACAGATCAACGTTCAGCATGCGCTCACGACCATCGGTCATTACTACCGAGCAGTTATCGATACTGACCAACGTAGCTTCTACGCCAGCGTCCATACCCATTCGGTAAGCTTGGGACATGGTAGCCCCTTTAGCAAACGCCGGAATGTTACGGTCATTTACTTGAGTTTGGATTTCAGAGAAGAAAGCTACACGAGCAACACGTGAGCTTTCAACCATCTTCCGTTCCAGGTCTTTAAGAACAGCATGCGCGTGTTCGAGTTCTTGCCGTGTTACGGCTGGTGCATTAATCGTGTCGCTCACAAGCGGAGTCCTCGATGATTGGTTCGATTTCGGTGATAGAGATTTTCTTGAACTTCTCGGTAATAGCCAATTGACCACCAACGAGTTGTTCGATTTCTACACCGAAGTCATAAGCACATTGTTCTTTATCACGGATATTCCAAGCGTGCTGGTCAGCTGCACCGAAAGCACCCAGACGACCAGACTCGTCATACTCAAGGAACAGCGGTTGTTCCAACATGGCAATAGCATCAACACCATGTCGTTTGAAACGGAACCCGGTGAACCATGTTCTTTTGGGCGTGTGTACGACTTCAGGGAAATCGTTATCAACCCATTCTTTCAATCCGCCACCTTGGATGTTGATGAGATACACCCAGGTGTAGTATGCCACAAGTGCAACAATGACGATACATACGGCAGTAACGGTGACGGTAGGCGAAGGCAGCGTAAACATTTCGGATTCCTGTTAGGTCATTTTGGTGTAGAGGACAAAAGAGATGTAAAGCAAGCCTACCGCTGCGAGCCCGATAGGTGCACGATAAGCATAGACAAACGAGAGCAGTTTTTGTTTCATTGCAAAGTTCCTGGTTGTGGTACATACCAGAAAGCAGTGCGTATTTATTAATCGAAAAACAACCCAACGTATTCGTAAAACTTGCTGGTCATTGGTGCAAAGTTCTCATGCTCTTTAGGCACACGCACAATGTCGATGTAATCCATCACTTGTGCAGCCCCTTCAACCCTTAGGCGATCTGCACCAGCTTCACCATCGGACTGGGCAGACATGTGTTTGGCTAAGCCTTCTAAGAAAGCTTCCTGATCGTTGATGACAATCATGGGTTGTTTGACAGTGCTCATGTTACTCTCGCTCCGAACGTTCTTTAATAACGGTATCCCGATACACCCGTGGGTCTTCCATTGCTTTAGAATACACGAATTCGTGCCACCCTTCATAAATAGCTTGCGGTAGATGGCCAGCTTCAGCCATCGTACGGAAACCTAGGGTAATACCGTGGAGTATCCCATGTCGTTGACCATTGTAATAGCCAAGCATGATAGGACATGGATCTTGATGGTTCTCTGCGTACGACTTACCCTGAGACTCTACGATCATGTCATGGAATAGTTCTCTGTAATCTGTCACACTGCGGTTTCCTCAGGGTTAGCGTAGAATATATCAACGTGCTTTTGGAACTCTTCTGAGATCATACTTGTGTTAGATTCACCAGACGAGATGGTGAGCTCAAAGTAATCCAGAGCAAGCTTAGTCCCTAGGTGAACAGACCTAAGCTCAGATTCATCCACATGGGGGAGTGCATCATGAATGTATGCCACCAAACCAGAAAAGAATTTATCATTATTACCAAACATAAGAAACCTCGAAAAAAGAAACGGCAGAAAGCCTCCCCGAAGGGAGGCATCTGTATTACTTGCCGAACATGCGGTTAGACATGCCCGAGGTACCGATAGCTTCGTATGGCACGAAGATAGCAGCGTTGTTCTTAGCCATTTCGCCTTGAACTTCCAGGGCTTTGTATTGCAGCAGGCGATCACTCAGGCCATCAGCAGTGATGGCGTTGGAGTCACGCAGGGTCTTGGCTTTAGTTAGCTCGATATCGCGATCCAGTTGGGCCAGCGCCAGAGCGTTGGTACGCTTGGCAGTTTCGATGGCTTGCTGGTTGGTTTCGGTTTCGATAGCCAGCTTACGCTCGGATTGTTTCTCGATGGCATCGGTAATAACTTTAGGGTATTGCAGGTTACCCAGAGTTACGTTGGAAACTTCCAGAGGAGAAGAGGCCATTGCTTTAACCAGACGATCGCCGAGGTCTTTGGTGATGTTGTCGAAGTTGGCAGCTACGTCTTCGGTTTTGTACTTGCCTACAACCGAACGGGAAACCGACTGCACTACGTCCAGACCGTAGACACCGTAGACTTGCTGCAGAGTAACGCGTTTGTCTTTGACCTGGATGTCGTTGAACATCTGGTTAAGAATTTTCTCGTTACCACCGATACGAGTACGGAACTTGACGTCGAAAGTCAGGTCCAGTTTGTCTTCCATCTTCACGGTGATGGTTTCGGCAACGGTGCGAGTACCGGTTTCCAGCAAGACCAGTTCATCACGGCCCCACAGAGTTTCTTTACCTGGTTCCAGGATCTCTGGGTTGTAGCCTGAGGTGGTCAGGACCTTACCTTTGTAAGCAGGTGGGATGACTTCGAACGAGCAGCCTTGCAGTGCAACGACAGCAACCATGGCGAGTGCAGCAGATTTGATAACAGACAGCAGTTTCATGCAGCTATTCCTTTTGAATTTGAGAGGTGCAGCAGACAGCCCGACTTATCGGGCTATCGAATTATTTGTCGAGATTGCCAGCGTCAATTTCTTTACGCAGTTCAGCAGCAGCTTTCTTTGTCGACTCAGGAGAAGCGGATTCAGGACGAACCACTTCACGCTTTTCGGTCAGTGTACCAACCTGATCGAAGCGAGCACGATCGCCTTGGACTTGATGGACGCCGACGTTGATGAAGCTACCAGTCCAAAGCACGAGGACTGCGATGCTCAGCAGCCAACGCCATTTGGCGGTAATACCAGCGACCAGTTCGGCTTTCGAACGGATCAGCCAGATACCCAGGGTGACGATCAAGGCAATGCCCATGACCGCACCGATAACACTACCTTGCCAGTAAACAGGGAAGTCCATCATTGTTCCTTACGAGTTAACGGTCTCAGCCCAGGAAGCATTCAGCGATTCGCTCAGACCTTGAACAGTGGAGATGCCACCCGATGCAAAGGCTTCTTCCAGAACGACAACGGTGCCGGTGATGGCGGTGTTGACAGCCAGGGTCTTGTCTTCAACAGCCAGTGCTTCGGTGCGCATGACGTTGATTGCGGCAACTACAGCAGCGTTGTTTTCGGTGGTGGTGTTGCCAGCTTGAGTATCGGACATTACAGAGTTCCTTGTTTGAGTGTTCCAGAGGTTTAGATGTAAACCCCAGAGTTCGGTATGGCCACAGTCGACCATTCTGACTTGATTGTTGATGGTGCACGCTGTGTCTGTGATCGCATCTTGTAACGCGGCACTGATCACTGCATGGTATTGCATTGGCAAGTGATTTTTTGCACGAGCCAATACATCGTCACGAACATCACGAAGTTGTGGGCGTAGATACTCCAGTGCAAATGACGGAGTTTCATACGCTGTCCATGACATGTCGTCATCTGTAGACGGGTGAGGGATACCTAGGGCATGTAGTTCTGAAGCTGTCTCGTATGTGAGACTACTCTGATCGTACTTATCCTCCCACTCGTCTTGTGTAGGTAGGGGATCAAGAACCAAAGAAATCCTCCAGTGCCTGTTCTTCTTCTGCCGTGGAAATCGCTTTCATCGATTCCAATACGCGCGATTGGAAATCAGGTTCGAGGATACCAGCAGCAGTAAGGGCGTTCAGAGCTCCCTCAAGCCCCGGAGCGTGGCGTTCGAAGTCTTCGCCATGTTGGTCACGGGCCCAGTTGATGAACTGCTGTGCAGCGATATCTACAGCTTCATCAGTGATCTGGCTCATGAGTTGACTTCTTCGATGAAACGATCGGCTGCCCCCATGAACTCAGTAGCGCAACCTTCAGCCGATACTTCCAGGCAGAAAGCATTTTCATACACACGCGCCGTTTCAGCAATGGCGTGGACAATGCCTTGTTCTTGCGGCAATGCGCTGGCTTCGATACGAATACCTACCAACGAATCCAGGATTTCTTTTTGCTTTGCATCGTTAGCATCTGCAACCGAAGCAGCTACCGCGTCAATGTTTTCTTGTGTGAGGGCCATCTCAGTTCTCTACGAGTTAATGGTTTCGATGTACGCTTCGACTAGTTCATCTTCATCGAAGAATGGGGTGCTACCCAGGTTGTAACCAGCTGGGCAAATTTGTGCTGCACTATCGATGACACGCAACGTACCGATAGTTGTGTTTTGAATCGCTTGCTGCACTGCTACGGATTGATCAATAGTAAAACCGAGGTCTTGGCTATCGAGTTCATCCTGAACAGTTTTGTTCATTTCCAACAGACCAGTGAGAATGTGATCTCGTGCCGCAGTCATGCTGTTGAAGGGTTTGCTCATACGTGTACATCCACGAGGTATTCTGGGTTAGGTTTCAATACCAGTTTGTCAGCTCCTTCTTGGGGCTCTGGACTAGTGGTTTTTGCCTCTTCGCGTTTATGTCGAATCAACAATGCGCCACCAGCCACAGAAGCCAAAACTTCTTCAAACGACAGGTTTTCTGGGAAAGGTTCTTTTGCCATTTCTTAGTCCTCCATGGAATTAGATAACCTGCGTAAAAAGTTTCTTACGAAGCCAGGTGGGCTATGCCTTTATCACTAGGCCAACCTTCGAGATTGTAGGCGGTATGCTCGATGATCGCATCACCGATTTGAGCCGGTGGAGGGATGATACCCGCCAGCGAGTTCTGATCAGAAGCCAAGGCTACTGCACGACGCGCTTCAGCATCTGGTACGAACAGATACTGGTAGTATTCGCCACGATCCGAATACGCCCAGATTTCCATACCCTGTTGTTGCATGACTTCCGCAAATTTCTTCACGGTTTCATTGTCATCCTTACGGAACGAACATACCACATCACCCGGACGGAAGATATCCACAGCGGCGAGATCAAACACGGCATCCATCCTCTTGGTTATATTCGTCAATTTGAGCCCAGTATTCCTCGTAGCGTTCTACGGTCGGAAGGGCGTATTCAATAGCTGTACCCAGATCACGACTAGGGGCATCGTAGAATTCGATAGCGATGAAGCCAAGAGAACGGAGTTCTTGGATGATCTTCTTACCAGCCAGCGATTCACTGCGGATGTCTACTGGGTGGTGAATAATGAATACCAGACCGTTGTGGGTAACACGAGCGGGACCTGGGATTGGTTTCTCGTAGTGCTTTTCCATCACGGCATCGATAACAGCTTTAGCGATGCTTTCCTGGATTTCTACGACATGCTTGTCAGCATCTTGGTACATATGGCACATTACTTTGGATCGCTCTTCAGGACAGTAAGGGACATACGGGTGAACCCGTCTTCGAAAGCATTGTAGTCATTGAAATGCACAATGCTGAATTCTTTATCTGCAAGCTTGTCACGCACAGCATGCTGCACGTATTCAGAAACATGGAATGGCAATTCAATATACCACTTCCATGCGTTCTGGTTATCTTGAACGTTCAGGAAAGGGTCGTAACCCTGATCGCCGCAGAATACAGCAACGACGAGTTCCAGGATTTGTTTCACTTCATGAGCGGTACCACGTTCGATGAGTTCATTCCGATTAGGAATGTTACTCAACAACTGTTCAATGACATTTGCCAACTTTCATTCGCCTCAATATCTCGATGATCTGCCCATCGAATTGATTAGTTTCAATTGCGTCTGTAATACATACCAGACCTGGTTCCATTTGTTGCACATGCCACTTGATTGCTGCATTTAAAACGATTAACGCCATAATCGGAGAACTGTTGTTACACAATTCTCCAAGTACGTGAAAATTCTGATCCGGTGTTAGCGGTTCCAACCACTGTCGGTACGCTGGTATTGCGGCTTGCCCATAGCCTCGCCCAACCGCGTCACAGGCTTGGGTGGAGGTGCAAACGAAAGTACTCGACGGTTTGCTGCATGTTGAGTTTGATCGTCTGCCAGTTGCTGCGAATGCTGATACATGTTGCGTGTCCCCGTTGCGGTCTATTAGTTCAAGAGTAGGGCGAACATAGAGACGGATGACCCCATCAGGATCAAGTTGCCATTCTCCACGAACAATAGCCAACCGTGCATAAGCCATTGCTGCTCCTATATCAAATACACGCAAGTAGTTTACTACAAGCTTTTGCCTTGCTCCTATAACAGATGCATCACGAGAGTAATATAGATTTGAGATTTTTTGGAGTCAAAAAAAAAATAGCATAGAAGCCTCCCCGAAGGGAGGCATTCTATTTAGCGCTTAGGAACTTCGTATAACGAGTTCTCCGATGTAGCGCACAGTTGTTTCATTCGCACGCCAAACAATTGCATCTGGTTATAGCGTGGAAGGATCTTCTTCAGGTCCTTTACTTCTTTGGAATCATATTTAGCCAACGTGGTGGGGATAGCTGACCGAACCATGTACGTAGCCAAATACAGATCTGGTTCATCCGTACTACGTTCGAGTTCGCCGTCAAACCATGCTGTAGCTTGATTGTCCCCGAGAGCCTTTTGTAAGACCACTGCAGACTGTGACAACGTTTCCACGTAGTTACAAGCCTTAGGAGTGATACGTAGGAACTCGGTTTCTTCTGCGTGTGCAGGCCAACATGCAATACCGGCAAACACCAGTGACATGTATATCAGCATCACACGGAAAGCACCAGCGGTCATTCGCTGATACCATCGATCTTCAGTGGATCCATGGTTTCATCTGGCATAACTCGATTGTCCAGGTTATAGCACACAGCTTGGACGTCGTAATGTTTGGCTTGCATCTCACGATGCTTGAGCATTACGTACTGTTCCTTCTTATCGAAGTCTGGCGGCAATACGGTCAGTTCCAGCTTGTAGCCTTGCTGGATCAAACGGGTAGCCAGTTCACGAGGACCGTTGTACGGATCGATTGGCTTTTCGATGCCATCGATCTCAGCATCATAGCGGAGCATCGATTCGTAGTGGCGACGTACAATGTCCTCGCCACGAGCGTTGTCAACAATGATCCACAACACCGCGTGGTCATGGCCCATGGCTGGAGTTGCAACGGTGTTCAGTGACTTGCGGAAAAGATCTTCAGCGGATACATAGCGATCGCCGAAGTTATCACGCAGTGCACGAATCAGGGAGAGTTCCATAGCTTATTTCCTTACTACCATAAATTCTTGGTTTACAGAGTCCAGACAATTGTTCATGGACTTCTGGCGGATGACACCTTCTTTATACGCTTTGCTCAAGGCAACACGTAGATTTGAAACATTCAGCTTTGTCCACAAAACCCCGAGGTATCCTTGTGGTTCTACATTTACATCCGGTGTAACAGAATCCAACCACGACATGATTTCGATGTTCGATTTACCATCCTGAATCAGATGGATGGTATCACGTGCGTATTGATCAGCGACTTGACAACTGGTTGCCGTAAGTGCTACCTTATTATCCTGCATAGCCATGACGGGATGACACGTAGTCATCCCCAACATAGCGACAGTACCCAACAGCAACTTGAGAAATCGCATCAGTCTCTCCAGAAATGATTCTTCGGATCGAACAGCCAACCTGTGAAACTTTCGGCGTGTAGATCTTTACCTTCAGGAGTTGTGAAGGCTGGAGTTTCAATGGTAAGCTTCACCATGTCCACTTCATTAACCGGACCGATCTTCAGAAGTTCCATGTGGCGCTTCAGAGGGATCTTTTTATCAGGTAGAGAATCTGCGATCCATGTCCACCCATCGGCAACTGAGTGGATCGAATAACCACGGCGCACACGATCATTGATCGGGCGCTTATCGTTGAAATCGCTATGGCGTTTCCATACGAAACCATCTACCGACGTGTTGTCAGTAGACTGAGCAAAGTCTAGACGATACGCCATAGACTTCTGCCATGCTTCCAATACAGCCGTAGTCATTTTGTAACGTTTGAGTTGCCCACCCGTCAGAATACCGGTGAGCATTTTCATACACTGTGTATCAAGGTGATCCATGTACTGCCCCGAAATAAGTAATAATCGAAACTGCTGTGAATGCACACCACGTGAAACAGGTGTATCCACAGGCAAAGTAATATTGGTCGAACTTACGCCGCCAACGTTCCCGGTAATCCTCACCGTGATAACTAGGCTTGTAGTTCAGAGAGAACCGCGCGTGTTCACGATAGAGCCGAACTGTTCGCGCCAGCGTCCATGCAGCTAGGATCGCCAGCGGAATCAGTAGCACCATCATTTCAGAAGTGCTATACCGAAGCATTAGTTAGCCGTCGCCAGTGGTGCATTATTACGGAAGTTCTGGAAAGAGTTTGCAGCTACGTCGCCTTCCAGACGGGAGTAACCTTTGCCAGCTGGTTGATCTGGTACGACTTCACCATCAACGGTCAAGCGTCCCAGTACACCACCTACCGCCTTAGCAATATACACCGCCAGCTTAAGGTAGTCGATGCGTTGTTGGTTGGAGATGTTCTCTTCAACCATGATTTCACTTACACCCATTGCTGCTTGGGTGTACATGACTTTCTCACTGGTGCCGCTACGTTTGTTCCGCACAGTAACGTGCAGTTCATAACGCTTGCCTTCACGTGGAATCTTTTCGAAGATCACATCGGTATCAACCGTCACGTTCACGACACGGGCAGACGGATCTTTGTCGAACATATCCATGAACCCAGCCATGACGAAGTTCACGATTGGAACTTCCAGCATTTGCATACCGATACGTTTTTCGAAAGTGTTGGTCATCATTTCTTACTATTTCCTAAGTCTAGTTATTGTGCAGCTGGCAGACGCATTTTAGCCAAAGCGGTTTCGCGTTCTTTCCCCGTAACACGAGTGCAGTAACGGCATTTCTTGCGAAGCGAATAAACGTAAGGCGATTTGCTATCAGCCTGACATTTATATACAGCGAGTTCTTCTGGTTCTTCTACAACAGGTGCGACAGCAGCAGGGTTCATACGGAGTCCTTAGAGGTTGTTGCAGACACGCATATCAGAGATTTCTTGCATCGAACGGCGTTCACCATTCCAGTGATAGCCACAACGTGCGCTGGTGAATACACGATGCAGGTTAGTAGCGATCTCCAAAGCCGTATGGCTAGGCGATTCAACTTCCAGTCCCTTCACTTGGAAATGGAAGTCTAGACGAACGTGTACCTTGTACCACGAATTTGCATCGTGATCACGACGAATAATACGGAAGACGTAACCATCAACCTCTGGATTGAACTCATCGAATTCAATCGTTACATGATCTTCACCTGCCTGATGACACCGGCGATAGATCGGGCGTCCTTCTTTAGCAAACACATGGAATGCCGTGAAGTAACCGAGTTCTAGCACATGGTCCAACAAACCACGAATCATGTGCACAGCGAAGTCTTTCGAAGTGTTCGGTTCGTTGGGTTCAATAAAGCTCATGTTAATCCTTTTTGTAATGGGTCAGCATTTCCGCAGCTACGAAGTCACCGAAGATTTCAGGCAGGATGCACAGGTCACTGAACTGTGGACCACTCAAACTGTTAACCCCTTCAGCTTCCAGATAGATAGCTGGGAAGTAACAGTTCTTGCATTGGTTGGAACCCAACACATCGATAGAGAACCGATAATGTTCTTCCCCAGGTTCACTGTGCCAAATCTCAACTTCCAGCGAATGACGGATCTGTAGGCCGATGCCTTTAGTAGCACTAACACGCACGTTCCAGCCATCGTTTACTACGGCAACTGGAACTTCATTGATCTGTTCTGCGTTCATGAAACCCAGACGAGCGGCCAATGCGATCAGCTGATCTTTAACCAGAATGAAACGGGCTTCACGCCAAGACTTGATGTTCATTACTTGCCTTCCATTTCTTGCAGTTGACGCTGAATGTCATCCAGCTGTTCTTTTTCGTAGTTATCGTTGTGCTGCTTAGCGAGAATCCGTTTCTCTTCTTGGTTCGGGCTTACCACTTCATTGACTTTGAAGTTGAATACCCGGTTATCACAGAACCCTTTCTTTTTTGGGTAATCTTTTTCTAGTCCTAGTGATTCAGCCAGATAATCGGCATCCCAGTCTTTCGGGTGCTCGGAAGAAATTGCTGGGTCGTCAATGTCAAGGGACATAGCGCGTTCCCAACAATAGCTTACACCTTGACGAGAATGAACCAGTGTATCGCTAGGATCAACCCAGTAGATATAGTCACAGGCGTCGAATTCTTCGTAACAGGTACGTGCCAGAATTTCACCTTCACGCATGTCAATCCATGGATAGATCTCATGCAGGAAGAATGCAAGTTTGTTATTATCATGTTTCCAGCAACCATTTACTTTAAGGCGCCAGTAATCACCAAACTGTTGGTCGCCTTCGACATAACGGAGACCACCACCTTTCCAGTTTTTGAAGTACTCAGGACCAGCAGTGAACATCGAGTTCATGTCTTTCAGGTCGCCTTCGCCTTGAGTGTGCTTGGCCAACCATACAACGATTTGTGGGGGCAGACTTTTCTTCAACCGAAGATCAATCTGAACACCAGTATACATACCCATATTAGTTCCTTAATGTTGCAGCAATGTTTTCAAGTTGATTTGCTGTGTTTGAATACAGTGTATCGTAGAACTGATCCACGGTCAACACTTTCCGGCTGATGACATCTTCAGGACGAAATCGAATTTGATTACGACCCTTCGTCAATTCAGACACTTCAACTTCCACGATGTGTCCTTGTTTTTCGTAGATGTCTTCTGGGTTGATATCATCCATCCAGCGGATCAATTGATCTGGATTAGCGAAACCGTATTGCTCGGTAGGGGCAAGCATGCCATCACACAAACCGTCTGCCGATGGGGCTGGACGAACAGGACAGTTATCTTGCGTCATCCCCAACCGCTTGGCTAGAGACCACTGGAACTCACCAACCCGATACAAGCCTTCGCCATCGGTGTCTTCAATCCTTAGGATTTTGTGGGTCATCATTCCACTCCTGCTGTTCCATTTCCAAGGCTTCCATGTACTGCTGCTTTTCGTACTTCACTTCAGCGCTGTGAACCATACCACTCGTAAAGAACCACAATTGCAAGCAGAAGCACAAGAGATGCACAGTGCCGTTAAAGAGATCAACTTTAGTCAGCACTTCCTTTGGCTGCAGCATAGCGAGCCCGATTGCTGCCCACAACATGAAGCCTACTGACCAGTACATCCAAACCGAGATACCTGACAACATTTTCTTTCCCCAAAAGAGAAGGGCCTCCGAAGAGGCCCAACTTGTTACGCTACAGTGCGGAGGCGTTCAATTGCTTCGCGTTGAAGAGCAGCACGCTCTTTGTCCGAGAGGCTGAACACCGCCAGCGTTTCTGCTACAGCAATCCCCACCGGTTTATGGGTTTCACGGCCTTCTGCGACAGCAGCTCGCAGAACATCGTGAAGGTAACCACAGCGCAGCTGGGTGGAAATGTGCAGCAGGTCTTCATAACGCATTTGTTGCTTCCTTAATGTGTGTTTTTAGTTTGCTTCTTTGCAGCTACCTAGTATCGCTACCAGGTGTTTGTATAATAGCTAAACCCGATGCAGGCGTCAAGCTATTTCTACAAAAATCTTTTTACAGCGTAATCTGGGCACAGCTGGATTCACGGCGGACCATATCGTTGCCATACTTGTCAACCGAAATCTTTACTTCCCCTGAGGCCGTTGGTACACCCATGTGGAAATTACTTTCCAGCCGACGACATACCGCCATTGCATTGCTGCCTTGCAACACAACAGTTTCTTTTTCAACGACAGGTGGTCGAGAGCTTGAGTTGCCGATACCTACCATCACAGTCATGAAAACTACAGCGATTGACGATGCCATCTTTTAAATCCTTTTGATGTGTGAATACACCGTAGTAATATAGGCTTGTAAAACGTTTAAATAAAAATTGGCATAAGGCTACCCCGAAGGGTAGCCGTTATGTCATTCGATGGCGTAGAACGCCGATACTTCATGGCGCAACATTTGGAGTTCCTGTGCACGCTCGATACGGTGGCACAGAACTTTGTTCATCTTGGTGGATGGTTGGAAACGCATTGGTCTTGGCGACCACAGATCTTTCCAACCACTTTTGCTACGCCTGCTGTACGATTTTGCCATGGTCTTCCCTCCGAACGGGTTACGGTAATAAGACCCGGACGGAGTTGGTTATAAGTTGGCATTATGGTTCCTTAGATATCAGGACGTTCGTCTTGTTTCATACCCATTCCTCTTCCTGAGTAACCAGATCATCGTGTTCGTCGAACAGATCCCAATCGATTTCACGCATGTTACAGGCCCTCGTATTCTTCTGACCATTCTTTGGTCAAACGCCCGCCAGCCAAACGACGGCGGAGTTGATGTTTCTCGCACATACCTTGTTTCTCCAACTGCAGGTTAAAGCGGAATTGCTTTGCAACCCGATCCCAACCACGGCAAGTACGGCAGCTGCAGTTCATAGCCTTACGCTTACGGAACCCTGGTTGCTTATTAGCAGCCAACCATTCCGTACCGTTATACAACAAATAGATAGCGGTCTGATTACGGGTTACACGGAAGTCATGGTAACGATTAAGGGCACGGGTTTGCTTATCTGCGGACATAGCGAATTCTCTCACTGCGACGCCCGCCTCGGAGATGAGACGGGCTATCGTGTGATTAAATTAACCATACTTATTCCCCTTTGTTTAGTCGACGTGATTGTTCAAGCTGTTTCATAAGGAGATCACGAATGAATTCCTTACGTTCGGCTCTAGTCATACCATTCGGTATTTGAGTAGATCCTACTTGGTCCTGTAATCGAACGATCTCTAGGATCTCAGGCCTTACGATTTCAGGAGGGCTTGATTCCATGGGATTCTTCCTTCAAGCATCTGCTCACGTTCGGTGAGTTCATCAGCGGGTTTGCGGCCCTCTGCATCACGCCAATCGGTGTCAAGCTGTTTCATGTGCTTGTCGAGTTCTTTAGTTTTACCATCTGCTTTCAGTTGTGCAGCGGTGGTGTTAGCAGCTACACGTGTACCATCACGATAACGAAATGCTTTTGGATCAGCCATCTACTTCACCCTTCTTACCAAAGATACCTTCGTACCACTGAGGGACTTGTTTCTGCCACGCATGATCGAGTTCATACGGCAGCATGATTGGGCCATGTTCTTTAGCAACAACCATTGCAGCATTGCAAGCCGTGGCTGGATGATTTTCCCAATAGGTCATGATCTCGATTACATCTGGATAACGCTGCTTGGTTTCATCCGGCAGATATAGCCAAATATCGTAATAGGTAGCAAACCGAATCGATGCTCCCACACGCGGCCCATTACCATTCGTGGTGAATACCCGATGGAAATCCCGTAACAGAGCAATGTACTGCTCCAGGATAGGTCCATCTATTTCACCTAGGAACCAACGCACCATTGGATGTTGATGCATTGCATTATCAATGGTGGCTTTGTTCTTAGGATCGGTTAAGGCTTTCCGCCACTCCGTCATCCACTTCTTGTTTTCTATCGCCCGTTCTTCCAGGGTCGGTAACAGTGTTTCGCCCATCACGCATCATCCTTTTACGATATTTAGGGGACATACCCAACATGGAATCCATTTGTAATCCCACTTGGGGATTCGCATGGATTGTCGCTAGCATGTCAACGTAGTGTTCCTGGCCCGCCATGTTTGATAATCTCGAATTGTTCTTGCAATTGCTCAGGTGATCCACTATCATAGCCATCACTGTCATCCCAGATGTAGTATCCGGGTTTGAGATGCAGGCTACCATAACCGACAGTTACGATAGCATCGCCATTACGGTGGAATCGGTACTGTGCATACGGACCTACGAAGCTTTCCAGTGCAGTGCGACTGAAGCCATCCCAACGGAAAGCTAGTCGACCGCTGTTGTTGCAGCGTTCACGAATAACCGAGTGTTCAAGTGTTTGGTTCTGGAGGAAGCTCTCGAGTTTCTTTCGTGACATTAAAGCCAAGCTTAACTTGTTCGCCGATGTACGGTACAAACGAGCCATCGATGAACAGAAGGAGATCGCCCGGATAAAGAGTGGTGACGTATTGGTCGTTATCGCCATGTGTAACTTCCCAGATAATGTAATCGACAGGTGCACGGTGAGAGATGAAAACTTGTTTGCTAAGAGCGGCTTTCTTTTCAGGCGACCATTCCTCGTACGCTTTGGTGACGTAAATCATCTCACCGTCGTAACCAGGTTTACCGCCACACTTTTCAGCCAGGCCGAGTTGCAGACCGTCATAGACAATACCGTGTTTATCGGTAATGGTTACAAAGGTCTTCAGTCGTCGTATAACTTTAGGTTGTTCAGTCATTTGGTAATCTCCAGGATTCGGAATTCACCTTCCTTCACGTTAACGACAGTTACAGGTTTACCCAGCAACTTATCGTACTCTGCTTCAACAGGGAAAGCCTGTGTCTTACCTTCCTCGGATTCAACCACAGCTAAGCAATCCATTACGGCTGGGTAAGGTTCGCCGTAACGTGGAACAACTTTGTAATGCTTGCAGGTAGATCCTGTCAACGTACCGTTAACAACGAATTCTGCTTTGCGTACATCACAACCCGCTATTGACAACAGTACTGCTAAAGCGATAAGATATTTCAACGACGTTGCTCCAGCTGGAATCGTTCAACCACAGTGTAGTTCAACGCAAAGTATGTGCACCCTGCCAGCATTGCACCAATCACAATTGCTGTTACCCACTTCCATGGGCTATACTTGCGGTTCTTCTTTTGTTCTTGGCGATACTCGTATACCGCTCGATTAGTCAGGCCATCACAGCTCATCTTCATTTTCCTCTATTGGCATAAAGCCACCCGAAGGTGGCTCGATGTTATTCGTCAGCTTTCTTCAGCAGGTAGGAGTTCGAGATCGACTTCCACGACATGATCTTGTTACGTGCTTTGAATACCAGACCTTCACGGTAGGTACCTTTCTTCTGGTTAAAGGCACGTTGGCCCTCAGCCATTTCCAGGATATCCTTGACGGTAGTTTCAGCACCGATGACGAAGTTCTCATCGAATACCGGAACGTAGGTCAGACCGATTTCAGCTACGATGCGACGAGCTTCATCCGGCAGGACTTCTTCGCTACCATTGCGGTATACCGAGAAGACGTAGTATTCGTGTTTCTCGACACCCTCGAAGTTCGATTGGATGTCAGGACCGATCAGCTCACCTTGGAGAGTGATGAACTCACCAGTACGAGCTTGGTAGGCTTTCAGCTTCTGGATGACTTCGTGTTCTTTCACGTAACGGGTGAAGTTGTTCTCAGTTACCAGTGCAGCCTTCCGCCATTCAGGCCAGTGTATGCGTTTAACTTTGAACATCTTACGGTTACGAGCCAGGAACGAACCAGTCCAATAACGGACTTGATCAAACAGCGACCAAGGAGCATCGTCACCCAGCGACAGCTCGTAGTTACGCGAGCAGACACCAGTACGTACACCATCGTCGTTGATGCAGAACACAGTCATCGAAGAACCATCCAGCTTGTAGGTTACTTCAAACGAGGTCTGATCTGCTTTTGCAGTAGCGAAAGCAACAGTCTTGTTCTGTACACGATCTTGATCCGACTTGGTCAGTTGGGCAGGCCATGGCATCAGAGAACCATCCAGACCTTTCAGGATACGGCGAACGAGATTACCATACCAGTCCGAGGCTACTTCGCCACCCGAACCATCACGCTCACGTTGAGGCTTAGGTTCGTACTTCAGGATACCGAGTTCCAGGGTCACGTTAGTGTCAACCGGAGTATCCTTGAACTTCTCAGGTACTGGCACCAGCAGACCTTGCGACAGTTCCTTACGCAGCTTGATGGTTTTCAGACGGTGGTAGTTCTCACCGTTAACCCGACGGTTATCGGAACGACGAGCTTCCAGGAAACCAAACAGTTCTACGTTGGACAGCGGGAGCAGAGAGTCAATCTCGCAGTAAATAGCGCGATCACCTTTCTTGTATTCGCCCAGCTTAACACACAGTTGCCAGCCACCAATTACAGCCAGCTCCAGTGCATCGGCATTGGGGTGCGGAACCACATCGTCAATTTCAACAATGCGGGCCAGCTTGCGATCTTTTTCTACAACACCAAAACCTTCACGGATTGGCTTTTCTTCTACAACCACTTCGGTCATTGCATTTTCCTCGTGAGATATTGAAAGCAGATTCCTCTGCAATCAATAATCAACACGAGTACTTTTTAGCAGCTCACGCGGAACGTATGGGCTTTGTCGTTACTAACACCACCATAGACTTTAAACTTCCACACGTCATGGCCGATACTAAAACTTGGGTAACGAGCAATGGTTAGTTCAGTATCATCGGGATAAGATTCCTTGATGTGCTTGATAATCTTGTCAACCGAGTAAGGATGATCCTTCTTATCGATCTCAAGTTTACCCACGGTAGAGCGTTCCCACGACCAACCACGCCAAGGCCACGAACACACCCACCATACCCACACGATGGATACGATCAGAAAGTTCGAGAATCCGTTACTCAGGAACCAGAACCACGGGGTGTCTTTAGGCTTACGGCGTTTTGCTTCACCGCCCACCATAGACAGAAACATCAACAGCTTTTCCATTACTTCACTTTCTCCAATTCAAAATCAACGTGCTGGTGTTCTGGGATCATGTCGAAGTTACAGATCTCGATGACCTTTCCTTTTGTGTCTTTCATCAAGCGTGCAGCCAGTACGAACTTGACACCACGATTAGTGTCGAACTCGTAACGATCACGACAAGGACCATAAGCCCGTACATCGAATGTTACAGTGTTATCTTCAAACACCGGGTTATGCAGGTCAGCGCACGCTAACGCTGGATTGATTTGACGCATCCGCCACAACACCCGCTTAGGGTCAGTATAGATACGCAGATTAGGAGTACCGAGTTCACAGATCAACCCATGTACGCCGCGTTTCTCCAGGAGCTTCTCCAGCGCTTGACGGAAGCCTTCAGGTTTATCCGTGAAATCAATGGTTGTCTTAGTGAAGTATTCCATGCTTATAGCACCTTGCAGATTTTAGAACGGGTATCATTACTTACCCAAGCGGCGTAGACCTTATAAACGTCGGATTGAACAAACAACATATCACCGTCTTTCAATTCACGCTCAACCTTGTCATCACTGAAAGTATGAATCAGTTCCTTGCCATCAGAAACCATAGCAATGTGATCACGTTTCAAAGCGCCGTCCAACGCCATATTCAAAACACGTTCCCGCATTTCGTTAGACGTGAATCGCATCTTACGATCATGGGTAAGACGCATCAGATCTAGACGCGGTTTACCTGTGGCTACCCATTCACCGATGAAATACAATGAGTAAGGGGAGTTAGTTGTGTCGGGGATACCCTCACGGTCTAACTTATTCATCAGAGCATCGATGGTTCGATCCGAACTGACAACCAGCATGCTGTCATAGTCCGCCACCGTACGGATAACTGGAGTATCGCGAGAACCTGAGAATACAGGATGCTTGGTCAGGTTGAAAAGGGTGATGCGTTCTTCAAGCGAAAGTTTGCGAGTCATTGCCAGATCCATTTAAGAGGGGTTGAGCTGAATAAGCTAACCAGGTACAATGTGCACCAAGCGCTTATTGCGACAAGTGGGGGAACATACCACCAGCTAAATATTTCTTTGTACTTCTTTTTGTCGGATTGCAGTATTGCCACCAGTACGATTACAATCATACCCAGTGTACCTATGGATGCTAACGCGATTCCTGCTTCGGCTAGTACAGACATGTTACCTCCAGACATAAAGCTCTCCCGAAGGAGAGCCTTTTTGACGTTAAACAGCTACGGGGGCTTCGATAGCAGGATCAGGATCGTAACCGATTACTTCCAGGTCACGCCACGTCAGATCCAGCACCGATGTACCTACAGGTTGGTTGATCTTCAGTCGAGGCATCTCACGAGGTGTACGATAGAGCTGGGTAGTTACTTGGGCTTGATGGTTGTTGTAGATATGTGCATCACCTACAACGTGAATCAGTTCCTCACCCCAGTAGTTCAGTTCATGGGCGATCTTGTGGGTCAGCGAAGAATAGAACGTAAGATTATACGGCGCACCCAGGAATGCATCGTTACTACGCATGTACACCAGACACTTCAATGCACGGCGTGGGATCAGGCGACTATCCATGTAACTGTGCATTTTATCTTCATCCAAATGCACACACTCGTCACGCTTTCTCACAAACGCTTCATGCGGTAGGGGTTCAGTGATTGGGTAGTCTGGAGTTTCACTTTGCTCAGGACCATGCTTCAACATCTGGATGTGTTGACTTAGAGCTTCGTTATACTGTACCTTCATGATCATCCAGCGCTCATTCACACTCAGTTCACGAGTCCAGAACTGGATGAACGAATGGCATGGTGGTAACGCTTGCTCATCGAGATAAGCTGGGTTCCATGGACACAGAATGTGACGACGAGAATCCGGATTCTCACGTAACCCATCGATCAGATCAGTGAATTGGTCAATACGACGAGTAATAACCGCTAGTGGTTTACCAGTGACTTCACCAACCATCACAAAGCCGCGATCCAAATACGGTTGTAGTTCATCAGTATCCGCAATCAGACGAGTGTCTTCGATGCTACGGAACATCTGTCCGTATACTGCACCGAGTTCGCCTTCCACTACGGTCTGCGTTGGGACACCAACCATCTCATAGAAAATCGACCAAGCACTATGGGAATAGTCACATTCCATTCGACCGGTTTCTGCTGGATGCTTATGGTAGATAGCGTACGCCTGACCGGGGAACACATAAACAACGAAGTGATCGTTGTCCCCTACCAATTCACCTTCTGGCTGGGCCTGTGGGTTATAGGCGCTGTGGTATGGATCTTTCCATCCGAAGTGTGTACGGCGGTAATTGCGTTCCATCTCCTTCTGAGTAGCTGGACGATACACACCTGTACCAGCTTTAACCCATTCGTCCCAAATGCTAACATTGTTCTCTTTCAAGAACTTAACGTTAGTATCGCCAGACAACATCCAGTCTTCTTCAACGAAGCCAGTCTTCAGGTGCAGCTTTTTGGATTGCACAGCAGCCAAGCGATTGTTGCTGATATCGTAACGACGTACTACCCCAAACTTAGATGTAGTGCCAGTGCCTGTACGATCACCTTTAGGAACGCCGTCTTGCAGGATTTCTTCAAGGTAAGAATGATATTGTTCCATTGTAGTCCCCTGTTAATAACACACTATTGCCACAGTGCGTCATTTTTCCAGGTATCGTGGGTTGGGTTGAACAACACACAGAGGGCTTGATCATGGTGTAGTAGCAACACTGGCCATTCCGTGTTCTCACGAAAGCCCCGTTGCACAGCTACCAACGTACTGTCCCAGATATCCAGGTCATTGCTCAGATGGATACCTGCGAGGTAATCCGGTACGCGATAAACACCATCGCCTAGTTCCAGGTATGGTTTCTTTTCAATGTGCTTTTTCGTAAAGGTCAAACGAACTTTCGCGAATTCAACCAGCGAAAATTTCTCAACCTTCAACCCACCAGTCGAGGAGTTGAACTGGATGGTAGCCATGAGTTCATCGAAAGGCAACCGATTACGGTAGATGTTGATGTGCTTTCGATCACCATAACTGTGGAACTGAATCTGGAACCCACCTTTCGGCATAGCGCCATCAGCAGTCAACAAAATACCGCTAACGAAGTCGACGTCTTCACCAATGATATCCCGCTCAGTAATAGTAGTAGAGATATCGAAGTGAACATCCACGTCGAATTCAACCCGGTTACTTACATCCTTCTTGCAATCTTCACAGCAGCTCATTTCAGCTCCTAACGACATAAAAGAAAAATAGAGGTTGGGGACCCGAAGGTCCCCTTCCAATTAGGCTTCGACTACCAGTTCATCCAGATCGAATTCTTCCATCTCATCAGCGATGGATTCTTCGATGTAGTTGCGCATGTTAGCCAGAGTAGTGGTGTGAACGAATTGACCACCCATCCACAGAGGTTTCAGTTCGCCAGACTTGGTAGCCAGATCCAGCCAATCCATGTCGACGCCTTGTGCCAGCTTGAAGTCGAAGCAATCTTCATCTACCCGCAGGAAACCACGAGCCGATTTCTTCGATGCAGCAGTCTTCGGATCTTTGTACAGTTCCACCAGACGTTCACGCACTTCACACGCGGTAGCTTTCATAGCCATACCGAAGGTGTCGCGAGTGTTATACTGATAGGTATACGAACCGATACCCAACACGACGTTCGACGAAGCGAAACCTTTGTTAGCCAGGCGCTGGAAGATCTGTTCGGTGCGTTCTACAGTGATCGAGTCACCATAGATCAGGCCGATGTATTCGTTCAGGACTTTGTAGCCCTTTCCGTTTACGTGACCACCGAAGGATTCCCACAGCGATTCAATTGCACCGATCGCTTCCGCACGAGACATCTCACGACCAATGTAACTATCAGGATCATTCCCAATATAGTCTTGGTTGTCCAACTCGAAATAGCGATCACCGATGCGAATAGCTTCGCCATTGACTGCACACCAACCGATGTTGTACAATGCCTGTTGGAATGCTGACATCGACTCGTATTCGACCAAGGTAAAGCCAGTGATGACTTTAACAGGATCACCCGAGTCAGGACGCACTACGACTTTCGCCAGACCCAGAGCGTTCTTCTTACGTGCTTCAATCTCTACCCGCAGAGAAGGCAGTACGTTTGCAATCACACCCCAGAAGTCGAACGAGTCACATACCAGCGACACGATACCTTCGTTGACTTTCTTGCTGATGATCTCCAGGATGAACTCACGTTCACACTGTAGTTTCAGACGATCGATCAAACCAACGTATTGCTCGTGTGGCATTGCTGCCAGTTCAGCTGGATCAATAGCTTCCAACATGTCTTGCAGGCGCGACAGGATATTCGCAGTAGCTACGGCGTGCTCAGTAGCAGTAACCGAAGCACCTACCAGTTCCTTATCGGAATCAGCACCGTACAGCGCTTCGAGGTAGTCGATCGACGGGATGGTATCGGTACCAGCGAATGCCAGCAGGTGACCACCGTTAGAACGACCAGCAGCTTCTGGACCAGGCATACCACGGAACGAGAAGTCGTGACCTTGGAACAGGATGTGGTCACGGTTATCACAGGTCTTGGCTGCCCAACGTTCCATCACACGACGATATTCGTAGGCGATAGTGGCGTTGGTAATTTGCTGCCAGTTGTACGACGACAGGATGGTTTCCAGGTAGTTAACCAACCAGTAGTGTTCTTTGTGCTCTTCTTCGTTGTACAGTACCCACAGCGGAATACCGATGTTAACGCGTTTGCCTTCTTCCAGAGCCAGCACGGTTACAGGCAGGTAGCCTACGTCATGCAGTGCAGCGATCTGTTTGACCGAGATGACATCAACACCACAAGCATTGTCGAAGCGACGCTTGATCTTCTTGATGGCCTTCTCTTTTTCGACCTTGAAGAAGGTACGATCCCACAGCTCAACCAGTTCTTGCCAGGTACCGTAGATACCGAAGTTTACGACTTTGTTGTCGTAGTACGACGAAGCCGATTTCGAGCGCATGAAGTTCTTGGCCGAACGCGGGGTGAAGTTCGAATACTTACGGGTGGTGCCTTCCGGGTACAGAGGACCGTGGCCTGGTTTGTAGAAGTCAGTACCGGTACCAGCTTGAAGCCAAAGTGCAGACATGTTGAATCCTTAGAGGTGCTTGAATGCGATCAGGTTTTCAGGATTGTTCTCACGGGAAGGCAGATCCACGTGATAGGTATTCATGGTGTAAACTTTGTCGAAGACATCGGTCAACACATTGATGCCAGCCGAGAAGATGCCGTGAGTGACGTAGAGCGACAACGAACCCAGGTCATATTGCTTCAGGACCTTAGCGAGCTCAGTGAAGGTACGGCCACCATCACAGATGTCATCAACGATCAACAGTTCTTCGCCGCGGAGTTCATCGAGTTCCAGAACTTCTTCACCGCAAACAAAGCTGTCTACAGTAGTGCGCAGGATCTTGCCGTCACGAGTGTTACGTACCTTGTTAGCGTACACAACACCTTTGAAGCCGAATTCCTTTGCCAGCGATTCGACTTTCTTACGTGCACCAGCATCTGGAGCAACCAAGATGGTCTTAGCTGGGTTGATTCGATCGACACTGCCGATATCTAGCATGTGCTTGCGGAACAGATCATTCAGCGAGAACACACGAGCATTGTTCAGCACCGAACCAATCACGTCAGAGTGAGGGTCTGTCAGAACAACACGCTCAACATTCAAACTGTTGATGACGTGGGCAAACGCCTTAGCTGAATTCGCTTCACCTGGATTGCACACACGGTCTTGACGAGCGTATGGCATGTAGCCGATGTCCAGAGTAATCTGTGGGTTAGCTACGGTCGCGTTTTCACGGATAGCGTTAACAGCCATGATCAAAGACCAAGCAGCAGCTGCGTCAGGTAGAGCAGCTACAATGCGATAAGTCTCGCCTTTATACCAGACACCCTTGCGACCATGTACATCCTCACGTGGGATAGATACGTTCACTTCACCCGCAGGGAACATTCGCCCATCGCGGATTTCGGTAGGGAAGGACTGGGAGTGACCCAATCCCTCCTGAGTAACGATCAACTTCAGATTCTGTGTCATGCAGCTTCCTTTTGTTCCATTGCAAAGTCGGCATCGAAAAGCAACTCGACATCACCGAGCTTCGTTTTGATGTTGCTATCAGCTTCGTACCGGCAAGTCTCCAGATCCATAACCAGATCTGTTTCCTGATCACCACAGCGTACCAGGAAACGTGCAACCTTGCCAAGTTCAACACCACGAGCGATAACTTCAACTTCGTTCGTGAGTACATGTTCGCCATGATAAGCAGCAACGAACTTAACCGAAACCACTTTCGCTCCTTCAGTAACAAAGAAGCGATCTTTGTGGTAAGTCATTTCATCAGGCAGTACGCGGAAAAAGTGATGCAGTTTTGGTTCCATGATATCCTCTTACACAGCTGGTTCGCCCACAGCTTCAATTGGTACCGCACCACGTTTAGCGGGTGCTTTCTTTACTGGGGCAGGTTCTGGTCTCAATGCGTAGTTCTCAGCGATATAGCTGTCGCTGAGAGTACCGAGATGTTCGATGAACGCACTGGCGTCATGTGGATGTTCCGTAAACAGGCCGGACAATACTGCAGCCGCCGTATCCGGGAACATTACATTACGGTCGTAAGTAGGATTATCATACATCGCATCGATGTAGCGCTTAACTTCAGCGTCTTTCAAGAATGGTACGTGGATGTTTTTATCCACACGAGAAGGACGATATACAGCTGGGTCGATCTTCTCGATGTGGTTGGTGGTCATCACGATGATCAGGTCTTCGAGTTCCACTACACCCTGCAAGATGTTGAGGAACGTGGACAGCTGAATATCACAGTCCATGAAGGCCAGTTCTTTAGCGATGCCATCATCACCCATTTCGAGACGCTTCTCAGTCGGTTCAGCTGCTACACGACGGTGCAGCGACTTAACGTCATCGAAGTCTTCAATGCAGAGCATGTCCCCAGGCGAAAGCTGGGAGATCAGTTTCTGCAATGCACGACCATCGGTAGCCAAGTTAATGAAGTGTACGTCTCGTTTGAATCTACGAGCCGCAGCTTTAATTAACGAGGTTTTACCCGTACCAGGTGGACCTTCGAGAATCACGGTGTGTTTGTACGCACGACCACGCTTACGGTACCACTGTTCGTTGTCGATGAATCGCTGAATCGAACCGAAGAACTCTTCCTCAACGGTTGGATCGATTACGAGAATCTCACCTTGGTTCAGCTTGAGCTTACCCGTGATAGACCAACGACCTTCTTCTGGAGCATAGATCCGCACAGCATTTTTATCTTTCTTGATGCGGAACTCTTCTACCAGTCGTTCGAATGGTTCTGTACTACGACCGAACGTATAAAGAGTGAACTCTTCTTTTTCAATGTCCGTACCTGAAGATGCCAGGCGTTGTACATTGAACCAGAAGTAACGCCCTTCAAAGAAGAACCAGTGGAATCCCATACCCGGACCGAATGCAGGATCGTCACGATCAAACGTTACACGCCGGTTACGATCGTACTTCGCCCACTTGGTGCGAGCAAACCACTTCATAAACTCAGCGTAGTTATGCAGGTCCATCGAGTACGACCCAGCACGGGTAAACGTCATCGATGCCACGGTGTTACGACGAATGAAGTTCCAGATGGTCTGCGGGATAGTTCGACCGAACCAACCTAATACGCCCATCAGACCCAAGGTCATAAAACCTTTAACCGTCGAATCGCCAGAACTCAGCAATTCGAGGGTATTATGGAAGAACGACAAAACCTCATTAACAATCATCAGTTAAGCCCAGGTTGGATTGTAACGACACTGTCCCAGTTTTCACCGGCAGCTTGTACGTATTCGTAGAATGCATCAATTGCTTCGGGAGAAGATATGTGGTTCACCCCTTCTTTGGTTGGTTCCAGCTTCTGGTCTGTAAGAGTCCAGTGGAACTCTTCGTTGTCGTACATCAGGGCGAAAACGTCATAACGAACATTTAGTACAACAGTTACTTCGAGCAGGTTAGTGAAGCCAACCTTGTTCGTATTAACACCCACGACAGTCGCATCGACATATGGCTGGAGCTGCTCGTAGCTGTATGCACCAGCGAGTTTGGAAAGGCGGAGACCCCAATCCATAACTTGGTCCATTAGTCCACGTTCAACCATGTCCACAAACGGTACCATGTCGTTACCAACTTGCTCCATATTCGGAGCATGTGTATATTGACGAGTACTAACATCCATGTGGTATAGGTGTCCGTTATTCTGGCGGTGCACCGGAAGGAAGTTGAAGACGATTCGATGGAGCTCTTCCGAGTGTACCAGAGTTTCCTCAGGGCACCAGATCAAGTCCTTATAGAACATGTCGTTAAGGGCGTAAAGATCCACGGGTGTGAACCGTGGAGTCTTTGCCATGAAATCGAATACCGCTGTCTTACGTACAGCAGGAACCAGACGATCCAGGTTCACGCTTTACCCCCTTGGATAACACGCAGGTGTGGCGGACATACACGACGTTTACGTGGAGTAGGCAGCGAGAAGCCACCAACGTCGCCGAAGTCGAGGAGTGGTTTGGGTTGTTCTTTTGGTGCAGGTGCAGCAGGACGTTGTGCCAGAGGCTTGCGTTTCATCAACTCTTGAAGCGTCGGCAGTTGATTGCCGTCTTCATCATGCGTCAGTGGTTCTACGCCATGCACTGCGTAAGCACCATCGGGCAGTGTGTCACCTTCCATATCACCCATCGGACCTTGCATACCACTTTGGGCCAGAAGGTCTTGCAGTTCTTCACGGAGTTGAATACCCAGCAGTTCACGCTCGACATTCGGGATAGGCAGGAAGCTTTGAGTCGAATCGGAAGTCGGAACGATGAAACCCAGTACAGCAGCGTACGGAACTTCTACGAAAACGTCTTGACGATTGTAGCCACAGTTGAAGCTGAAGTTTTCTTCATTGTAGCTGAAATTCTTGGTTGCGTTTGCAGCGATGTTCAGTTTGATCTGATACAGCCCGTTTACTTCAGGTTCCATGATACCGACATCAAACATGCGGGCATCAGCAACCAACAGGATACGACGTGGCATATCCATGTCGATGAACCACTGGATCATGGTGTTCATTACGGCACGGGTCATGTTCAGCTCAGGTGCGGCTTGCAGCATTGTCTTACTCCAATTTTAGCGTTAGAATTCAAAGTAGTGATATAGATTTCAAACTTTTTGCACTTCACACCCAGATGCAGATTAAAATAGCCACCAGCATCATTACCAAACCAGGGAACTTCTCGTCTTTGTGAGAACGACCGATGTCATCAGCATCCAGGTATTCTTCACGTGGACCGAAGAAGATCAACGCACCAAATACGAATATAACAAAGGCAACTAGATAAGCAGCCCACATCTCTTTTGCTCCAATGGGACATAAGGCCCTCCCGAAGGAAGGCCAAACATCAATAGTTGAGTACGACTGTTTTGCCGTAGTCATTCGCCATACAGCTGACGTATGAAGTTTGATACGTATCCATCGGAGTTTTACGTTCCTGATAAACACGATCTACTTCTGTTACCGCTTTAGGAAGAATGCTGTAAAGAACGTTATCTTTATTCTTCACAACGTATCCCTTTAGGGAGAGAAGGTTAGAGCGCCATTGTTGCTGGGACTCCCCGCGCGATTTTGCTTCTGCTCCAGCTTTAGCCATCAAGGCCAAACTATCACAGTAGTTATTATCCGCGACAACCGTCTCTGTTGCCATCGCATTGCCTGAAACCGCAAGTGCGGTTACAAGAACCAACGACCTCAGTACGTGTGTTAAACATTGCATCACGTTGCCTCATGTTGAAGGATCAGAATATAATGGCACTCAAGCCATTATTCGTGCAGCCCTCGCAGGCGCAATACACGATATCCTTCTTCCTCTGTCATGAGCTGCCAGCCCAAAGCAGTGGTCTTTTTGGGACGCAGTGCAGGGGCTACCAGATAGTTAGCCAGCCCGTACATTTGCCCGATAATCGAACGCAATGGAGTTTCGTATTCCTTGTGTGGGGCGAACAGATCACAGTCCATGCTTTTGAATTCACCGTCGTCACGCCAAGCGCAGGTGACACCCATCAACATCTTACCAGCTGGGGCAATGACCTTTTCACAATCGATCGGTTGATCGTGTTCAATGCGTTCCAGGTGTTTATCCAGGAAATCGTAAAGCGGACATTCAGGTCCAATGCCAGTGCACCAACGTGGTGACTCTGGTGGTGTACTGACCAGCGGTAAGTGGGCAGCAATTGCATCAAAGTGCTGTTCATCCAACACGTAAAGAATAGTAGACATTTGTTTCCTTAAAGGTTACGTTCGATGTGTGTGACACTGGCTACGTGATTACGGCAGAGGGCAATGACATCACCTTCAGGTGAAGAACCCATACCCCAGCCACGCAAGGCTTCACCCAACATGATGAAGCCGTGTGTTTCGCGAGCTTTAGCGACAGTTGTATCGTGGCCCGTGGTTACCAGTTCTGTGAGAGAGGTTGATTCATCGCCATGTAGGTTAGACCAGAACACATCGGTGGCTTGGACAGTACCGTTTTGATTCAATACCAAACGGGAACCGATCTGGAGGTCTTCTTTAGGATCGAAGCCTACCAGTACACCAGCTTTGTTACGTGATAGCCATCGGGCTTCACGCATCAAGATCTTTTCCACCAGATGTGCGTTAACCGAACCTTCTGGGATGTACGTGTTAGATCGGATATCGATTCCTACATCTGCGAAATGTTTTCGTGCTACTACAGGATGCAACATCTTACCTCCGAGGGACTCCCACTTTACGTGTGTGCCCATTAACTTTTTCCAGCAATCGTTCGTACTTTCGACCCAACGTATCTAAACGCTTTTCCATCTCGGTCTCACGTTTAAGCAACGCTGACATTTGCTTTACCAGATCCTCGTTAGTTTGGATCAGCAAATCAATATCTTCACGTTGCTTTTCAATCAACTCTGTTTTAGTAGGCATAATCAGATCGTGTTATCGAATACCCAATCGCCGTGATGGGTTTTGTTATGGAATGCCACAGGAGCAGGAGGTCGGTTATACTCGCCATGTACATGGAAAGTCATGTTCAACCTACGACGTTGGTAATAAGGTTCCAGTTTAACATGATACTGGTCCTTAGCTGTATCTACCGTAATCGTAGCCACTAGTTTCCTATTGGACTGACTCCGCTTATCCCAAATCTGGAATTGTTTGATTCCTTCATACGAGTGTAACGTGGGTACTGTTTTAAATGCATGTACCGGTTGACCATCTGTTTCGAAAGTCAATCCCGGTGTAATCCAAAAAGGTTTCCCTAAGGTTTTGTCTTCAGTGCCTCGAACACAACTCCCTAGATCACCAATGCAGTCGTCGTACAAACCAATGGTTAGTTCTATCATACCGCTATACTCCATAGATGCGATGGAATAGCTGGATCTTGCGATAGTTCCAACACGGTTTGGAAAGGCGTTAACCGACGCATGCTAACAGGTTTAATCCAACGCATTCGCTTGAGCTGTAATTCAACTTCCAGCTCAGCAATCATCTCGTTTTGGATGCGATCAAAGAAAATAAACACAATCCGATTGGGGAACTCAAGCTGGGGTTCTTTATAAACACCCAGCTCAGATTCATAGTTCTGTGGCCCTTGTGTGATCGACAGTACATTAGCATCAATGAACGTGTGATCTGGTGAACCTATGTGTACCAGGGAATTAGACCGTCCCGATACAACGCCCCGATTGGAGTAATCCAGGGTTATCGACGTCTTCATGGGTATCCTCGATTTGTACGAGGAAAGCAATAGTACAACGTTCGATAGCCGCACCCAGTTCTACTGGAATAATAGCATCGAGAGCAGCATTGTCAGTAACGATCCGTTTGTGTGGACCACCGAACATTACAGACGAAACTTTCTGTAGGTTGTAGACAACAGTAACGACCTGGGCTGTACCGCGCTCAGTCCAATTTGGTTGGAGGCAGAAAGTAAACCCTTTTGCTGGGATACCTGTGTATTGCTCCGACACTTGGACTGGTGTAATCCACTGAATCTTACTGGCATCAACCCCAAGCATCTCCGGCAGTTGATAGCATTCAGATCCCATGATTGGAACTTGAACGATAACTTGCTTCACGCCGCTGCTATCGTCGACTGGCAATCTGCGGATTGACATTTCGTACATTTGCTTTCCTTCGGTTGGATGATGAGATGAAGATCGACACCGGCAGGACGATCCATTGGGTTCTCGAGCTTCAGAAAATAATGCCCAGTACCGATGTCTAGCATCAGGCTACCCAGCTTTACAGATTCTTCACGACCCTTACGATAGATCGTTCGTTGGTACACGCCAGGGATAATGGCCTCGTTGCAGATGAGGTAATCCTTGACTTCTTCGCCATGTGCATCCAATAGCTTGCAGCTGATAACCTTTTCAATTTCAGTGCCATCTTTGAAAAGGAGTTTGGACTCTTTGCCAGCGTCCAATACGGGAATACGTGCAACTAGGTTCAACTTAGTTACTCCAGGTTGTTGTTAGTTTTAAGGATAAGGATGTTGCTATGCAACCATGTTACGATAAAAAGCCCCACTCCTTTGCTCTTAGTGTAGTCGTTCACCTATACTAAGGGGGAGCTGAGTATAAAAAATAAAAAGAGTAGTGGATGGACTCCCCTAACCCGAAGGCCAGAGGAGTCCATCCTGAATAGGAAGAACTATACGGGTTCAACTTTCAACGCATAGTTCACTACGTGCTTAGGGTTACCCTTTACACGGATATCCACTTTAGCACTGTCGATGTGATACCACTCGAGTTCGATCTCATGGATCTCACACTTGTGCCACCAGTCGTACAGAGCTTGCAGAGTGGAATCATTTTCACCATGCATTACCACCGACGATACTTCAACGCCTTCATGGCGCTTGTCAGTAGCGGTAATGGTCATGGAGCGATCGATAGGTTTACGAGAGAACCGATCAACCAGGGTGAACTTGAGCTTCTCAGCATCTTGTCCAACTGGGATCAGGTCTTCATAAACAACAGTGCTATCGGTCAGGTTAAGATAAAGTGCTTTGCACATGGGAACCTCCTTGGAATGAGTTATTATTCCGGCTCCCGTATTGTTACGGTCGTCGGATAGTTTTGAGTTGTAGCTGGATGAGATTTAAGCGTTGTGCGGAGGGCAAGATGTCTCTGTCTCCGTGATGGTCAAACGAGGCATGTATCTGGAACGTTATGGCTTCCAGCAATGCCATAGCTCGACTGACAGCAGGATCAAACACCAACTCAGTGTTGAGTATGATGTTCAGGTGTTTTACAACTTTTCGTAGTTCTTGTTCTTCAGCTCCTTGTAGGAAGAGACGCGCAGTCTCTAGCACGCAGAGCTTCCACAGCTCTAGTACATCCATTATAGCGATCTCTGGCGGCATAAAGGCTTACCTTGTGGGTAAGCCTAAGCCATGGGTTTCATACTACGTAATCGTCAAGACGAGGCATCTGGATCGGACGCCCTTCCGAGCTTTGATCCTTCAGGCAGTCTTGTACGAACACGTAGAAGTCTTTGTTGCTCGAATCCCGAATCCATTGCAGGATTTCTGGGTGTTCACCTTGCTTAGTCCGACGGTCAAGAACTTGACGACGGATTTCAGCCAACTTGGCTGGGAAAGTCAGACCAGTGTTGATTGTGATGTCCATCACACCGTAAGAGACTTTCTGAACAATGCGTTCACGGGAAGTGTGCTGCGAAACAGGGAATTCCATGGCGTAATCCTTACTATTAAAAGGGCTATATTCACGATTGTAATATAGCCTTTTAATTAGTTTAAATCATGCCATTAGTAAGTAGGTTCCACCGGATACAATTCGTTTGTGATGATGTATGGACCACTGTAGTACCAGACATGCGTATGCTGACAACGGTCACGTGTAGTGCGTTCCCATTTCGGAAGATATGGCTCAGCACCAATCGTAGCAAAGCCTGCTGTGTTAGGTGAGTGCTCCGAACCATCCAAACGCTTGTAACGAATGTTGTCCACAAATAGTCGCCCATCCAGTTCACACCCTTCTAACTTAAGCCGTTCTGCAACAGCCGCGTACAACGTGGTCAGATCCACGATGACGTCTCGATAGAGCATCTCTGAGTCGACTTCGACGCGATACCGTTGACGAGTGAAGGTATTTGCCAACTTGCCTTCTAACAGCGCTACGTAGGCTTCCTGGCCCTGGTCTTCATCAGCTGCAAGCTTCGACACACGGATAGGATCAAATAGTTCAACATAGTCACCGAGTGCTACATCGAACAAACGGAATTTCTTGTAACGGTCAATTAACGGCAACATGACCCACACGTGTTGTCCAGCTTCACCGATGATTTTCTTTTCTTCGGTATCGTAGACATAGTACCGTACATTCATGTTGAATGTACGATTTTTTATCTGTCCCCGATCCTCGAATGACACCAGCAATAACCGGGTGGGGGACAGTTCACCAATAACGATGTATTTTTCCAGATTCCAACGGTTAGCCAGTTCCCATCTTGCGTAGGTATCTCTTAGCCCCTTATACATCCAAGAATCGCTTGAGTCAGGGAGGGCGCGGTAAGGATAGTAGTCGTGCCGCCCCCTGCGTTTACGATAAGTACATTTGTTCTCGAATCGAGGGATTACTTCGAAAGTAGCCGGATCTTTCTCTTCCGTCGAATTCCGTTCTAACGAAGTCAGTTCTAAGTGGCTATATTTACTACCCCACTCAATAAGACTAGTTGAGTAATACGCGCCGCTGGAGATACCTTTCTCGTAGATATCCGACAGCGTGACTTGTTCTAGTGTATCACAGTTGAACAAGTGCATATTGTGTTCGAGATTATTTTCCCCTTGGATCAAACCACGATACCGTGCCGGGTCGTCAAAGCAATGGATCTCAACCAGATCAGCTTTTGTATTCTTGATATCCTTCGACATCGCATCCAACCACTCTTGGTAGCGGTTGGTACGGCAGAAAGTTTCTGGTGGTTTCTTCGCAGGCGCAGCTGGAGTTACAGGTTCTTTCTTGCCCCAGAACAGTTCAGAAACGAAACTACAGATCGACATATGAATCCTTACGGGAATTTGGTTGGCAGCTTGTTAGTATAGGTGTATAGACCGGTTCCGAAACCGGGACTATTCGATTCTTTCAAGAAGAACCGATGACCAGGAAGATCTACGTCTAGTTTACCGATTGCGATGGGTTCCGGCATCATACCCACACGCAATTTGATCTCATCAATATTCAAAGACCATTCTTTACAATCGTGGTCGTAATTGTTGTGAATTGCAGTCATGAACGGAGCCAGATCAACTACTGGAATGCCAGAGTTATCTAACGTATTGATATTGATGATTACGTCATAGGACAGATAATCATAAACACCTGGGCAATTGGGGACTTCTACTAAACGCGTGTATGCACCAATCGGATCGAGTCGTTCATTGGTGATCTCGATGATCGGACGATAACTGGAATCACCTTCACAGCAAAGATCTTCAATCTTGGCAGTATATGGGTGGACATCATTGAACCAGCCATATTGGAATTCACGAAGCATAACCGAGGGGATGCTAACTGCCTGCCCCCCTCGGGTATACAACACGATCCAATCACCTTTGATGCTATCACGCTTCAGGTAATACTTGACATCATTCTTTGGCCAAGTAATAAAGTGAATACCGCAATGATCACTTACATTGCGCATTTCCATATGGCTAACAAGAGCTACAGCATGATTGTGCCAACTCGAGTGGGTACGCTGATCTCGAAGAATCCAGTTGAACCTGTCCTTCTTTGGAATATCCAAAGTACATGCAGGAACTGGATACAACGAGTTCTTATGGAAGAAGACGAGTTCTCCGTTCTTCATTACCAGGTACATGTCGCGATACTCTGGATGTCTGAAGAATGGAACATAATCTTTGAAGCTTTCGTCTTCTACCAGACTGGCCAATCGACTCTTGTTGATATACGACCTGAACATCTTATTTCCTTATGCGAAAGTACGAGGGAACAATCCATCATTACGGATTTGGAATGAAGCGGACTTCGATCCATTAGGGAAATGGAAGAAGTATTTGTTTTCATAAAGCGAATGCATAACCATACCGTGACTGAGTACACCGTCAATGATAAAGTCAATGCGATCCAGATCGATCAATACAGCTCGTCCATGGAACTCAGCTGCCACAATGTGGTTGATCAGGTAGTAGACGTTCAAGACTTGATTGTCTCCAGCCATACCCGACAGATCGATAGCCAGTCGATAAGAGTGCTTATCGGACAAACCTTCGCCTGCACCCTTCAATGCAATGACCGAATCATCCTTGTCCATCTCGGTTAAGGTGTAACGCTCACGCAGTGTCTTGCGGATAGGCAGATTAGATACATCTGTAACTGCCATGCTGTTGTCGATGACTACTCGATTTTTATACGAGAGGTTATCGAGATGCCACGTTCCACCATATTGGTCCAATAGAAAAAACATGAACCAACCAGTTCGACGAACCGACAATGCATCCGGCATGGTATACAGATTCAACCTGGGACCCCGGCTGGAATCACAAGCTGCATACCACTTAATACCTCTTGCATCGGTGTAGACATGTATTCCTTCATGAGCTGCGAGTTGACGCACAATAGCAATGCGGTCATTCATGAAGTTCACAACGCTATCGGCATCAGGGCGATGCGACAGATGCTTTACATGGGTGGAGTCATTACGCGTACAGAACTCAAACGTATACTGACTGGCGTCATTACCGGTCAGATGCATGCGTCCAAGTTCTGGTCCTTCCCCGATACGATGGAACCCAACTTTCCCTTCGTAGTCATCTTCGACGAAGACAAGCCAGCGCTTCTGATTCTCATCAGTAGCAATTGCAAAGTGCACGTCATGCAAGTGCATTACACGTGCAAGCCATGCCTCCTTGCTTTCTAGCAAGCGTCTACGGATACCCATCTTTATTTTTCCTTTTGGTGAATTAAGCCAAAGTAGTAATATAGATCTCAAACTTTTTGTGATGAAAAAAAAAACATAACGCCTCCCCGAAGGGAGGCTATATGCTGTTACGACAATTGCATTATCTGGTCGTTGATAGCGTCCAGTTGTTCCTGGGCACGAATAACGGCAGGGATCTTTGAGCGATTGTGTTTACGTCCACAGATTCGCTGTAGGCAGCAAGGACACAGGAACCGAGAGGTTGATGTATCGTAAGCTATACCATCGGCACAAGATCTATTAATCAAGCGCAGACGCTCATTACGGAGCTGACGAATTTTCTTACGGACTAGATATCGTTTCCAGATACCAGATAAAAGGGGTATTTCCATTTTGTTTACGGCTTCCTCAAGCCAGCACGAATACGGGTTCTTTTTACGTACTCTTGTGCTTTGTCAAATTTGTCATAGAACGCATTCACGCGGTTCTGTAAAGTGTTGTCACCAACCATGATATCGGGGTCAAAACTACCAACAACATTCCGACTGTACAACATCGCACTGGTATTGTATTTGACCCAGTCCTGAAGCTTACGTTCCTTACGCAACCAACGACGTTCGATCCAATTGCATTTTATTGCATTCCAGTATCGACCGACAGGGAAAGCAGATCTATTAATGATCTCTTTCTTGTCCTCAAAGAACTCACGGTCTATTCGAGCATAGGCTAACTTTCTATAATCGTAGCTATCATCACCATCGGCGATTGTAGCTTTTTCAGCCAGGTACTGTTTATACCGCTTGGATATCCGGTATCGCCGAATAAGTCGATTCAACATGTCCGTTTCCGTCGTAGACAATGTAAGGTACGTTAGAAGCTTTCGCTTCCTCTAGTTTACGAGCAGTGTACGAAGTGCCACACATTACGAGATGTGTGTTCTTCGAAACATCTTTGGCAACTTTAGCTCCCTGTGCTTTCAACCAGGCTTCAACAGTCTTACGTTTGAATGCACCGAAGTTAGAACCCGTCACTACCACAGACTTGTTAGTGAATTCGGATTCCACAATCGGATCAGGGTTGATTATTGTGGTGACCGCTTCATACACACGAGCCAGAATGCCGAGGTTGTCATACCGCCACTTCATGATAGAAGCTACGGTTTTCTCACCGACATCTGCGATCTGCATGAGTTGTTCTTTGTCAGCGTTCCAGAACTCTTCCAAGCTACCCAGAGCACGCGCAATCTTCTCGGCGGTAGACTCGGCTACCAGTTCAATACCAAACGCTGTAATGATCCGGTGGAGCGGTTGAGTCCGGGCTGCATCAATAGCGCGCTTCATCTTCAGTCGCATAACTGCAGACGATTCGATCCATGCCAGTTGTCGATCGTCCCATTGCATAACATCCCAGATCGTCATCATCGAATCGATCGCCATGATGTTGGCTGCGGCAGCTTCACCGAAGTCTTCGAGGTTCAGTACATCACGACTGACCTGATACTCAATGAGTTTCTGTGCTCGACCGATACAACCGGGATTCGAACAATACAGCTTCGAGCCATCTTTCTCCGACGTAACAACTTCCGTTTGGAAATTGCAGCATGGACATACAGCTGGCCAATAGATCGAACGAGCTCCTGGTTCACGCAGAGTTTGTACGACACCTGTGATCTTAGGAATCACATCGCCCGAACGAATCAGGGTAATGTAATCGTTGTTACGCAGATCCAGACGACGAAGTTCATCGAGGTTATGGAGAGTCAGGTTCGATACCGTCACACCACACACGTTGATTGGTTCTAGTCGAGCGACTGGTGTAAGTACACCTGTGCGGCCAATCTGGAATTCTACCGCGTGCATCTTAGTGACAACTTCTTCAGCTGGGAACTTGTATGCAATAGCCCAACGTGGAGATGCAGTACGTGCACCCAGCTCACGTTGTACTTGATACGAGTTCACCTTGAAGACCATGCCATCGATGTCGTAAGGATAAGTACCGCGCTGAGCACCGAAGTCTTTGAACAGAGCTTCGATATAAGCGTCATCCAACACGTCACTCTTATTGATCTCCATTGAAGGAGCTGGGATAAACCCATACAGTGTCAGTTGTTCCATGTCATCGAGATGACTGGTAGATTCTCCACCATGGAATTCAGAGCTGTAAGCATAGAACCGAAGCTTACGTTGTTCTAGTTCTCGGGCATCCTGTACACGCAGAGAACCAGAAGCCATATTGCGTGGATTCTTGAACTGCTTACGTTTACCCGCTTCAGCATTACGGTTGAATGTCAAGAAGTCTTCATGATGAACTACAACTTCACCACGAATAGTAACAACGCCCCGATAGACAACATCTGTATTACTGTAACTAAGCACCATAGGGATGCCAGCAATAACCCATACTTGAGCTGTGACATCTTCACCGGTTTCACCATCGCCGCGCGTTACAGCTTTGTTCAGACGACCATCGATATACGTTAGGCTTAGGCTAACCCCATCGAGCTTCGTTTCGACGACAATCTGTAACGGGAGTGGGAGTTGAGCCAACCACTTTTGGAGGTCTGGAACCGTGAACGCATTTCCCAGGGAGAGCATTGGGAACGCATGCTTGAGCTTTGCAAAGCGCCCACCAACAGGTGTATAACCCACCAAGTCATTAGGGGATGTGACATTGAGGATCTGAGGTAAGTCGGGATGAAGGGTTTCGATTTCATTGAGCTGTTTCCTTAGCCCGTTGTACACGTCGTCAGTTACCTTAGGTTCACTGAGTACGTGATAGTGATAGTCGAGGTCACGAATGTACTCGATGAGTTTCAAGTACAAACTAGTAGCTTCTGCTCTGGTCATTAGACACCTTGGATCATAGTAACGCGATGCTGGTTGTTGATCAAACCATTCGAAATCAAATGGTCAATCGAACTAGCTATTTCGTAGGGTTGCCCGATTTGTCCACGAACCCACCTGTCTTTGTCCATAGCTCGCTGCATCAGCACGGGATCAATAGAATCATCCACACGGATGATAGCTACGTCATTAGGAACACGACGGTGTTCGTGTTGCGTGGCATACACTACTCGGCGATCACCGTTCTCTTCTTTTTCGACGTAGATTACTTCGGTGCCACGACGAGTAAGGTAATCAATGAATCGAGCCATACGGCCAACGCTACCGGTGTGCTCCCGCATCATGTCACGATAGAACGCGCCATCGCGAGTAGTGCATTTGATAACCATTGCCTTGTAGACATCATTGTCCAATAGCTTCAGTACCAGATAGTCAGAGTCATGTTTTTCTTGAACTTCATGGATCTCGGTGGTACTTAGGATGACAACAGCCATAGAAACTCCCAAAAAGAAAATAAAGAGTGAGCCCGAAGGCTCACTGATTATACACGTGGCAGAACGATCTTGGCTTCCTGGTTGTTGTACTTGCCTTTACGGTCAGAGTACGACGTCTCAGGGTCTTGATCGAGTTTGTGGAATACCAGCTGCAGACAACCTTCTTCAGCGTAGAAGATATTCGGTCGGTCTGTAGTGTTCTGGAACTCCAACGTAATGTAACCATCCCAACCTGGTTCGATCGGGGTACACAAACAGTTCCAACCTGCACGGGCAATGGTAGACTTACCAATACAAATCGCGACAACATCGCGAGGCATATTGACGTACTCCATACTACGTGCCAGCAAGAAACCACCCGGTGGTACTACAACCTGACGACCGTTGACTTTGTCAAACATGTCGGGGGTGATTTCTTTATAGCTCAATGGACTTACCGGTTTCGGCTTGCCAGTGAACAGATGTTTGAGGCGTTCCCACAACGAGTACTTGATCGGTTTAAAGATCATGAACTCTTGGGCTGCTCGGATATCGTATCCGGCAGTGGACAGACCATAGCTTGCAACTTTTTCACCCCGCACTTCTTTTACGGAACGACCGTAGAAAGGCGAGATCATTGGAACTTCAGCATCTTGACAGAGGCTGCGAATTGATTTGTCAGAAAGAACAGACATTGAAATACTCCTGGGTAGACATTACATTGACTACCGGCGTAGAATTTTGTCTAGTTCTTTATCGAAGTCTGGATGACTGATTTCGTACATAGGTCCGATTGCAGTCTGAGCCGTGCTATTTGCAATCTTCACGCATTCTTCGATCTTGCTGTGTATACCACTGATGGTTTGCGCTTTCCAGAAGTTCGGAACAGGTGCAATGTCATTGCTATTGACACCCCCGTATACCGCAGAGTTGATCCGATTCGAACGACGGTTCAGTGCCAGCTTACGGAACAACTTAGATTGACCAGTTTTCATTTCTATCCTTAACGACAAAATGGCTACCCGAAGGTAGCCGTCTTTATTCAGTCAGACCAGTTCGAGCTACCAGAATCATCCCAGGAACTCGAACGAGAGCCGGAGTCATCGAACGAACTGGAGCGAGTATCGTCGAAGCGAGTAGACGACTCCGGTTCAGCTGGTTGAGAAGCTTGTTCACGTGCAGTGTTGTAAGCATTCTCAGAACGTACGCGTTCTTCATGATCGCCCCAACCAACCGTACGCGCAGGCTCTGGTTGGGGATCAGTCTTTAGCAGATCGCTAATGATGTCGGTGACAGCATCGACGGCCAGTACTGTGGTGACCGTATCCAGTAGACTATCGCTCCGATCAACTACTGGAGAACTTACAGCTGCACGGGATGGACGATGTACTTGTTGCTGTGCCACGTAAGCAGGTTGCCGAGAGACACTGGCTACACCTGTACTGAATGCAGCAATATTGCGATCACGGATTTCCGATTCCCCTGCAGAGCGAACCGGAGTAGAGCGTCCCAGACTGATAACAATATCAGTACGTGGTGGTCGTGCAGGCGTTACTTGTTTTGGTTTGAAACCGAACCAGCTTTTGATGCGTTGCCACAGAGTCATTCGAATTCCTTTAAACGGGGATCAGTCGGTTTATGAATTTGGTGCCAATCAATATCGATGTACGGGTAATCGAGTTCATGCTCCTCCAGCCATGCTTCGACTTCCTCAACGACTTTGGCATCGTACAGATTCTTAATGATCGGTACGTTTGCTTTCTTTGCTAATTGCAGGGCAGTGTTAGTACCACCATGTACTTTCGATTTACCATTAGGTTCAGCATAAAAGTAAATCGCCGATACAAGTGAAGCTAGATCAGCTCCATGGATTTGATACACGTTCCGCGTATGGAGTTGTACACCACCAGGGTTCAATCCCCATAAACCACCACGAGCCAATGTAGCCAGGTTCAATGCGGTAGTTTGCGTGTTTGCATCAAACAATGAAGCATCGTAGTAAAATGGATTATCTTTAACCCATCTACCGTTGGTTCCGTCTTTATGTAGAAAGACTCTCGCGCCAATCTCTTGGTATCGTTTCGACTGTGCAGCGCCATAAAGGAACGCACGGTCTGAATCCCATGCGTCCCCTGATGACATTTGATACCCTAGATCCGTATAGGTTCGACCCAACCGGATCATGAGCTCTAATGCCCACTCTGGAACTTCACGTGAACCGACTCCCGCGATATAGCCTTTAATCAGTACAACCACCTGATGACAGAGGGAATTCAAGGTAATAAAGATGGCGACGATTTACGGGTTCAAACACAACTTCCTTGACGATCCAACCAACTTTCGACAAAGCTTTCTTGGTTTGTTCCACTTCCTCGTCAGTCAGATAACGGCAAGCGGGTATACGAATACAACCACTGCTCAACATGAATGCACGTACTTGCTCAGCTTCACTGAGTAGCTCTGTCATCACGTTAAGCACGATGACAACGTTGTCTGTATATGCCTCAAGTGCTCGACGAACTTGGTGCGGTGCCGGAATTGATTTCAGTACTGGCGTAACGCGCTCACCGAGAATTTCAGCAGCCGGTGTACCATATTCACTGTGATTCCACCAACGCTTCAACCAATCAGGAACCATCGAGAATACCTCGAGTCATGTCACGTTCACGGTCTACGGTAGTGAAGCCATAGGCCACGAGCAACCCATGAATGAAACCCATCCATCGATGTTTCTTGGTGATGGATTGTTCGAAGTTGGTTTTGATTTCTTCAAGCATCCATTTCAGATGTCCTAGAGAGGTCTTTGGACCGAAGCGATCTTCGTTCCAATCACGATCATGGTCAACACGCAACATTGCAAGATAACGTGGAACCATCACTTGGGCTAGTTTGATGTATTCACAAAAGTCTTCATCACAGGTGTAGACTTCACGAGCGCGTGCTAATCGAACGTTCTGTTCTTCGTGTAGGGAAGAAATCAAGGGAAGATTACCTTCAGCGTAGTAGTGGTAGGGCTACCCTGAGTAAAGGTAACGGTTTTCCAACCAGCGTCCAGATACTTCTGCTTGACGATATCAGTAACACGACCACTCAATACCGCGGCGATGGTTACTTCCAAGAAACTACCCAGTGCAGAAGCAACAGGTTTTGCTTTGATCAGTTCAGCTTCGAACTTCATTACAGCATCAAAAGCAGCTTGATGAGTAAAGCGGTCCATAAATACTTCGGGGGTTACAACATCAGGTAGGTCATGATTACCTACGCCATGTGGCTCGTGCGCACATGGGATTTCAGTTCCACTCATTGCTCTTTCCTCGCGTTTCTCACGCAGTGCTTTCAATACAGGATCTTCGATTAGAGGTAATTCCCGTATCGCTTTCATAAATTGTTCTTCTGCTTCTCGTTCAGCAGGAGATCGGATGATACCTGGACCGATACGACCAACAAAGCAATTGCCTGGGCGTTCGTATCGATTCGAGTGAATGATGCTTGACATGGTTGCTCCCTTTAAATAGCTCGTGGGGCACGATGTACCCCACAAACTATTGTTCCGATAGTATTTACTTCGGACTTAACGGGTCATCAACGCGCTATCAACAGCACGGATGGTGCCACTCAATTTAGCTTGAGCAGCCTCGCTAAGTTGCTGCGGTACTGCAACGATTGGATACATACGGGCCAGTTCATCGCAGTCTGCTTTGTGCAGTTCTGCGTTATACGAACCATCCGCATTCAACCAAACGGGACGCTGTGCTTCTACTTCTTCAGGAGTAGGCAACCAATCCAACCCCGCTCGAGCAAGGTGTTTCAGTTGTTCATCCTTTTCTACTTCCAGCTCATCCGGTACCGACTGGACGAGATCTGGATTGCTTCCGAAGAATTCAATACCTGCAAGAGTGTCTTCGATGTGCACATCCGCACTGGTGGATGCAACTTCGATGAGGTCAACACTCTTTTCCAACATGCACATATTGAATACCTTCAGTTCTTGGTTATGATCCACGATGTTCCACCCAAAGCCTTCCACGCCGAAATCACGGCATGTAAACCAAGGGTATTCCAAAAAGCGTTCGGTCCACGACAAATGTGTGACGTAGAACCGACCTTGCTTTGTTGCCTTCACGTAATAGGTACTGTTTATCAGAAACCCTTTTCCTTCCTTGAAACTTACAACTCCTTCATTAAACCACTTGGCGATCTGTGCCGCCTCCCCTGTAGTCGCCCGGTCAATCTGAAAGCTACGTTTCTCCCGATCGTAGATAACAGTTGCCGAGTGTAGTTGAAGGTCAATTCCATCCATTGTGGAAATCATAACATCCCCGTAGTAAATAAAATGCCGGTTTCATACCAGCGCTCCAGTGCTTGTATTGCTATTTTTATTACAGCTCCTGCTTGCACGCAGGCTTACAACCCTCTAGTTTTTGATCTTAGCCACAAAGATGCGGTTCAGATCTTGATGCAGCGGGGCTTTCTCAGAGCTAACTATCATTATCCGATTTTGAACATCCGGATTGAAGAAGTTAGTACTGTGGGTCAACCGGAACGTATTGTCCGGTAGTTCATCGAAGTGATAAAACGGCTCGATGTTCATTGGCGTCAGTACAGTGTACCTCGTTACAATGAGTGGTCGTCCATCACCTAGGATAAAGTGGGGGAAATAACGCTTACCTTCTTCATGGCGAATTACCTGGATATCGGTTTCATCCGGGATATCGCCATCGAAGAATGTCCCTTCGGTATGCAGCAGAATCCATTGGTTGCCTTTGCGCTCTAGGTGACAAAACTTCTTGTTACCTGGTTGCAGAGGAATGGATTTGTAGATCACGTTGTCACACAGAATCGTTTCGCCAGTGTCCAATACGAAGAACACTTTTAGCTTAACGGGTGGTTGCTTCTTTGCCATCAGTACAGATGCTCCGAGAACAGAGTTCCGTCAGGACCTCCATCAGGTAATAGTTTGCGCCCTTGTGCAGCGCACAGATCCCATGCTTCTTTACGGGTGTAGTACGTACCGAACTGATCGATGAAGCCTTGATCATATTCGTTACCAGCGTAAGCACGCAATGCGTCCATGCCTACGAGTTTGATAGTCATCGTCATCGATACAGAATAGTGACGACTACCGGTGACAATGAAATCGCCGTAGCGATTAGCAGCACAGACGATCACACGGGTGGACTTATACTTGTCCCAACGCCATCCCGTGAAACCATCCTCATCTTTCTCAATCCAGCAGCGATCCATGTATTCTTTATTCGCATAAGCAGCAGCTTCACGAATGAGATCAACACGGGTTTCTAGTGGGATCTTCTTGAGGGTAGGGTTACGCTCCACACAGTGCCTCGTAGTTAGGGATCAGCGTGAAGATGGTGTAGGTGTTGCCTTCGCTACTGACTTGCATTTTCGGTAGCATCATGTGGCCTGCATCTTGAGCGAAAATATACAATGCCATCATCTGGTCAGCTGGAATCATACCAGCCAACGAGATCGAGATACCTTTGAAGACTTTGTCGCTTTCTGGATTCGGATCATCCACATTACCGTATCGACGTTGACCAGAACCGAAGATCGCTTCACATGCTTGCAGTGCATGGAACGTGTCTTCATCAGTGAAAGCTTTGTGCACGTCCAGATACGTCAGCGTGGTGATCGACTGGATCGAGAAGAACTGGCGAGGGAATGCTGGGTATTGCGCATCGTTGTCAACATCGACGCTGAACTCAACTGTACCGCAACCAACTTGTGCCATGACGGGAATGTTTTTGCCGTCAGCTGTTTTCAGCGACATGCGTGGAATAGGCTGTAACTCTTGAGACATTTAAAAACTCCAGTTGGAATGCAATAACGTAATATAGATTTGAGATTTCTTAGAAACGACATAATGGTTACCCGAAGGTAACCACCAGAGGTCAGGCTCTAATAGACAAGGTACGTGTATGAGCATTCGTTGCTTCTCAGCAATAATGGTCACGCTCATGGGTGCAACTAGGCTGGATCACCTCCTCATGGACTGCGCTTAAGCGCGGGCCTCGTCTATACTATCATGCATAAAGTATTTTATTTCTGATCGGGGCTAATCTTATGACTTCTAATAAAGAACAAGGGCTCAACCATGCAAAGCTATTTCCGACGTTTGATGGGCGTCGTAGTTGCTAAAGAACAAGGCAACGAAATCATCCTCTCCGGTGTAAACGGGAATCATCTCGTTCGGGACATTTCCAAGTATTGGAAGACTTCACGTATTGCGGCCAACATCTTCAACCACGCTTCATCTACAGAACTTCGGTTCTATAAGTTCTTTGCTCCTGACTTCTTGTACATCCTCAACAGCGTGATGAACTACCGTTCCCGATTCATCTCGGTACGAACGGCAGCTGCTATCCGTGAAGCAATGCTGACATCTACATGGGTTGGTAAAGCGTTTGCTAAACCTGAGCCTAACGCGGTAGGTCGCCTGGACTTCTCCAAACTAAACAACCTGAAGTTCTCGGCTAAGCAACCACAGATGGAATACTTCCAGTCGTACAATACTCGACTGGATCAATGGAACCTTGTGGGCGATCTGCTACACGCGGAACCTGGTACTGGCAAGACCTACATGTGTACAGCTATCGGTGAGATGCTCGGTGCTGACAAGATGGTATTCTTCTGTGAGAAACGAGCAGTTGAAGTTGTGTGGGAAGCCTCGATGGATGAGATGTACCATCAGAAGCAAACTGTGTGGTCCTCAGCAATGGGCAGACCTTACAATGGTGAGCGGATTATCATTGTTCACTATCAATGGCTATCGAACTTCCTCGACCTAGTACAGACCGGTGTGTTTAAAGGCCAGAAGATCTTCACTGCGCTTGATGAATGTCACAACATGAACGACCCTAAGTCCATGCAAACGCAGCTCTATATCGCGTGCGTTAAGGCCCTAGGCTCACAAGACAACATCTTGGCTTCTGGTACTCCAGTTAAAGCACTGGGTGCTGAATTGATCACGTTGATGACTGTATCCGATCCATTGTTCACTCCTGAAGTGGAAGCTAGGTTCCGGTTGATCTACGGGAAAGAAGGTGGTAAGGGTCTGGACATTATCCGACATCGAATGGGCTTCATGTCATTCTTCATCGCTAAGACTGAGAAAGACACTGGTCTCAAACCACCGATCAACAAACCCTACAAGATCCAGATCCCGAATGGTAACGACTTCACACTCCCGGCTATTAAGGTAGTGATGGAAGCGTTCATTAAAGAGCGTGTCAAGTACTACAAAGATCGGAAACCACAGGATGAGAAATACTGGGCCGAATGCTTACGGTTACACGAAGCTACCCTCCGTACAAAAGAACAGACTGCTGCTTATAACGAATATCGTCGTGTACTGAAGATCGTTATCGCTAACCCAGATCCACGATTCACGGGTGAAGAGATCAAGGCTACTAACAAATACGAGAAGCTCGTGTTCGGTCCATCGTTACCACAGTCGATGATTCATGAGTTCCGTGATGTTAAGTCGGCTATCAAATACGTGATGCTGAAGATCCAAGGTGAAACCCTCGGACGTATCCTGGGTGGTAAGCGTATTGAATGTCACGTAGCTATGGTTCCACATGTTGACTGGGTTGGTATCGTGGAATCCACTCAGAAGAAGACGATCATGTTTACTTCGTTCGTGGAAGCACTAGAAGCCTCGGATTCCCATACCCGTAAACTCGGTATGACTCCAATTGCTGTCTACGGCAAAACGTCTAACGAGCTGTCTTCGATTGTAGGTCGTTTCGATAAAGATCCTAAGCTGAACCCGCTACTCGCTACTTACGCGTCCCTTGCAACTGCTGTGCGCCTAACCATGGCTGACACCATGTTGATTCTGAACTCGCCATTCCGTAGCTATATCCTAGAACAGGCTATTGCCCGTATCTGGCGTATTGGTCAGGATTCTCAGTGTGTGGTTTACACCGCTGTGTTGGATACTGGTGACGTACCTAACATCTCGACCCGTTCGGCTGACATCTTGGCTTGGTCTCAAGCAATGGTTGAAGAGATCACTGGCGTCAAATCTCCATTCGAACAGAAGGAAGCATTTGAATCCTACCTGGCTAACCAACCAAAAGAGTTTGATGAAAACAAGATGTTCTATGCGGTACTACAGAAATCAATGGAAGCCTACGATCTAACCGTAGACCAAAAAGAATTCGAAGTACCTAAATACACAGCCAACCGAGTCCCTGGATGGATGAGATAAAATGAGTCTTAACTTCAATACCGAAAACTCGATTGCTTTCGAACTCCTGGATATGAATGGTTCAGAGACTGTGCGTGCTGCGCAGTCTTTTGCTTTCGATGAACGGGCGAAGATCTGCTATGCCACACTAGACGGGGCTATTAACCGATACGAACTGAAAGGTGGTGTTGGTCTACGTAGCCTAGATCGATCATTGATCAACGGTACAGCCGTAGGTCACCAAGGCTTAGCGATCGAATACCTACCAACAGGTATCCGTCTATGGACTACGTCGAACGTAGACCGGCGTGCTGCTACCCGTATCGAATACCAAGCAGGTGTGGCAATTAACACAGGGGAAGAGTATCGACTGTTCCCTAACACCACGCACAAGAACTCCATTCAAACCACCCCGACAGTTAGCCTTGATAACAAATGGCTGGTTGCTCAGGGCATGAAAGCAGATTCAACTACAACACTTGTACGTGTGTTCAACCTAGCTACATTAGTAGCAGGCGGACCTGGTAACTATACCAACGCATGGACCTATGAATTCGAAGTACCTGGCTTAACGGATGAAAACAATCCGATGCAGGGTATGGCGTGTTGTGGTAGTTATGTTTATCTGGTAGCTGGTGGTACTGGCGTTGATGCAACGGTAAACAAACGACTACACGTTTACACGATCGATGGTTTGATGGTGGAGCAAGAGAACAACTTGCTTATTGGTAAAGACAAAGCTATGTCTGTACCTAACTACCGAGCCTGGGAACCAGAAGGCATGTCAATGCGTATTGGTGATGACGGTAAGTATTATCTCTACGTAGGGATCATGTATGCTTACCCAGATCGTCGGTATGACATCTATCGATTGAACGCGCATCGTCCATACCCTTTACCAAAAGTGAGTATTCCAATGCCCGACAAACATTTAGGTGGATCTAAGTCCACACTCCGTTACGACTTACAAGCTGTTAACGGTTCTACCATTACTCGGGGTGCTCAGGCATTCACGTTTGATGAAAGACAACGACACCTCTACATTTCTGAAGCAGGGGCGATCAACCGCTATCCGATGGATGGTGGTATCAAAGTCAATCCAATCGATCAGACTTTGATTAATGGTGCAGCTATTGGCCACCAAGGACTAAGTACTGAATACCTAGCGTCAACGATTAAGCTCTGGACTACTTCTAGTGTTGTTGGTCGATCAGCAGCTCGATTTAGTTATACTCCGGGTGTTGCGATTGATACGGCAGAAGTATTTGAACTGTTCCCTACGGGTACGTTTGCGAATAGCACGTCATGTACACCAACCGTCAGTTCGGATGGCAAGTATCTGATTGCCCATGGCATGCGCTTTGGTACAACTCGATCGGTAGTACGGGTATTCGATCTGGCTACATTAGTAGCAGGTGGTGCAGGTAATTACACGACACGTCATCTGTACGAATGGGAAACCGATGATCTTTATGATCCATCTAACCCATTACAAGGTCTGGCTAGCGATGGTCGTTACGTGTACATGGTTGCTGGTGGTACTGGTTTCACACCAGACGTAAACAAACGATTCCATATCTACGATCTGATCACTGGCGAACCTGTCTATAAAGACAACAACCTAAATGCTGGTCGTATTGCCGCTGCTATGGAAGCCACTGCTGTTCGGTATGAACCAGAAGGCTTAGCCATTGCTATCGGTCAAGATGGTCATCCGGAGTTGTTGGTAGGTATCCTATCAGGAGATCCTTCTAACCGTCGATTCCGTATGTATCAGCTGAATGAAGATCTGCCAGCGTATGTACCGAACCGTAAGACACAGATGACCTCTGGGCTAAACACATTTGCTGAGACTGTGAGTAAGAGCATTACTGTGCCGGTCAACAAAATGAACACGGTGTTGGTAACTGATGCTGACGGTAAGTTCGATGGTCGTCATATCTTCATGCCTTGCTCGATCGTAGAAAACGATACCGATCTGGAAACACAGAAAGGTGCAAGTGAAACGTTTGAATCCGTATTCAAATGGTGGAAACGAATCAGTCGTGGGGGTAGTACTTACACTGACGAATTCAACCTAACTGAGTTGGATACATGGGCATACGACGCTAATACGGATTCCATTCGAAGCACGATCAACTCTGCATCGGTATTAGGTTTCGTGTCTCCTGAGAAATATGAAGACTACGTGTTTGAAGTACAGGTGTCTTCTACGGGTAACGACGATGACTTTGCTGGTGTCATTGCAGCTTATGCCTTGGACAAATCGGATAACACCACACACATCCTCACCGTACAACGTGCGGGTAATGGTCGTGCTCCATTAGTGATCGATAAAGACTTCAATGGATACAACATTGCTCGTTATCCAATCGATGCTGTTCTTGATGGATTGACGTGGACGAACGGTACAGTTGCTACTGGTCCTGGCGTTAACGGTGCGAACGGTTTGTGGCCTGCTGCTAACCCACTGGGTGCACGGATTAAAGTAACACGTCAGAAGAACATCCTCACCGTAGAGACTTCTCAATTCGGTAGCGATGTTTACTTCGAACCAGCTAAGCGTGTCATTGACTTGGCAGCTGATCCACAACTGGCGGTGTTCCTTGGACCACAGTCGTTTGGTTACACAGCTACCTCTCAGCCGAATGCTACATGGAAAGTATTCCAACGACCAGAATCTCGTTTACCAATCATTGATGTTCGTGATTGGTCTAAATGGGTATTCGCTAATAACGCTTGGACGAAAGTCGCAAGTACTAAAGCTAACCTAATCGCTGAAGGACTACTGGCATTGGAGTGGACACACCACAACATGACAACCGGTAAGTTCTACTATGTCGATTCTGAATCGCGGGTATATCGACTGTGAGCATGACTAAACAAGAGATGATCGATTACTCGGTAGCGTGGTTAAAACGCGTTACCGATTTGATCTTAGCTGTTCCTAAAAGGACTGCTGTGTTCTCCACGGATACGAATCCAAAAGGCATGCAGTTCTATGCTGGGATGCCAATGAGTATCTTCAACCTCGCTACTACTGCCGCTGAAGCTACAACGCTTCAGGCAGGCACTGTGGACTACCTAGATACGCGTACGTCTACGTATTGGACCAAAGCTAGTGGTTCGTGGGTATCGACCCCATACGTGGGCGGAAGGGCCTTCCTGCGTAAATACACATTGGTACTTGGACGCAACAACGGTAAAGTCTTTCTGCATGGGGAACCTGGAGCATTACATGCAGTGGATACCACTATTCCAACTCCATAGGTGATTTATGGCTACTAAGGCTTCAATGCTTTCATACATCAACGCTTTCATTACTCGGACGATTAACGCTTTCGCTAGATCGAAGGCGTATCGAGATCAAGTATTGTTCATTGATAACAATGAAGGCGTGTTTTCATTCAAACCGGAGTCTGCTGTTAGTATTCTCCAAATTGCAACAACTGCAAACGAAGTGGCAATAGCGAAACAATCATTAATCAACAACTACCCTAACGGTGGTAATGAACTGATTAATGCTTTCACTCGCCAAATCGAAACGTATGATCCAGATGCAGGGACATGGACAGCTACATCTACTGGATACTTTGATAAAATCCGTCAACGTCGAGTCTACTTCAGTTCGTGGAGCGGACGGGTTCATGTAGCTGACGGTTATGGGGATCTGAAAAGATTCATGACCACAGGACTCACGCAAATTGGCTAAGGTGATAAAATGGCTGCTATGACAAAAGAACAAATGCTTGGTTACATCCAGGCATGGTTCGATAAAATTGAAGAGGGAGGTGTCGGTGCTGGTGGACGATTCCGTTACATTACTGGCAGCGTGCCTGCTAACGGTAGCGTGGTTTATGATGCCCCTGGTATTATTGGATACACGTCAACTACTCACAACATCTATTCCGTAGGGGTTGAACTACGAATGGTTGATCCATTTGTTACCCCTAACCCACCTGTGATTCTTGCAACTGCGGTATTGGACTTTGCTATTGCTGCGGATGGTAAGATCACTATCCGTAATAACCACACGGCTGCTGTAACGTACCACGCACGTATTACAGAACCTGTTAAGAAGTGAGTGAACAATGGCTGAGATTATTACAAGTCTAGATCCAGGGCAATACACTGGTGCACAGACTCTAACCGTTACATTCCCAGCCAATACCCGGAAGGCGATCATTACTCGTGATGATCGTTCTCCTGTGTTGACTGAGATCTTGGCATACGACCGAGGTTATATCCAACCCATTCCGTCTAACCCTGATCCAGCTATTGGTGAAGGACCGATTGTAGATCGTCCATTCCTAGCAGTAACGCAAGACGGTCGTGGCAACGTTATCTACGATGGTGGTTTCCCTAAGTTCTATAACTCACACATCCGCGTAGCGAATGGTGGCACATACCCAGCTACATTGCCAACTACTTTAGCAGGTTTGGCTCCGGCTTGTCGGTATCTGTTAAACGCACTGTCATTTATCGCTAACCCACGGAAAGTTGCTCAAGGTAACCGTAAGATCTTGTTCCTGAACAACACCACACGAACAGGGCAATACAACATCTTAAAGTCGCATTACAATCCTGATCCACAGCAGAACAATGCTGGCGATGATGGATTCCGCGATACGTTTGATGCGGTATGTAATATCGGTGGTTGGATTCCAACATACTTCGATGCTACTCACCAAGGGAATGCACCTATTGATGTTTCCCTGGCGACCATGGAACAATACAGTGCTATTGTTTTCCTAGCTAGCCGTGGCGAGAACCAGGCAGGTCAGCATTGGATCACCGCTAACTGTACTTCTAACATTGCTCAGTTCCGTGCAGCCGGTAGCGGTGTAGCCATCATTACTGACCACTGTAGCGATAACTACAATAACCTACAAGATGCTATTGATCGCGGTGCTATTTTCGGTGGTGATGCAACTCAAGTAGCCCAGCATTTCGGTGCTTACTTTTCTGGTGACGTTGGACGAAGTTCTGTGTTGGTTAGTGAGATCCGTAGACAGATCGGTTTGCCAGGTCCACCTGCAGACCACCCACTATTGGCTGGCATGGCTGATTCGGATTACATCTTTGCTGGTGGGTCGGAATCTTTGATCGTACCAGAACTTTACCCAGCTGACCAAGTCAATCCAGATCAACCCTACACGCTCAACATGTCTACTGCTGGCACTTACCGAGTTAACGTTTTGATTCAGTTGGATGACGGTACAATCATTACCCGTCCATTGAAGTACATCATCATTAACCCTAGTGACGTAAACCTACGGGACAGTTTCAATAACATCGTAGGTAATTCGTATAGCACGTACATGGGTAGCGTTGAATACAATGTGGATGGGACGTCGTCAACCCAAACGTTGTTAGGTAAGATCGAAGTAAATGGTGTATTGGCTGCTTTCTTCCGAGCTACTCCAAATGGCTCAGGTGGTTGGTCAACCGTGTACTATCCATTCGGTGGTGTAGGTTCAGCTGTTCCTATCAAATCGGGGCAGACCATGAAATTCACCATTACTGATCCGTTTGAATACACGATCAGTCGAGTGGTAACGATTCCTGATCCTGCACCATACTTGGCTGAGTCGGGTAGTATTCCGATGTTTGCTAAGAAACTCATTACTCATCCGTACTTCTCAGGTAAAACAGCTACTGTTGCTATTGCTGATATTCTGAACTTTGTTAGCAAGTACTACGCCAAAGCTAAAGACTTAGGTCTGGCTGCACAATCGCATTGGTGGCGAACGATGGGTAAAGCACGGATTCCATTTACGACTGCTGAATTGAATCCGGCTAACCTACGTGTATACACCAACAACGCTGCTTGGGTTGCGGGTAAGCCTACATTCGGCAACATCGGTGATGCAGTAGTTATTGCTGATACCAACATCGTTCATTATTGGGATGACATTCCCATGGTGTGGCGACAACACACGGCTAAGGCAGATGTTATCCTTACCCTAGGTCGTAAAGTGAATAACACACTTGATGGCACTAAGTGGGTAGTTAACGCTACAAACACTACCAAGGTATAACGGCATATTGCCTCTCCCTAGGGAGAGGTATTTATGTCATTTCAAACTGCGCTGTTGATCGAACAACAGAATCGTATTGTGGGTAAGCACAACATGGAACCGAGTCTTAGCTAGCGATGCCGTTAGCATGGCTACAGCAGTACGATGATCGATAATCTCTTCCGTAGCAGGTACTTCCGTATTACCGAGCTTAGCATTACCTTTCGAAGTAGGTCGTTGCCGCAGTCGCCACTTACGATCCGTACGAATGTTGTCTTGCTGTGCCTTACGGAACATCAATACTAATTCTTCAGCTAGTGAATCAATGTTCTCCAGCATAGCGTCAGCAGAGGTCAGGTGGAAAGCAACACGAGCTAATTCTACATGGGTAGAGTTATTGTCGATGACTTCACGCACAGATGGATCGAAGTCTAATGCACGCAGTACGATTGTAACTTGATCTTTGTTACGGAGAATCTCAACGGTACGGATAAAGTCAGTCATACCAAACTGACGTTCTACTGCTGTCATCTCATCAGCAATAGTGTCGAGTTCTTCTTGATCTGCTGGTCCCGAATGTCGAGAGAAAGCGAACATCAAATCAGCTAAGGTGGAATGTGGGTACGAGGTAGACATCAGTAACCGTAGCAAAGTCTCAGGACGATTCTTTCGGTTAGGTCGAGAGGTCATGCGGTTGTAGTTGTTAGACATGGTAAGGTTCCATAGTGGTTAGTCCAACCCTTCCTTTTTCAGGAATGAGTCACGAATAGCACGCGCATCAAAAAGGGCGTTGTGTAAAATCTTTGACTTCTTAGCGGATAGATCTCGGTCGACAATAAATGTCAATGGTTGGATCTTAATCCAATCACCCTCGCCCAAGTCTAGAGCGCGGCTGAAGTATGCTGTGTCATTAATGTGGTCCGAATAGATCGTCATGCCTGGGAACTGATCAACAAAAGTTTTCAGCTTGGCATTGAATTGCTCGGTTGTGATTGGTGCTTTCTGAAGGATTGGAATAACGTTCGCCTTTACCCACTCGTCTGTAACTAGAGAGTGCGGTAAGACTTCGTAGAACTCACGTTGTCCATCTTCACTTACCAGCCCAACAGAAATGAGAGTGCGAGTTGCATCTTCAAACTCGCAATCGAGGAAAAAGTTCATGATTGTTTTCTCTTGATTGAATACATACCTATTGGGCAAAATAAACCCTCCCCGAAGGGAGGGCTATTTCATTGTGCTAACAAATTTTTAAGGATCTGACATCCCGCTAACACCTTGCCTCGAGTGCTACGTGTATAGATATTGTACTTCTCGCCAACTTTCTTAGGGTTGTTGCTGGCTAGCATTTTATCTAAAACGTACTCGTCCATTTTGAGGTTGTTCAATACAAACAACGCTACCTCGTGGTCCCACTTACGACTCACCACCGTACTTGCACGAATGTATCGAACTGCTAGATCGTGATCGAAACCAAGAGCTTTCAGCCAAGTCATTCGTCCTTCCATGTAGATAATGCGAGTCCTAGCATTTGATGGTACGGCAACGATCAAACCACAACCTGGGTGGCGTGAGTCACCGATGGCGCGAAGGTTCCAATCGCCCAACATCCTCGGCATAACCGACATATCGTCTTGCCGACCATAATAACCGATCCCGCAGCCCGTTTTGACCTGCGCATCAATTTCCTGAACCGTGTTATATGAGATTACCATAACCCCCTCCTTATTGGGGATACTACTATGCTACATGAGATTGAACAGGATTAACCAATCATGTAAATAGAAGGAGTCCTGTATGATACCAAAACCCGAGTCATGGTTTAAAAGAAATCTACCTATGGTAGCAGCTACTGTCGCATTAATAGGTGGAGCTTTCGTAGTAAAGAATCTCTCAGATCAAATAGCTGATCTGGAAGAACGACTAAACAATTCTACTGAGTGGTTGTTAGATGAAGTCATTGCTGTCGGAGACGAAGTTAAAGATATTCGTGATGAACTAGACAATCAATGAAAAAAAAAATAAGGTGAATGCCAGCCCCGAAGGGCTGGCTTTATGTTGTTACAGTCGGCATTCTTTGAACCGCTCGAACAACACGTCGAGTTCTTTTGCTACCTCGGCTTTGATGTGATCCGAGTAATGCGATGCATTAAGTTCCACCAGGCACTGGCCGTAAACCACAGCCGAGATGCCTTCTTCCCACAGTTGCTGCTTGTTTTCTTTTTCATGCAGTACATCCATTGTGAGGGTCACAATGGCGTACTCGACCTTCTGATAGTAGCGACCATCCAGAAGGGCGATGATATCTTTTTCTTGCCGCTTAGCATTATTGAGCATCACCACATCTTTTTCCATATCCTTGATGCTTTTGATAGCGATGCCAACCACAACGCCAACAGCCAGGGTGAAACCGGTTTTGATGAACGACATGTGCAGCTCCTTAAATTCAGGGGGATGTATTCACGATTGTTATATAGGGCTTTGATAGTTTTAAATAAAAGAAAATACGGCATAAGGCTCTCCCGAAGGAGAGCCATTATATCGTTACAACGCTCTGCGATGAGATTCGAAGTTATCTCGATGTTTATCGAGCAACTTTATTTGGTGATTAACCCATGGATCCAGTGAAATCGGATTAGGGTCCTTCGCTGTCACGTGTACGCACTCATCAGGGAATACCGGATTCGATGTACTGCCGTCTTCCCAGACAATGTGCAAAGACATTTCGAATTGGCGACCATATGCACGTACGGAAATCTTTTCGATTGTTCCTTTCTTACCGTGCAATCTAGTCACCCAATTTTCTTCGGTCGACAACAACGGGAACGGTACTTCAGACAACTTCATGCTTACTCCTTATTCAGCCAACAAAGGTAGTTCCATTGCCAACAGAACTACCCACAGGACTTTACAACCAATGTGCAGCAATTGATCAGTGTTAAAGCCAATCTTTCCATCGCACTTGAGGTAATCGATTACTGAGTGACACACGAACTCAGCCACGGCCAACACAAAGGAACCTGTTACTACGTACACGGGCAGAGCATGCATCAAGCCGTGTGATGGTAGTACCCACTTCCAGAACACTCGACCCAAATCAGTTGTGTGGTTTTTAGCAGTTGCAATGAAATCGTTTTGCATCGCATAATCCGCAACAGCGTGACCGATGCACAACAAGAAGAAGAGTTCGAAGTAAGGGACTAGCGAGAGGAAGGTTTCCATTGTGGTACTCAGAGAGGGGTCTTTGGATTAATGCCGACGATTTGTTGTTCAGGGTTATAGCAGAAAAACTTATCGCAATTCACAGTCATGACTGTAGAAATGTAACGCTTGAGTTCAGTAAAGGGCATCACACGTCCCATGTATTCGCAGTCCAAAGCTGGATTGCAATGCACGTAGTAAACGCCCTCAGCTTGCTCTTCAGGGATGTATTCGCCATCAGGTACGTCATTGTACTCTGGCAAGATCTTAACGCCACGAATGGGGTAAGAACTCGCTCTAGGGCCATTGCCGTACTTAACCGCGGTAGTCTCACCGGATAACGTAGCCAAGTAAAATCCTTTTGGGATATACCAGTACGAGACTTCGTTGGATTCGGTGTACCCTCGAGATTCCCCATAGTTCGTTTGGCAGATTGTACCTATACAAACTACTTCATCGTAGAGGCGAACGTTAAATGCCTCGGTTACATCACCTGATGTAGTGGTTACACCAACTTCTCCTTCCTCAGGATAATTAGCCCAGCCACAGAAACCATATTGTACCTTTTCGTTGTACGTGCAATGTGCAAGCTTCGGCACGAACTTCGAATAGAACACAGGAACCCCAACATAACGCAGAGGTTCAGCAGCATACGACACTGCGCAGATGAACAGCATTGCAATCAGAGCGAGTACGCGCATCATTCAGCCTTAACCAGTTTAGTGTTACCTTCAACACGGATCACTTGGAATGCCTCGATCCGACCATTCTTACGGCAACCACAAACGTTACCGTCTTCCACACAGAACCAATTGGTAATAGCACTGGCTACTTCCAAATATTCTTCAGCATCATTGATCTTGATGATACCTGGGATGTCTTCATCGAGTGATTGCAGTTCCACTACGATGGTATTTGTTTGCATGCCGTTAGCCAACCGGGCAATGCGACGTTTCTTCCGATCTTTGAATACGAATCCGTGATCACCGATCGTCAGGTCAACGACAGAACCGTTACCGAAGTTACCAGCACCCATCCCCATTGCATTAACACGAAGGATAACTTCTTCCAGTGTCTTCAACCGTTCACATTTGAATACGATCATAATGCCAGTTCCCCAGGGTTAGCTACACCAATAGATTTCTTTTTATGCCGGAAGGTCATCAAGTAGACTTCCTTAGCATGTGAGTTCATTGTCTTGAGAGGTGGAGTGAACAATTTCCACCCAATGCCTTCCATGTAATCGTAGAACGATGCCAATGGTGGATAAGACATCGACAATGACGCGTATCGTCCTCTTAGGTTCATTACATAACCAGCGCCAGTTAAGCCACCACCGACATGGGTATCGCGTTTCAGAATCAAATGTTTCGACATCACAACCTCACGAAATAAAGCAGCCCCGAAGGGCTGCCATTATTCTGTTTCAACTTTGACTGTGCGCAGCAAGCAGTAATACTTACGGAACTTAGCCTGTGAAATAGTAAACCGATCAGCTCGTTCTTCTTTAGCGAAGGCGAGTTGTACATCCCGGTTAGTGACCTTCTCCAGCGTAACTAGAGTTTCACGATTGTTCTTCTTGGTACTGAAGGTACGGTTGAGGAATTCGTTAAGGTCTCCTAGTTCAGTGGCAGGTACGTGAATGGTTTTCTTACTGACTTGCATTGGTTATCCTTGTTATTCGGCTACAGCTTCAGCAGTTTCGGCTGGGGTGTTTTGACGTTCACGGATGAGATCCATCTGGTGACCGTAGTGGAAGATGCTGTGCATGTTGGTACGCAGTTGTGCACGGTTCTGACCGAGGAACAGACCAGGATCTTGGATCTGGTTGAAGATCGACAGTACATAGGATCGTGCGACTGGCAGGTAACGTTCAACTTGTTCTGAGTCATGGTTGAACAGAGCAGGTACTAGGTTCTCAGCCAGGAAACCTTCAACAGCTTCTTCCAGGTTGAAAGGTGCTTCTTCTTTCACTGGCTCAGCGGCAACACCACCATCCAGTTCGCGGAGCTCTTCTGGGATCTCGATCCCTTGTTCAGCAGCCGCAGTAGCTTCTTCACGTTTTGCTTCTTGCTCAGCGAATTCACGGGCTTGTTCTTTTGCTTGTTTCAGTTGAGCTTCGATACGCTCGACGATGTGATCGGCCAGTTCATCTGGAGACTTGGTAGCGTCGAGGGTAATGCTGGCAGGATGTTTCTGGAACATCTTGTAAGCATTCGAAGTTGCTTGCAGTTCTTCTGGAGTACGGGACTCGTAGAAGTCCAGTTCACGGTCAGTCAGACGAGCTTTACGAACAGCTTCGTCTTCGATATCCAGGATTACGCTGACTGGTTCGATGACGGTGCTACCGATGTACGGCATGGTATCCATGAACAGTTGATAGAGTTCAGGATTGGTTTCCATGTACGGCATCACGTTCAGTGCCAGAGTCGACATGAAGAAGCGCTCGCACAGAACAACTTTACCAGCGTACAGTGCTGGGAGAATAACTTTCTCGATGTGTTCTTTGCGGTAAGCTTGGTGCAGCAGGATGTGTGTAACGTGCTCCAGTGGTTGCTCGCGTTTCAGCAGCAGTTGTTGACGCAGAACTTCGCCGAGTTCGGTACCACCTGGTTCACGGGTATGGACGAATTCAATACCTTTGGCAGTCAGCTTTTGAACTACCTTTTTTGCTACGGTGCCTTTGCCAGTACCTTCATCACCTTCCAGGACAAAGAAAGGAGCGACGAATTGAACATCTTGAGTCATCTATTTACAGCCTCTTGAATAAAAAAGAATTGAGCATTGGGTCCCGAAGGACCCAAGCTTTGCAGCGGTGTTCCTATTCCATTATAGGAATCAGTATTTTTCCATAGCGCCACCGACCATGCGGTGACGACCATTCTTGGTTTCAGGCTTCTTGTAGCTCAGCGCCGACTTGTTGTAGTCAGGGAAGGCACGCTTGACGTTGTCACGCAGGAGGTAAAGAACTTGTGCATCTTCGATGCTACGGGACTTACTCAGCATCGAACCAAAACGATCGGTACCGTTGTAGACGAGTTTATCACGTCCGTTGTAGTAAGCGTACAGGGAAGTAGAGCCCAGTTTGATTTCGAGTTCGATAGCACCGCTCTTACGAACTTGTGCACGAATCTCACGACCGTGTACTGCGACGTTACGTACGACGTTACCAGAACTACCAGTGGTAACACGCCACAGGTGTTGACGCAGTTTCAGCAGCAGCTTTTCAACAGACAGGTTTTTGCAAGAACTCATTGTGTTTCCTTACTTAACTAATCCGAACGGGTGGTACCCATTCGGCTCGAGGTTCGGTATAACCAGGAAAATTGTGTTTGAGGGCTTTACGCAGGTACTTCAATACCGCAGGTTGAGACAGCTTTAGGGAACGGGTAATTCCCAAAAAGGTCTCTCGACGCGTACCTTCCATCATAACCTTATCGCCATTGATGCGAACATCCAGGAGATAAGGATCGGTTTCGTAGAACCCACGCCCAGCTACGCATACCCGTACCCAACCACGCTTGGACACTTCAACATGCAGTGTATGGGTATGTCTTTCTAAGTGGCGTGTCACTCGCCCATCGGTGCGGGAGCTCTCATGTCGCAGGTAATTGCGCAAGAGTGTAAGGTTCTTTATGAGTGCCTTTTCCGTCAACGTTAAAGCCTGTGGTGATGTTTTCTTCGCCATCTTTACATCTTCCTACTTGACAAGCGATGTTCCATGGACGACCCGGTGCAGAGATCATCACATGTCCACCATTCCAATGTACGATTACTTCAAGAGGTGCGCCAATCGGCACATGGAAGTGTGCATGGTAAACGTTACCATAGATTCGTTTAAGCGGGAACTGACCAGGCAGCTTAAATGGTTCGTACCCGTCTTTACGCGAATAGATGTAAACATCCCACACATACAACGGTTGTTCTTTATGCGCTACATGAACCTTGGTGATGCCATGAGAACGTCGAGCAAGTATAGCCTGTTTGCGCTTTAACTGTGCCTCAGTCACCAGTGCCAAACATTCAATAGCATCACGTTGGAGCAACAGCTTCTCGCGAAAACCGTTACTCACTTGCTTTTGTACGCTTGGTAACAACAACCTGCACGAGGTTGCCATGGCTGATGCGTTTAGCTACACGCTCGGCTGCATCGATGCTGTGGTTGTCACAGTTCATGATGATTGCACCGTGTTTGTCTACGAACAGCTTAAATGGACGTGCTTCTTGAAACATGGGAAGTTCCTTAGAAATCGAGTTTATTGAATTCTGGATGCTCTTGACGCCAACCGCCGCGTGCTTGCCATGCGCGGTGTTCACGCTCAAGTTTGTCGTGGTATTCTTTATCCTTAGCCTGTTTGTAAGCCAGCGCGTTCCGGTAGACAAAGCTGTTAACAATCGGACCAGTAACACGTACAGCTACAATACAGGTCTTTACCAAACGCGATACAAGATCCAGCTGTGGTTTACGATGACCTTCCGGTAGAGGTGCAAATACTGGTATAAGTCGATCCACCTTGTAACGCACAGGCATGGATGAGTATGACATCTTCAGATCAGGATAACGGTAGAGGTTGTACCAGATACCGTGGCCTTCGGGAAGCATATTCTGTTCTTGCTTGAGGACATGTTGAATATGGAAAGATGCGCGTTGACGATCCATCCCACTGATATCTGGCAACTTCATTACGAATCCTTACGAGTTGATGTTTGCGAACTGGTCACCCAGGTACGACAGCACACGCTTCACGTCTGCGGTCTTGTGTTTGGTTTCAACTGCCACTACGGTGTGGTCTTTTGCATCACGGTTGAACAGCACGCTGACGCTGGTGGAATTGCCTTGCTGATAGTTGAAGCCAACTTCCACTGCATCTGGATTGGCCTTGAAGTGATCGACTGCCAGTTCGCCACCAACATAAATCATACCACCCAGCAGCTTGGCGTCTTCTTTCTCGATCTTACCGTAGGTTTCAGCCGAAACACCCAGCGGATCGAGGACCAGCACTTGACGAATGTCAGCTGGGATCGTGTACAGGCCAGCGTCGTTGATCGAAATCTTGGCGCGCAGGTCGTTCTTCTCGGCGTAAGATACAGCTTGAATCTTGGATACATCGGACATTACAGGTATTTCCCTTTTGTGGATTGCAGTACAGTTATATAGATCTGAGTTTGTTTCTACTTGCCGATGTACGGATAGCCGACAATATCAGCTACCTTATCGATCTTTTCCAACCACTCTGGATCGGTGAGCTGATTGGAGTTTTGGTACACGATGCCATTTTCCAGCTTGATGAGTTCGATACCGATACGGCTACTGTGTGCAGCGTATTTATCGGTGAGTTCATCATAGCCAACGCGATAGCCTCGGTTAATACCGATTACCAGTTCGTCGAGCTCGACAGAAACCCACATGCGGCGTTCGTGTGAAAGCCCATGAGTTTGGATCTTACAATCGCAACCGAAGACTTCTTTGACGACTTGCTTGAAGTAGTTACGGCGTGCTGCGAATGGACCGGTTAGGTTCATGTTGTTCAGCACGTGAATCAACCACGAGGCACGATCGATACGATCGCGTGGATTACCGATCTTTTCATCAGTAATTGCCTGGATTTCCAGGTCGTATTCCTTATGGGATGGATTGATACGCAGATCAGGAATAGACTGTTGCATTTTGATTCCTTAGATAGTGCGGAGGTTAACGGAGATTTCGAGGACAGTGTCGCTGGCTGTTGCTGTGGGGGTAACAGTATACCCTTTATCCACTAACGAATTCTTCAACAACTTGCGAATTACTTGTTGTACACCTTTAGCCAGGTGGCTGTCAGAATAACTGAACGTCATTACTGGATCTTTATTGTCATCGATATCGAAAGTCCAGCTATTGGCATCAACGAGTTTGGCGAAAAGATCCCGGCGAACTTGGTTGTAGTCTGCCACACCTTGTACACCTAAGAGCGTATGCAACAAACCTTCGGCTGTACCGAAGTTAGAACTACGCTGGCCAGTGCCGGAAGAGTATTGGGTTTGCTGACCAAAACCAGGACGAATCATTTGTGGATCATGCCACTGGAACAACCCAGGCATACCAGGGCCAGGATGGAATGGCGAATCCCCAGGCCTCATCCAACCGGGATGGACGTTAATTGGTGTACCACATACATGTTGACGAACCAGTCCACGACCCTGGTTATAGCTGTTCAATACAGCGCCTGCGGGCTGCGCACCACCTGGGAAATGAATTAGACCCATCGGGTCATAGAACACGAAGTCACCATAGCTGCACATCTCGGTAATCGAGAACATGCGATTCATATTGGAACGACGGAGATCATCTGGAGTCCAGTTACGACCTTCCATACCCCAGATGTGCCAGATGCCTTTGTTGGTTTCCACGTCCATACAGACCATGTGGTGCAACGTGGCATGACCATCGAAATACGTATCGTATTTGAAGTTATAACCTTCATAGTTCACGGCACGTTTAGCACGCAAAAGTTGGAAGGCTTCGATAACGTTCATTACATTAAAATTAGATTGCATCTGTATCTGACCATGCTAGTTAATATCAATGTAGTAATATAGATCTGAGATTTTATTAAAACATCATAAGAGTTCCCCGAAGGGAACTCACGTATGTCCGTAAAGTCCTTGCAGTGACATCCAACGTCCGTTAGTCCAAACCCAGTAAACATCCCGTACTTGGTAACCTTCTCCTTCCTTTGGATCCTTTGGTAGATCCGCAGTAGAAATCAAAGTACGCATACCGCCTTTAGCGACTGGTTCGTTGTCTTCCCAAATCGTAGCCCCCTGTGGATCTAACGGTTTGTTTACGAGTTGATCTTTCTCTTCTTCGGTGTAATGTACTTGTTCGTTTGATGCTAGCCATCTAGATAATGATCGGTTCATGTGGTGATCTCCTTAACACATCATAAAGGCTATCCCGAAGGATAGCCGATAAGATTAATCGCGGATCAGTTGAACTGCCAGTTCGATAACCAGTTGTTCTTGGGACTTGCTCAAGCCCAGTTCTTTCTCGCGGATAGCGCGCAGAACTGCAGCCTTCTTCTTCATGAAGCCTTCACCGGATTCTTCAGCTACACGGGCAGCTTCTGTGATGGAGTAGGCAACCTGGTAGTTATCACCGACCAGGCTGAGGAGCAGGGCAGACGTTACTTGGTTAGAGCCAGCACGGGCACGGGCGCGCAGGGTGTCATGGAAGAAAGTTTCCAGGCGGCTAGCGCCAACCATAAGACTCAGTGGTTGTTCACGTAGTGCGGTGGCGTGTTCATCTTCAACGGTTTTACGGGTCAGGTCAACGACTTCACCTTTGATAGCAGCCAGAGCATCGGTGCCCAGCAGTTTCAGACCGAGGTTTTGCAGGAAGGACAGTTTAGACATTGCAGAATTCCACTTGAGGTTTTTGGGAAGGACACGATAGTGTCTACATTAGATCACTACCGCGAGTATTCTTTTCCATTAGAACCGATCAGTAGAAGCCGCGAATGCAGCGATAGTTCGAGCAACATCACCATCCAATACCCATGACATGAAGTTAGACGGACTACGCCAGGATTGGAATGCTTGAACTTGTTTAGCAATGTTCAGGTTCAGTCGTTTGCCAGCGTAATAGAAATCTGCCCAGGATTGAGAAGTCAACGTAGCGGTGTAATCGTTGAACAACGATTGTTCATCCCACACTGCACCGTTGGTTAAAGCAGTAACCGTATTCAGTGTAGATTCACCAACCATCTCAGCAGCCGTAGCAGCTGCACCACGAACAGCTGTACCCAACCACGATGCCGAAGCAAAGCCAGCTTTCAATGGAATGTGCATGATCTTCGACAAGTCTTTCACGGAGATCTGAACTTCACAGTTTAACATTTCGTTATCTGCGTTCCAACCTACGTGACCAGTACCTCGACGGATTGTCAACGAATCGATAATCGCGAGTTGCTTTTGGTTACGACCTTGGTGGAACAACTGACAGATAAATGGAGCAGTGTATGCAGAGCGACCAGCTGAACGCGGTAGCGCCATTGGCAGGATCATAGCCAGCGGTAGATAGATGTTCAAGAACCTCGACATCTTGTTACCATGAGCACACACGAGAGGAATCGTGTAAGATGCCGTTGGCAGAGAAGCCATTGAGGATTCCCAGTATTCCGGTACGTCAACGAATGCAGAGCCTGCCAGTGTTGCAAGACCTGACATGTTCACCATGTCGAGTGCACCACCTACAAAACTCGATACCGCTTGGAATGCACCACCGATAAGATCTGTGACGTTACCTTGCATGAAGTTGAACTGAGCTGCACGACCTTCCGTTACTTTCGTGTTCAGTGTTTGAGCAACACCTACCGACGTAGTGGACGATGTAAAGGATTCCGATTGTTCTCCGTTAAAGTCTGCACGCAATGTGACGAACTGCATGCCATCTCGTTGTGCACCCGTAATGAAGTTGTAGACCTTCGACAGATCACCCCATTCACTAAACTTCTCAGAGTCGATGACTGCTGATTCCCCTACTGGGTCAGCTTCCAGGTATTTAAGGAAGTATTCACGAGTCGACATGTTTGGTGTCGGGTCTTTGTAATACTTCGATAGCTCCGTGTTCATACCTGCACGGAGTTCTTGAATGTTCCGTGCTTTCTCAGCCATAGCTTCCCAAGCCTTACGAGCTTCGTCAGCTTTACGTTGAGCACGACCCGCTAGAGCCATTACGTCAACACCCCCATTCGGAGTAAACAAACCTGGCATCAATGTGTGCCAACGCTTCATGTCTTCTACTGTTACGGTCTGACCAGGATCTGCCATCTGGGATTGGGAATCTGGAT